CGAAGAGGCCACCGAACAAACCATTACCACAGCCGCCGTTACCAAGTAACCAGCCTGCGGTACCAATATTGAACTAAATATAAATATATTTCGCGCAAAATATATATGTAATAGGACTACTGCCCGTAAGCAGTAGCCCAATATTACTCTAATCAACTTTCACTAACTCTTATAAATACTACTTAATTATAGTAATTGCCCTAAACTATAAATTAAGCTTCAAGGATACTTTTAATAGTAGTATCCAACTTGGATGCAACAGTTCCAAGTTCCAGAGACCCCCCAGTTCCAGCTTGCTCAGATTCACAAAGAATCATAAGCTGTTTCTCCGAAGCCTGAGGCGAAGTAGCCTCCCCTCTGTAGAAGAATGCGAGATCTATAGTATCATAACCCTTAGTTGGATCTACCATATACTTGGTAGTAATATTCAACGGGTAGTTATTCATACGATAGAAATCACCAATTTCACCGTGATAGAAGTACTCTAGGTCAGCGGCAACTTTACCATTACCATGGCCAAGCGAACCACCTACAGTCTTTGTAAAGACCCCCTTATCTACATCCGAAGTGTCAATCCAATCAAACGACTCAAAGTTCGTATTACCAGTCGATGAAATCGAGAGAACAGGGTTGGGATAGATGTCGAAGTTATAAGGACGAAGCTGTACTTTACCAACAATCCAAGGTTTCAGGTTATCAGCAACTTCCTTGATAACAATAGTATCTGCAGTACCACCAGTTTCACCTACGGCCTCAAGAACAGGCCAGTCCAACTTATTGTACTTCTTACCAGATACACCATACATCTTATTAATCTGCTCTGCAAGACCATCAGTAAGTTCCTTCGAAAGAGCAGTTGCATCAGTAGCCGAACTCGTAGTAAATGAAACAACCCCTACCATCTGATCTTCCTGCGAACCAGACATAACCTCACGGATCATAACACGAAGGCTATACTCAGTATTAGGAGCAAGCTCCTCCTTGTCAACCTTGATCGTTACAGTACGTTGCGAGCCTACTTTATAGGGCCTAGCTGCATACTGACGAATCTTGGCCTTCTCGATAATATCAGAGCGCATCTTAAGACCATCAGCATTCTTATACGTGATGTAAAATTTCTCAGCACCAGCAGTAGCAGTAATACCTGTAGCTACATCAATGACATCTACATCACTTGCAGCTTTAGCAGTGATAACCTGCCGTACAGCATTTTCACTAAAATTTGCCATATTATAACATTAATTAAAATTATTCAACTCTGCGATTCAGAGCAATTTGTGTATTCAAACTATTCTCCTTATAGTCGCGTGTAGCTAATTCTACAGCACGATTTATAATCAACTCCCATAGGGTGGGAGAGATCTTATCTCCTAATTGAGCTGCTGTATCCTTATCAACATTTGCCCTACGCTCTCCCATAATAGAGAGGTCTCCAATACTAATCCATTCTGATGAATCTAAGTCTACTAGTATAATAGGCTCAGGTTCTTTCATGTAAGTATAAATGTATTGAAACTCTTTGGATACAAGATCTTCATTAGATATTAATGTGACTTGACGTACCGTTGTATCTTCATTGGTAGTCTCGTCAACACGCCATACTCTTAAATCTGAAGGTCTCCTAAAAGGATTCCTCATAAGCCTATAGGCTTCATCAATATCAACAGGTTTAACTACTATATTACGAGTTTTTAAAGTAGGATCATTAGGACCTTTAATACGCTCAGCTAATAGCTGAAGTACGTTAGCATCTAAGTCTATAACATAGGAATTAAGCCCCTCAATCTGATTGGGAATAAACTGTGAAATAACAGCTGTTCCTGTAAGAATATAACGTGGAAGGAGCGATTTAACAGCTTCAGTACTGTCGATGGTATCACCACCCATAGTACCGTTATAATAGCTTGAAACAACCTCTCTATGCGCTTGAGTTAAGAATAATGATATTTCATACTCATTAAGACCTGGTGCAGCTGCACTTAAGATATTATCATAATGTAGATTAAATTTCTGAATCAGTTCCGCTGCAGTCATAATGTAAATTATTTCTTAGAAGCTTTGATCTTAGCCTCAAGCATTAACTTATACTCTTGATTCTTGACAGCATTGATATACCTTGCAGCATTAGTGATATTCGGATCATCCATACCTTCACAAAGCGGAGTATTGTCAGCCTTGTAGTAAAGATCACCACGCTTCTTAATAAGTCCTGCACTAATAGCATCCTTAATCATTACCTTGGTCTCAAGGTAGGGATCTTGTAGAATCTGTACAAAGAGCTTAGGATTGCTCTGCATATTCTTAAATGCCTGAGCCTGTAGCCACTCAAGAGTACTCGTCTCTGAAACAGGTTTACCTTCAAGAGTCTCAACTACGAGACGTAGTACAGGTTTATTCTCAAGGAATTTACCAAGCTCAAAGGATGCCTGCATAGCTACATTCATCTCCTTATTAAGAGTCTTGACTTCCTCACCCTCACGGATAAGAACATATCTATAAGTCTCCTTAGGAGCATTTTTTAAAACATCCAAACTCGGTGCAATAGTACTCGAATTAGCTAGCAGAATCTTATACTTAATATAACCATCAGGTGTGGAAAGATCAAGGATTGTATCCATCTTACCAAGTCTTACAATAGCATTGTCAGACTCCCAGTAATTATCCTCCTTACGATAGATTGATAGTGCATTATCTTCAAGACCCATAGCCATTTCTAAGAACTTCTTCTCAGCCTTTGTGAGAGCATTCTTATATGAACCCGACATCAGAAGCGGTAGCGTATAGATTTTAACTGCGGTTTCAGCCATACCTCCATAGAGAGCGTGAGAGGGCTTGTCAATATTACCAGTAGGTTTGAGAATACACCTTACAATAACTTTCTCATTCCTGAGACAGTTAACTAAAGGCTCTGCTTCCCCTACAGTAGCAGCACTTTTCTTATCAACCTTCGAACCCTTAGTATTCTTAGGTACTTCAACTTTTACCTCATCAACAAAGGTGTCAATATCAATATCACCAATATTGCTAAAATTTTCCATAAACTTCTCCCTTAAATTAAAATGAAGGTAAGTGGGATATTACTCCCACCTACCTATTAATAGTATTTATGACTACTCCGTCAGAATATTAGGAATGATACTCATCGTACGAGTCGGGTCAAGGATAAATACACCCAGGGTAGCCATCTTGTGAATCTGAGCCGAATCCTCAGGATACGACATGTACGGATTGTTCATGCCACCTGTGAACGGGTTTCTCAATCCCCACATATAACCCCGATATTCCTCTTTACCGCGGACCTTAGCCAGCTGAATATTCGGTTCCTCCGTAGTACCAATGCTCAGAATATCGTAACGATACGATTCTGCAACACCACCATTCGGGTGCATAATCTTGTTACGTACCTGATCGTCGTACAAAGGATTAACCTCAATCTTAATGGTTACACCATTAGGGGCCTTATACTCTACGAACTGGAAGCCAGCGCTAAGTGCATTGTCATGCAGCTTGCTCGACGTCTTCGAGATAATAGCAGGGTTAGCTGCATTACCACCAAGATACTGGAATACCGTCCAGCCCGATACTACATCAAGAACAGCTTTGTGGAACTGCACAGCACCACGCGAACCAGTCTCGATGATGAACGTACGATCCGAATAATCCAGCTTCGACTCAGACAGCTCAAACAGTGCATCCTCCAGAGTCTTCAAACTAAACTTCGTATAGTACCGAGTATTACCTACCGACATCTGAGCGCGGATACCATCACCCATCTTGATGACATTACCTGACTTACCAAAGTTCAGATATTCACCATTCTTATTACGGTTCGAGCGACCAAACATTATAATGTTCGACTTGTACTCCGAGAAGGTTTCCTCAACCTTATAGTCTACATGGTGCATCCACGTATTAGCAACCTGCTTCTGACCAGCCTTATCAACGAAAGGAATACCAACTGCAAGTTTCTTATCAAGGATATTTCCAGGTACTTTAGTCTGAATACGAATGTGCGACCATTCATTACGCATTGCAGTAGCACTAGTGTAACGAACATCACCAACTTCCAGCGACATCGTATCTTCAACAGGAGCATACTCCCAGCTGAATCTCTTGCCAGCAGACAACTGCGAGTAAGGCATACCATCAAGAATACCACCCATCAGCTCAACCGTATAGACTGCATTCGAGCCTTCCATACGAGGCTGGCCAAGAATACGCAGCGGATAAACTTCATTAAGTTCACCTACGATTACCTCACCATCTGCAAACCAATCTTCACCGAATACAAGTTTGAACGGAGCACCATTCTCTCCTGCATTACCAGATTCGATAGGAGTGTCATTCATATCACGAGCCTCAATCAGCGGAATGTTTCGCCGCGAGCTACCAATCACATCCCACGTATATTCATCATCAGTCTCGAAATACTTCGTGGGGAACTGCTGCAGATAACTATCAAGACACTTGCCACGATGCTGAGCCAGCATCTGAACCATAATGTTCGTCGCCTTCTGAGGTGCACGACCAAAAATTGCCCCGATATGGTTATCCCTAGTTAGGCCCTTCCACGAGGTAAAGGCCTTCATTTGAAATTTACCTAATTGCATAATTTATTGAAATTTAATTACCAAGATGAGCCAATTGCATCAACGATGTCAAAGGAGTCTTCCTCTGGCTTTTGATTGAAATCGACGCTACCATCATCCATTCTTCTTGTATTATTCAAGGTGTGCTCTAATTCTCTTATAGCACTCTTTTTAGCAGTCTTTAACTTCTGGTTAACAAGCTTATCAATATTCTTAAATCCATCAGTTATAGTATACATAAGAGATAAGTAATAGTGAGCATCCAAGTTATTATCTCTAATATACTTCTGTATAGGTGTTAGTAACTCACCCTCCTCACTCTTATACGTTGCTTTAGTCATATTATTAAATACTTTCTCTCGTGTCATCTTATCTAAAGATAGCCCATCAAAAGGTTTATCAGTATTTAATACTCTTTCCTTGAATTCCTTAAGTTCCTTCTCCCTAGCTTTACGGGCTCTTTCAGCTTCATCTTTACGAGCCTCCACCAGGTCAGTATACTTTTCTTTATAAAAATCAATGCAACTCTCTAAGGCAGCCTTGGCATCTTCCAAGTCAGTGCCTGCATTAATAGAGCGTTCCATTTCTCGCTGAGCACGTTCAGCTTTAAATCCCCTATTCAAGAAGTCATTATAAATTAACTTCTTTCTAAGACTCTCAGCTTCTTCATTATCAGCTTCAATATCTTCTTCCTTTATGCTAGCTAAATAATTGATAGTTCCTTCATAATGCTGAATTTCATCAGGAGTAACTCCTATATTCAACATTTCCTTGAGCTTACGCTGTTCTGCATCAAGTCCAGCTTCAATCTGCTTCTTAATAGCAGCTGCAAAGCCTTCACCATCTTTAATAGCAGCAATATCGTCTTCACTCAAGTCTGGGAAAATGCCATCTTCATAACAAGCTTTTGCGACGGAAGCAAGTATTGGTGTGTCATTAGGAGAAGTTTTATCGCCAGCTTTAGTAGTGGCATCTTCCCCGCTTGAGCTTTCAGGATCATCTTCCTCTTCGGTAGATTCTCCCTCATCAGTACTTCCGCTCTCCTGCTTCTCCTCAGAGCTCTTTGGATTCCCAAAGATCCCATCTGGATCTACATCTGCACCTTTGTCATCAGGAGGAGTCTCAGCTTTACTCATAGGAGTAAACTCTAAGTCATCCTCTTTAATATCAATATCAATAACCCCATCTGAGAGATTATTGAGTAAATCCATAGATAATTCTTCCATAACTTCTCCAAAATTTTTATTAATTTAATTACTAAATTACATAGATTAGTACAAATATATGAAAATTATTTCATATATAAAACTACTTTTGAATATTAGTAATAAATTAATCTAATAATTACAACATTATCTCCTAGTTATTTAATAGTAATCCAAATAGCTTCTCCCTTCTTATCAGCTTCCTCAATTTTATCAAGTAACTTCAAGAATGTATCTTTACTATTATTAACTCTACCAATAGCATTGTTCACACCTACTAAGATACACCCAGCAGAATCTGCTGCAGTATTACCCCAGTGTATTAATACACCTGTAAATGATGGAACATTTTCTAATAGGGGCATCTTACGATTGTTTACTTTAGGGCTAAATTTAGGAGAATAGGCTAGAGTAATCTTATACCTACCATTCGGTATAGCTGTCTCAGAGTATACTTTCGTCTCCCCATTATCAAAGATGCCGTTCTTATTAACATCCCTATCCCTATCTTCTAAAGTATCACACTCGTATATATTATTGACAAAAAGTTTACCTATAGTATAAGTATCTTTTCTAGCAACTCTATTTACTAATATTTCCATATTTAAGGTATTTTAATTCTATCAGGACAATCCTCCTTATTACAAGTCCACTCTTTCACTTCCTTTAAGTCTTGTGCCATCTCATCGGCATACTTCTTAACCTCCTCACTATTCTTCTTCACAAAAGCTATTTCATCTCGATAGTAATCTTTCATACTCTTTAAAGCTTCTATCTCGACAATTGAGGCATTAGCATTAGAAGTTCTCTTCCCACCTAAAGTCCATGATACCGTACCTGTAATGATGTTAGAAATCCCCATTACTCCTAAAAAAGCTATCCAATCCATTAGTCAATTACCTGTATAAATCTCTGCGCCTCAGAGTTTGAGTAGGGGTTCTCTTCGACTACATCCATAATTAAAACCTTATGTTTACGTTGGAACCATCTACCTATGAAGCATTTCTTAGGAGGCTTAATAGTCTCTTTCTTCATATGTCCCACTACTGAAAGTTCACTAGTAAACTTAGGTCTAACAGTTACCATGTTAGGGTACTCCAGCCCTAAATTAAGAGAATACCACTTATCCTTGATAACAGTATCAAGTTTAAAATCGGGCTTTGCAAATATGGTATCCCCTGGGATATAAACAGTATCGGCTTTAGTCATAGTACTTAGTCTGTACTGTAGCCAAGCTACATCTTTATCCCTAATCTTTAGCTTCTTCTGAACATTTAATAACTTAATGTTAATAGAGTCCTTACTATCTTTTAACTCATCTATAGTAAATTTAAATGCTCTAAGCTCATTATTCAGAGAGTCTCTCTCTGCTGCATACGCCTTTTGATTGACATATGCAACAGAGACTTGCTCTCTTAAATCCTGAATTTTATTAAACATCCCGAAGCATAGTCCACCTAAAGCTAAGATTATTAATGCTTGTATAAACCATGCTTTGATTCTCATAAGTATTATCTTAAAGCTTCAGTTAGGTCATAGATGATTAAATTAAAATCACTAGATCCTAAACTTGTAGGAACAACATAGGAGCCATCTCCAAACCGCATCCATATTTCAAATTTATTATCAGTCTTATTTACAACATTTGGAATAAATGGAGATAGAGGACTAGATGCGCTACTTCCTTTAGGAACTACACTTCCAGTAGCAACTACCATATACTTATAATATTCCTGGCCAAGATTAAACCCTGATAGTGTAAACACACCTTGAAAAGCTGCTTGTTGATCTGATGTCTGGGAAAGCTCAAGAGTTATACCTCCTCTTGTAATTTTACCAGTTAGTCCATTAAAACTCATCCTACCATTTGGCTGAACATCTACTTGAGCCATAGCTATAATGTTATTAGGTACTTCGTAGTCTGCTCCCTTAAATTCAGCATGGGCATTCCAGTTACCAATGTTCCAATTGTCTATTACAAGTCTAAAGTCAGAAGCATTCTTAATAGATACTACACCACTCCAATACCCAACTCTATTTATATTAGGAATATAAGAATATTCCATAGTAGCACCTGGGGATAGAAGTACATAAGAAACTCTCTTATCAGAAGCATATCCGTTTGTATTTGTTGCTGCACCTTTACAAGATAAAGTAGTTCTTTCATAGTAAAGATTAGTATTTATGGAATCATGTTTGTTATAAATAACTTTTATATCATACGCTGAATTATTTATAACAGCACCACTATATCTTACACCTGGAGAAAATTCAAACTTAGTAGCAGGATAATTTAAAGTAACCTCTCCTACAAAATTCGTTGTATTACTTCCTGAAATTTGAGCATATAAATCAGTAACAGTAATGCTTTGATTAGAGCTACTTATATCATAGTTTACATATTCCTGAATTAACGAATCTGTAATCTCAATATTATTACATACTACCTTTCCTTCAGCATAAAATCTAATTTTGCCAGCAGCTAGAAATCCATCTCCTGTCTTGAAATTAAAGGCTATATTAGGAGTAAATAATGCATCAGGCCCCATAGGAGCAGATGGACTAAATCTTTCAAAATCAGAGCTAGGGTCACCTTGATTATCTATACCTCTTTGGCTATACATCCAATCATCCCAGAATACAGCTGAGCCTACTAGAGCAGTTCCAAATACACCTATATTAGCATATATAGCATCAAAGGACTCCATAAGTATCCAACTATGAGTACCTCCCTCTCCAGCATCCTCATGAGGAGTTTTCTTTACCTGCTGACTAGCATCCCAACTCATTATAGTATTTAACACATAGTAATTATTATCACCTGTATCAAATACATATGGAGCCTTCTCGGATGTAGTAGTGTAGATAGTATCTGCAGAATACACACCTGCTGGATATACAATCTGACCTTTAGCACCTGGAGAACCTGGCATTCCATCCAAACCATTAATACCCTGTAAACGAGCAGGTACTGACCAAGATCCCTCTAAGTCACCAGACCCTCCTATATTAGGATCGTAGTCCCTTATTCTAGCTTGAATAAACCATATATATATATTATCTCCAGAAGTAGAAGTTGGTACTGCTGTAGTCCATCCAGCAGGATCTCTATCTTTACCTGGAGTTTGGGTACCAGTTGGTACAGTTGCAGTACCTAAGCAATATCTAAGCTCATAGGATACACCCGGAACTCCAGATACTCCACTAGGGCCAGCAGGGCCGGGAGCGCCCGCAGGGCCAGTCTCTCCTTGTATACCAGGAGCACCACTAATACATACTGGCTCACTCCAAGTTCCTCTTAGAGTATCATCAGGTGCAATAGTAGCTCTAGACATCCACATGAATTCCGCAGGCTCCTTTGCAGGTGGAACAGTATCCCATGAAGTACTACCAACACTAGGATTGCGACTATTTACATTAATAGATGGAGCAGAAGTATTACTACTATTTACACTAAATCTTAGCTCAATAGAGTCACCATCAACTCCAGGAGTACCTTCATCACCTTTCTCACCATTAATCCTAACGGGAGTTGTCCAATGATCAGACTGACTAGTACCTAATCTACCATCAGCTGTCTTATTAGCTTTAGACATCCATAGATACTCACCATTACCAATCGTAGGAGGAGCATCAGACCAACCAGTTGGATTATCTACATCTTTGTCAATAGCAGGAGGGGTAGTAGGACTATTATTCTTCCTATACTTAAAGTCAGTATAAGCACCATCTGCACCATCTTCTCCTGTTACTTGAACAGGATCAGACCATGGAAGATGAGCTGCATTATCAGATATAGTAGCTGTAGACATCCACCATCTACCAGAACCTCCAGGGGCATCCTCCCATCCCTCACTAGTAGGTATAGGATCAGTAGATGTAGGAGCACTTGGCTTGCTATCACTCTTCTTAAATACGAAGGAAGTATAACTAGCTGCTACACCATCTCTACCATTAACCTGAAGTACTTCACCCCAAGTTAAGATTAAGCCTGTTTCACCACTAGTATTGCCTATACACTCCCACCAGTTACCAGCACTGTTAGGATAAGGTTTCCAAGTACCATCAATGGTAATCTCTGATGGGTCTGTAAAAGTAGGCTTACTAGGTTTATTCTCAGCCTTCTGATAAGCATAGGTATTATAGTTAGGCAACTTAGGAGATTCTCCTGCGGGCCCGGGGCTACCAGTCATTAAGAATGGGCCCTGCCATGTTCCAGATAGATCACCACCAGAAGTCAGCATAGCTGTAATCATCCATACAGCTTCACCCTCAGTCCATTCAGGAGCTACAGATGCCCAGAGAGACCCTGGGTTAGGATCTGATGGGTTCAATGCTGGTACTTGAGAAGGAGAGCTAGTCTTCTGATATAGAATTCTAGCAGTTAAACCATCAGTACCACTTGATCCATTAGAACCATCCTGACCTGTTAACCTAATGGGGTCAGACCAAGTACCCTGTAATTCTCCTTGACTGAATCTACCTATAATCATCCATAGGTAAGTTCCCTTAGGATTAGCTGGGACTTCATCAGTCCAGCTACTACCAGGGTCAGCACTAGACTTATTTAAGTCTGGAGCTTTATCAGGAGTGCTATTTACAGCATATTTAAAATTATAATAGTCAGAAGCAGCACCATCTTCACCAGTAGCTTGCACTGGAACTGACCAAGAAGTTACCTTCTCACTATCATCTACCCACTCAACATTTCCTGCTGCCATCCACCATTTACCAGTAGAATCTGGAGCTGTTACCCACTGATTACCATTATCAGTAAAAGGAGGCAATGACTCGCTTGTAGGAATTGATGGTTGAGTATTGCCCTTATAAAAGGCAAATATCGTATAGTTAGGGGGAGTACCTGGCCTACCATCTAAAGAGTATCTAGCCCACATAGCTGGCTTGGAAAACTCTCCCCATACATCATTTACTTTAGTACGCTCAGAAACATATTCATATCTCCAAATACTATCTACACCAGTAGCATCATCTGTCCAAGTTTGGTTATCAGAAGTCTCTTCAGGTGTAGGTACATAATCATCTACTTGTTTAGTAGGAGGAGTAGCTGGTGCAACTTCAGATTGCTTTCTAGCAAAGATAAATTCTATATCCTTGCCATCTTTACCGTCAGCTCCATCATAGGAATATCTAGCCCAGATACTAGGCTCAGAGAATACACTCCACACATTGTGAACTTTAATTCTCTTAGATACCCATTCATATCTATAAACATTATCTACTCCCGTAGGATCATCTGTCCACGGAGCAGGTGGATTGTCATAAGGAGGGTCTACAGGTACAGGTGGAACTCCAGTAGGGTCACTGGTTTCAGTACGAGTAAATATATACTCAACCCCCTCACCATCCTCACCAGGAATGCCCTGTTGACCATCACTACCAGGAGCTCCGGGCTGACCTGGCTCTCCTCTCTCTCCTTTAGGTAAGTCAAAGCTAAACTTGAAGGTATTCCCATCAAGTACCACATTAGCATCAGCAGATGCTGTCGATGCTACATTCTCAACTATTGCTGTGAAAGTACCAGGGTCACCACCACCTCCATCACCCCCAACTCTTACCCACTCTTCATGACCCTCTCTACAATCGAAAGCTAGTAGCTCCCATAGAGGATCCTTAGTGTCAGTAGGGTGTAACCAGAGTGAATTAATTTCAAATTCATCTTGAGGCGGTTGCTCTGTTCCTACCCAAACTTTTCCTAGTCCATTAATGTAATGATACATATATTTTAATAATTATCTTTGAAATAATCTACAGTTATATAATAGTAATAATCAAATGGATTTGTTATAGTAGTCTTCTTATATAATGTACCTGCAGGCTGTGTTTGGTCACCTTCTCTAATATATAACAAAGTTCCACCTGGAGAACTTAAATCAATGTTAGTACCTCCTGAAGACCATATTTCAATAGTATCTGAACAGTTATGGGAACTAACAATTGCACTGGGGAGTCCTAAAGTAATTTGCTGACTACTTACCTTATATTTATTATTCCAAGATACTGTTCCATTTGAACCAGAAAAAACATATAATGATTTCTGATGAACAATAACATTACTTAATTTATCTAAAGAGTAAGTAGTTCCGTTGTCATATATATAAGCTGTTAACTGCTCATCTGTAAAATCCATAAATTCTGCAGAGGATATATTTCCCCATGATATAATAGTAATATTATAAGAATCAGTATTTACAACAAAGCCAGTACCACCATCCTCACCAGGATTATACTCAACCATGCCAAGCATATATTCTCCATGAATCACTCTAACTAAACCTCCAGATATGTGTCCCCAAATCTTTTGAATAGCTTGTAACAAAGTATCTGTAGTAGTTATATTATATCCAAACCCAGATGTAAGTTCAGTCCAAGAAGTCATCTTAGCACTTAATGGGTCAGATGCTCCACCACCTATATCAGCAACATTAATTTCCTTTGTCCAAAATCCAGCATTTTTTAGATTAGTATATGCAATAATATCATTATCTGCAACAGTTATAGTCTGATCAAAATTCTTACTATTAAATATACCAAATCCAATTTTAGAAGGGCCAAAGTATACTCCTGCAGTTTTACCATCTATAACTTCAAATATTGTTACATTTATTGGATAATTAGGATCACTATCAATATATGAAGTAAAGTTCTTTATTCTATGACCATCATTTTCACCAGCTAACACAGCTAATGCCATAATAGCCTCAACAATACTATTATTACTTGCTACTTCTGTAGGTAATACAAAGGTACCAGTGTTACTATATTTACTAATTGTAGCATCTTGGGGATCCCCACTAGTAGGTGCTAAGTTAGCTATCTGTTGTGCAGTAATCTTTTCTGTAGCTGATACCTGAAATTCTTCATTACCTGAAGCTGCTGACTTCTTTGATAATTGAGATATATCTATAAATTCTGGCATATTAATTAATTTTTAGGATACCCAGCAATAGCATTACCAAAGGATCTTACAGTCCCATTATTACCAAAGGTAGCTATAACAAGGTTATCAGTTAGTTGAGTAACAGTTAGATAATCAGTGTTATTTGGCCCAGGGGAGGAGCATTGCCATGTTAAATACTTCTGACGACGCTGACCTGTATAATTATCATCTGATGTTATTTTTGCTGTGAATGTACCTGGAATATAACTATCATTATACTCAACATATAGATGATCCCCACTACCATCATTCCAAGGTAATGTTATTGTTCGTACACTCATAATAATTTAAATTTTATTAAGGGGAGAGAGGCAAGGCCCCTCCCCCCTACACTACTAGGATACAGTAAACGTAGTATTCGTAGTTACATTGACAGTAACTTCGGGACCATCCTGAGGTACTTCAATAGAAGTTTCACTCAGATTAATGTAAGCATCACCAGCAGCCTGTTTAAGAGTAATAGTTGCAACCTGTGCACCATTAGCTGTTACAGTAATTTGCTGAGTACGCTCACTTGTAGTACTATTTGCTGCAGCAGTTAGAGTGAGTGTAAATGCATATTTAGCTTTAGCTCCAGGGTCACCAGTAATAGCAACACCATTAGTAGTTTGCACACCACCTGCTGTATACTTAATTGCAGAGATATCTGCTGTAACAACAGAGCCAGAGCCTTTTGTAAATGTGAGTTTACTTGAGTTAGATGTACCAGTAATAGTAACATTCCCCCCAGCTTTAACCACAGATATTTCTGCACCTTCATCAAATCTAACAAATTCAGTAGCTGCTTGAAGAGTTGCAGTATACGTCTTATTAGGAGTTACCCCAGTAGCTGTAACTGTATAAGTATCAGTTTGAGCTACCCGGTTACCAAGATTAGCAGTCTTAGCCTTAATCGTTAGTGAGGTATTACCAGAACCACCCTCAGGGGTAGTAATGGTATAGGTTTTAGTAACGCTTGCCATTTAGTTGTAAAATTTAAGTTATTATAAATGTAGTATTAGTATATACTTCATTAGTATCCTCGTAATTATTAAAATCATTCAAGAATACAGATTCTTTCTCAATATCTAGATACTTCTTACTTTCTGAAGGCCATATTACATATCCATTGTATATAACTCTCTTTATAAGAGGTTTTCCAGAATTACTAATAGTATAACCAGTCTTGGTATTATCAAGTAAACCTACAGTATTATTATATGACGCAATAACAAGTGTTTCTGATGGAGTTGCTGGCCATAATACTTTGCCATTATAGGTGACTTTCTTAATACTCTGTATATAAGGATTTGGCACTACTCTACCACATATAATGCAATAGATAAGTTTAGATATATCCCCACTAGTAGTAGGTGCTATAATCTTTCCATTGTAACAAATCTTTTTAATCTTTAGTGCCATAGTCTCTTAATTTATTCAGGAGTTCCCTCTAATTCTATATATATTACATCATCATTAACTAAAGGGGCCTCACCATATACTACCTCTACACCTCTCACAGTAGTAGATTTCATATATTTATCTAGGTCATTTGCACCTGAGATTATATCCCAAGTTCCACTGAATTGGTTATAAGCTCTTAACTCCCAAAGCTCGCCCTCACTCTTTACAGTAGTAGGCTTTAACCACACCACATTATTGGCAGGCTTAGGTGGGGGAATACTCCCCACCCAAATCTGTCCATTGCCTGTTCTATATTGATACATTTGAACTTATATTAATCTACACATTTATACTGGATAACGATCTTGTCTCTGGATTATATGTAATATATTCTACACCATAAGAGTTTCCAGTAATAGTAGGATTAACAAACTTTATCTCAGTTGCAGATGTAGATGCTCTAGTAAACATTACATTATTATATTGGTCATTAGCATCTGTAGTAGTTAGAACTATAGCAGATGATCTTTTTATTTCCTGCCCAGCTACACTACTAACAGTTGTTCCTAGCTGAGAGTAAGGAAGATTCATAATTCTACTATCTAGACTATCTTTACCTATTTGCATATTAGTTATAGCAAACTTCCTAGTTGAAGTATCATACGATAACCTCTCAACTGTAGATGCATTTAACCAACCATACCATATGTAGTTGTTATTTTCAGTAGATGTTCTAAAACAAGGTACTGGAGATTTAGTTCCATCTGGGTCTAAAATAACAATTATAGAAGAGGACTTAATAGAATCATTTTCATTTGCTGATAGTTCTACATTTATATCAGAACGTGATATAAATAAAGTCCTGTTAGTCATATCTGCCATCCACTTATTAAGTTCAGTCTTAGTTAGAGTACCTCCAGCAGATGAATATTCACTATAGAATAATGCATTAGGAGCAAAGGCTGAATAAGTCATACCTGTTAACTTACCATTAGCCTTATTAAAACTAATTACTTGAGCTCCAGTAGTAGAGTTAGTATTAATATAGTTTATTACATCTCCACTTACAGATCCTCTTATAAATTCTTTTATACCAGCACTACTGGTTTCTACTACAAGTTTAGAAGCATTAATAATATTAACTTCAATGCTACTACCTAGATAAGTCTTATTAAGATCCTTCTCTTTTAGAGTAACTACTCTACCTGTAGAAGATTGTTTTACAAGACTTAAATTATCTGGATGGACACCTGACATCACATAGGTATCTACTTGCCCATTAGGTAGGATTAAACTTATAGTTTTATCAGTATAGTTAATTGACTGAGTAATTATTTTAAATCGAGAGTGGTTTGGTGCACTATAAGTAAATTCAATGTGGGATGCATCAGAAGCAAGAGCATCCCATATAGCTAATACTGTATTATGCGGAAGAGATTCTAGATTATATATATCGATTGTATCTCCAAGATTAACTTCCTTAACAGTAGCATTCAGTGCATCAATCTTAGCATTTAAGTTTTGGTTAAGATTAACCCAAGCCTTGCCTGACCATCTATAAGTATCACCAATAGTTGATTCACCATTTGGCCCAATATTTACATAAATCTTACCTTCTTCTGGGTCTTTAATAACCCAATCTTCTTTAGAAGTATTAGCATTTACATATATAAGCTTTTGATAATATTTAGACCTATAAGGCTCTACAGATGAATTACCAATCCATACAGTATTTTGACCATACTCTAAGATAGAATTCTCTGTATTCTCAGATATAATATCAATAGTAAAACCATTAAAGTCTACAACATCATCTACATATGATGGCAGTTGCTCAGCAGGAACTAAACCATTCACTAAATCAGCTTTTCTAACAAGGTAGTTCTTAGCCCCTCTAGTACTGAGTCCTACATAAGAATCACCAGTACCATCAATTATATCAGCTAATTTCTGATAAGCAAAGAAGTCCATAGTTTTAACTACAGCTATATCACCTTCTTCTTTAACAAAGGTCATTATAATTCCAGATTCTTGAGTCATCTGAGCATAGAAAGCTACCTCACCAGTCCCCTCATTCATACCTTTGAACATAGTGATGGTACCTAACTCTTCACCTAGGTTAAATTGTATTGCATCAGACTGTGTTAGCTTACTCCAACTGAAACTTGTATCATCAACGCTTATTTTATAAACACTAACAGTATCAGTATTACCTCCACTATTAGATTCATAGTCTTTAAGAAGCTCAGCTACTTGAAAATTAGTTAAATTATAACCCTTCTCTAATTGTTTAATAGCATCTTTAATAGTCATTTTAATTAATTATTAAATTAAAAGGGGGAAGTTGTGAACCCCCCCCCTAACTTATTTACTAGTAGATGGTTTAGGTTTAGCTTTCTTAATAGCAAGATCCTTCTCTTTTAGGGAGATTTCCTTGGATAACTTAGTTTTATCAAAGTTTAACCTCTCATCAAATTGACGAATCTGCTCATTCAGTTTAGCTCTTTCTAAACTATTATCAGCAACTTCGGGTTGTTCCGATAGTTTAATCTGCTCAATAAGAATTTTAGTTTCATTATCTCGCTGATTCAACATATCTTGGAATTCCATCTCCCGCTGTTTCATCTGCATCTGAGCTTCAATCTGAGCTTGAGCCGTCTGTTGTTCCTGCTCTGCAGCAGCTTGCTGTCTTTCTTGAATAGCCTGCTCATCTTTCTCAATTGTTCTCCTTATTTCAGAGAGCGAAGAAGATGTATAAATCTTCATAATTGAGGAGAATGATAAAGTCTGATTCTGAAGAGCTGCTTGAGCTAAAGCATCAAGTTTAGATGCCAAGCTTTGAGTCTCAGGAGAAGCATCTACGACAATTCCATAATCACTATCAGCGAAGTTATTTCCATCAATTTCAAGAGACTTTATAGCACCATCTGAGGTTATATATTGGAATTTCTTATTCCTACCCCTCATAGCTACTTTAGCAGTCTCTACAAAACATTCTAAAGCTCTTTTCTTCACATCATCATGCTGAGTAAATAACCACTCAGTAATATGAGATGATTGTAAGTTAGCTCTCTCAATTCCACCAACAGTTTCTCGATTGCTAATTTGACCCTCACGCTGTCTAGTAATACCAGCTACTTCTCCCATTTCATTCTTAATGAATTCCAACAGATTGATGTGTTCTTGGATATAATTACCCTGCTCAGCATCAATTACTCCTGACGATTGGTTATTCATTAAGCCAGCAAGCTTTCCTGTTGCTTGCCCACCATTACCTTCTTTAAAGCTATCAACTACAGCTATATGGTTTACTTTAGCATAGTAAAGCCACTTATCTATTTCCCATCCTTTAGGAACCATAGCTAAGTCCATCTTAACTATCTTACCCCAGTTAGCTGCAATTGCTTTATTTAGTCTGTCATATATGACATCATAGAAGTACGCGTAGGGCTTCATCATATCTACAAGAGAGAATGGCTTGGAGTCATTCAAATTGTAAATAGACCCTACGATACCGAAGTGACATCTCGAAGGATTTGAAAGCCTATTATATTGAACTATTCTAGGTCTCATATTTACATAAATATCTTTACCTATCTTAGTTCCTTCCCAAGCTTCATTTATCCAAAATATCTGCTCTTCCTCTCCTGCGTCCTTATCAACTATATAAGTTTCAGGGAAGAAGTCAAACATCTCTTCTCCAGTCTCAGGATCATAGTACTTAACCTTCTTAATCTTTCTCTTACTCTTCCAGTATACTCTAAGTACTCGAATATTACCTTGGTTATCATAGTAATTACTTGTAGCAGTAAAGCCAGATTGGCCAAGCATTAAGAAATTCTCTATAATAGTACCTCCAGTAATATCAGTGCCATCAATCTCAGATGTATTAATAAAGGCATCTCTTTCATCAAAATTGCCCATATCATCTGTATTGAATGACCCAGTAAGAGTATCAATATTCTCTACATCCTTTCTAGTAAGGACATCATAGTAAGTGTCAAGAATTCTACCAGGACTCCAGTAATCTATAAGAATAATGATATCTGCATCTTCAACTTTATTAGAATACCCACTCTTAAAGATATGCACCTTTAGTGGATTAAGTCTCTCAAAGGTAGGTTCACCACCTACAATATCACATTGATAGATTTCTTCACCACATATCATAGCATCCATAAAACCATCATTAAAGGTCTTATATATAGCTAATTCTTTGATATAATGGTTAAGGATAGTACTAGCTCTCATCTCAATGATATCTTGCCATTGATAATCGAAATAGTAACTTACCTTATCAAGTTCCTGATTAAATTCTTCCTCACTAACATTCTCATCCTGTATCATAGATACAATCTGATCTGTTAGTTCAGACATCTTATTAGATTCAATTTCACTAATAGATGTAGGATTAGTGACTATTACTCTAAAGTCAAATCGTCTCTTAGCTTCTTCTCCTTGTAGGACATGAAGCTTAGAATTCATTATAGGGAAATGCTGAATAGATTCAGGGACATATAATGCGTTAACATTATCTGGATTGAGAATCAACTCAACATCTCTCATATCTAGAATACCATTTATGAGGTTGTAATTGATTCGCTTCTTCAGTAATGATTTACGAATCATATTGCCAAAATAGTATGTTCTCTTGTCAGCCCAGTCTAAATGCTGTTTTCGCCAAGCTTTAGTCTTCTGACTATAGGACAGCATTTGCCGTGGGATATTTTTTAAATCTATCATAGCATTAACTTATTAACATAATTTGTACAAAAATAAGTAATTATTTTTAATTATCCAAATCTCCATATTGAAACATAATTACTTTATTTAAGTACTACTACTAAATTTCCTTTGGCTTATTCTTAGCAAATCTATAGTCATAATTTCTAGTAAAGAATTCATCATTACCTAAATAGTCTGCAGCAATATTCTCATTAATAACTTCAGAAGGAGATCTAGTACCACATAACATTAACTTCTGCTCTCTAAGTAACATCAACATAAGTAGAGCATCATATCGGTCAAAGTTATTATCAGGATCCCATGTAGCTAACTCTTGCATTAAGGCTCTATAATAGCATCTATTGATATTATTTATAGTAACCTCTACCTCCTCAGTATGCCCATCTACATCTACAGATTTAGTAACTTTAATAGGTTTGAGTAGCCAATCTCGTATACATCTCCTGCCATATCCTTGAATAGGCTGTGATGCATTCGTTCCCTTAGACTTATTTCCATATAAATTGCCTTTAATCATCTCCTTGTCCTTGAGAAACTCAAGTACATCAGATAATAAGTATAGGCTATTATGTTGAGAGAAGTATGTAAATAACCCTTTCTTATTATTCTCATAATTACATTCCGCATTATATAACATGAGAATACGTCTACATGTCTCATAGAAATCCTCTGCAAACATAGGTCTACCTACATACTCACATACTAATTCATCAGTAAATAAATCAAGTACATAGATAGCTCCTAAAGATAATGTATCTGAAGTATCATCATCATAAGGGTCAATACCTGCTATATATCTTCCCCAAGGTACCTTACCATCAGGGCCTTTAACAGGCATTTTATTTATGTGAATAGCCCCCTCTAATTTATTATCCTTATGAGGATATGATAAAATAGGTTTAATATCTGAATCAGGAGTAAATGCTATTGAGCCCTCTTTAGTCTGAACTAATCTACCAATCCACATATCGTCCATACTTGATGGATTAGAGTCTAATTCTAGAATCCTATCATTGAGCTTATCAGAAGGAAATATATTATTATCCCTTCTCATAATAGCATCTACTATAGTAAAAGCATACTCTGCTTTTCTACGAGTAAGCTGTATAGGATCTGATGAGTTATACTTAAGTATTACACGATGTTTAATCTCATCAATTAATGCCCCTACTACATCTGATACACCATTTTCATTATAAAATCCTTTAGAGTTCAAGTAAGATGGAAAGAAGAATATGGTCTTTCTGACTCCTACTGTACCCTTATCAAATACATTAGGAATTGCATAAACATTATATCCCTCAGGATAATTAATCATTTCAAGAGCTCCTATAAAGTCAGAGCCCTCAGAACCACCAGTACCAAATGCTACTGCTTGACCAAATGCAATATTATTCTCCTGAACATTAGGAAGGGCTGTTTGCCAAACATCTAGAAATTTAGGGAATGCACCAAACTCCTCATAGAACATCCTATTCGAATTATGAGTAGGTATAAAGTCATTTATTAAGTGTAAATGATCTTCAGAATCTACTGTAACACATTTGGCAAAACCCTTCTTTTCTAAAGTAACTAACTTAATAGCAGTCATCTTAGTATAAGCAGAACTCTTTCTATTACTAAGTCTGGATTGCTTTCTCTCTAACTTAAATAATCTAAGATCATTACTGTAAATGTTTACTCTATAATACTTGGTATTATTAATAACCCTAGACTTAAGTATACAGTTTATTCCTAAAGATCTACATAATTCTACTACATTCTCAGATAAAACTTTAGATTTAGAGGAGAATTCTATTCTACCATCTTTATAAACACTACCATCAGTATCTAACAATCCTGCTAATAAATTAAATCTAACCTCTTCAGAATTTTGAAGATATTGTATAGGAATAAATTTATTAGAGCTATTCTTATCTTCTAACCCTAAATCTTTTAAAATTTTCAGACTGGAAATACCTAAATGAATTTTATGAGAAATTTCTCTGTACTGAGATTTGTCAACTTTGTAGGGGATATAAGACTCTATAGAATCTATATCTTTCCTAAGCATTGTTATATTTAGATAATCTGCATGACATTGTTTATAGCATCCATCTCCTAGATATAATCCTAGTGTATAAGCATCAATAGGAATAGGATGTTTACTATACTGAACTACTCCAGTATTATCTAAATAATATTTATATAGGTTATACTTACTATTCTTATATACTGTATTATCTGCTAAAAACTTCGTTTCAACAATCCTTTTCTTTAACTTACCAGCACTCCTATATATAACTTCAAATGGGTGAGTAGGGCCTACTAAAGTACTACGTCCATCCTGCAATTCAATCCTATATAGATCCATTTCTTCAGGGGTGGTTTCATCAATTACATTGATAACTTTACCATCCTTACCGAATAGTTTATCTCCCACATGTATATCTTTCCAAGACTTCCACCCATCAGGTGTTGGAACTATACATTCTAAGGCTACCGGGCGTTTACCACGAATCTTATCAGGGTCATCCTTAATAGCTACTCCTAATACCTCATTTTGAGATCCTTTAGGAATATTAGTCTCTTTATCAATATACCCTGATATCCATTGCATATCAGATACAGAGTTCTTTAATCGTGATCTAGGGAATTGGGTGTACTTTGAACAGAAGTCTATACCATCTACAAACTTATTTAAAGTACCATCCTTAATAAGATACTCCTTTTGGTAAGAGGTAATAAGACATTTTACCTTCTCACTTGACTCAAATGATTCACCAAGTAAGAACATCTTACACATAATAGCAGCTGCAGAGTATGACTTTGAACGACCACGTGACGCTATCTCTACAGCATGTTTAGCCCCAACAAAGTCATCATACATACCTCCATTTCGTGCTTGCCACTGATAGTGAAACCTTAAGTAAACCCCTTCCCATACTTCAGGGAAGTCAACTACACGGTCACCAATCTTAGTACCTTTACGAATCTTAGTCTGAATAATTGGTAAGTAATTCAAGTAAAAGTATAGATCTCCTGGGATCCACTCCCCATCTGAAGGTCTTACCATACCATCTAAGCATCGTGTTACTTCTCTACCAATCCATTGGCCATATTCAGACTTAGGGTTCATATCAGGTAGTAGATTTGTATAACAGCCATATTTCTTATAATGAATAGCTGCTTGTCTAAAGTAATCCATATCCTCTAGGATGTGAGGATTACAGATATCAACTAGTATTCTACCCCATTTATCTCTAGGCAAATCTTTAGCCTTCTTTCTCTCAGGAGAAATGAGTCTTCTTACGAATTCAATATTATTAATTGCATCCATAAAATCATCCCATACTTCTTTTGAGAGAGAGTCTCTTAGTTCTTCAGTGATTGGGGTTTGATAAGGATTAGTTGGATATAGAATCATTATTTAAGAATTGTTTAAATCCATCTTCAAGAATAGACTTCTGTTTAAGTCCTCTCATAGCTCCTACTTCTTCAATCTCTTTAGCAACAGCTTTCTCAGCATCAGCTAACTCTTTCACCAACCCAGGAATTAACTTAATAGCTCCTACAACTTGAGCAAGGTTGTACAAAGGTCTACCTTTTTCATCAGTCTCAGTAAATGTAATTCTGGTAAGAGCAGTACGCACATTCTCAATAGAGTCCTTAGTACTCTGCAATAATAAAGATGATGTAGTTGTAGTAAGATACTTATATAGCTCTATAGCCTCCTCTACTTGCTTATCAGGAGACCAATCAGGGTCTATACCTAATGACATCTTTACTCTCTCATCCCTATCCTTATCATTAATCTCAAAGGAGAAGTCAGATCTAGGGTCATACATAAAGTAAATATAAGCTAATTCCTTCATAGACTTAGTCTTCTCCTTAGTTCTATCCCTATCTACAAGCCTTTTAAAAGGCTTTAATGCATATGCCTCATCAGAGATAGTAAGTGTGTAATCTTTATATTTAAATAGCTTCATAGTAAAAAAGCTCCCTACTTATGATAGGGAGCTATTAATTATTAAACCAACTTCTTTTCAGGTACTTCAGTAGCTACTTCGCACTCTGATTCATTAAACTCCTCAATTACAAGGGGTATATCATTATCTGTAATTCGAAGTACTAGCTTACCATCAATTTGATATGTGGGTACTTCAAAAGAGATAATTGGGTTATAGTACTCATCAGGCATGTCATCTTTAGTACTATCCTTAGTAAACTTACGCTTCTGATAAGGTGAGTAATCTACGACTACTTTATCACCAACTTTACAGTTTCGTACTGATTCACCAACTGCTAGTACTGTCTGAATCTCTTTAAGTACACCCACAGAATCCTTCTCAATCATTCCTGTATCAGATACACATTCCTCTTCAGTGTAGGTATCTGCAGTAATTAGGATTCTATTAAACGTCGGCTTTGCTTTCAGTATCTCGAATATTTTTCTCTTCATATTCCTTATATTTGTTATTTAAATATTGAGCTCTAGAGTATGATGTATAGAACTTTCCAAGGCTAGGAATGTTGATACTAGACTGCATTTTATTGAACTCCTCTTCACTCATTTCTTGAGTCACTGGGACACTCTCTAGAGTATCTTTAACCCAATTCCAATACTCTCTATAAGCAATTTCTACTACATCATCTGGAATATCTATTTCCTTAGATACCTCTTTAATAATATCCTGTAAAGTCTTATTATTTATCATGATTTATCTTAAAATGTAGTATCAATTTATAGTTATCAGCATCAATATCCATGCTAGGAATAAACCTCTTATTGATAGTATTATTAGTAATAATACCTACTTTTCGTAGGTTAGTTAGTACAGATTGAAGATTATTAGAAGATATCTCTAAGCTACTAGCTATTCCTTTCTTTACTTCATTAGTAAATAAAACCTTATCTAATGTTTCTTCATCCATTATTGTCCTTGATAGTTCAAATCTACGCTTTAACAGTGCAGCTAATACCATCATCTCTCTATTAGGTAATCTATGTAATGGCCTGAGAAATTCAAGCCAGAGCTTAAAGAAATTCATATCCCCAAAGCTCATTGTAGTAGAAATTGGAGCGATGCTAATATTCTTAGTTATATCCTTCTTATTCATAATTATTCCTCTGCTTTATCACTCTCTTCAGGAGGGGCGAGCATTCCTTCAATATTAGTAACTATATTATCAACAAACTCCTTTTTGAAGAGATCTTTATGATCTAGTACCATAAACATTGACTCAAGCCTCTTGCCCATCGCAACTTCCATTAGCTGTTGATTCTCAGCATATAGCTTACTTCTTTCTCTAATAAGCTCACTAAGTTGAGCCTGCTGCGATGAAGCTAGGCTTTTAAGATCTTCATAACTTAGCTTCTCTGCTTCCTTAACTTTCTTCTCCATAATTATTCCTTAGTTAATTTCAACCACTCTTCAATGGTTGTAGTACTTATATTAGTTGAGCCACACTGCCCACAATATTCAGAGATTCCACCCTCATCATATGCTTTAATAGCTAGTGAATGACATCTTTTGCAGTAGAATACTGGCTCATTATTATAGTCCTCTTTACTCCATTTAACTCTTTCGAACTTGGAAGGAGCTGCGAAGGGAGGACACTTTGGCTTAATTAATTCTCCTTCCATCTTACTAGTTCTTTTATATACTGCTCAAAATCTATATTATTAAATGAATCTATAACATTATTAATAGCTTCATTAATAGTAGAATCCTTAGCATCTTTACATAAAGAATTTACTACAAATATAGTCTTGAACCTATTCAACTCAAGTACCCACTGTAATTCCACTCCTATTGATATCTTGCAATCAGGAGATGTTACATAAGGCCCATATTCTATTAATCTAAATGGATATTCTGAAGGATGGAATCTCTTATTAAAGTCATTAATAAACTCTAGTAAACTACCCATTTCCATCAATTATTACACATTTAGTAGATAGGTACATTAAAGCAACTGATACTGCATTCTCGATTGAGACCCTAGTTACTTTAGCAGGATCAATAATATTATTCTTTATAGCATCTTCATATGAAATATCAGTAGATTCAGCTATTAATTCTCTACAAGTTAGTAGGGCATTACTTAAAATATTTAATCCTTTCTTAGATAATACTCCTGCTAAATTAGCCTGAACATATCCAGCTCCAGTAACCACACCTTCCTCAATTGCTGCTCGTGTTGCACATACTGCATCTTCTATCCTATCCTTCTTCTCTGATAACTCAACCTCAGTAGTTGCTCCTACATGTATTGCAGCTACACCACCTGATAATTTAGCAATACGAGATTTAATATCTTCTCTTAGGAAATCAGGAATATCATTATTTAGGGATTCCTTGAGCTGATTTACTCTAATAGAGATACCCTCCTTTTTGCCACCTCCCCCTACTATAGAAGTATTGTCAGATGATGAAATAACAGTGTCTGCAGTTCCTAAATATTCAATACTATCAGGAATAGTAGTAAATACTTTAGCTCCAGTAACTGCTGAAATATCCTCTAATAAATCCTTCTTATATTCTCCAACTCCAGGTGTCTTAATAGCTACTACTTTAAGTATACCTCTATTAACATTTCTAAGAAGTGCGTTAATAACCTCAGGAGAGTAATCATTAGCTATAAGTAGGATTGATTTATCATCCTTAACTACCTTCTCAAGTAAGCCAAATAATCTCTGAGTATCATTTAATACTCCATTATAAATGAATATAAGAGGTAGGGTTAAAATAGCTGTTCTATTAGATTGATTAGTAATAAAATATGGAGATATATAACCTCTTGGAACTTTCATTCCCCTAACTACATCTACATAAGTATTACCAGTATTTGACTCATCCAATGATATTACTCCATCATATCCAATCTTAGATATTGTATCAGAGATAATCTCACCAACTTCTTTATCACCATTAGCAGATATTGTAGCAATATATCTAATACTTTCGGGGTTGTCACCTACTTTAGTAGAGGTTTCCTTGAGATACTCCCTAGATTCAGCAAGAGCTATTTCTAGCTCCTGCCTTATCTTAAGGGGACTCTCATTATTAGAGAGCCTGTTAAAAATATCATTAATGAGTGATTGAGCGAGTATTGTAGATGTTGTAGTACCATCACCAGCACTATCAGCTGTCTTTGAAGCAGCTTCCTTTACTAGTTGGATACCTACATCGTAAAGTGGATTAGAAGAGCTTATTGAACGAGCTACAGTAACACCATCTTTAGTAACCTTAGGGAAATTATCCTCATAGATAATAACAGTATTCCCCTTAGGGCCAAATGTTACTTTAACAGCTTCAGCTAGAAGATCTACACCTTTCTTAACTTCAGCTAATGCCTCTAAGCCAAACTTAATCTCTTTACTCATATATAGGTCTATTTAGAGTCATTACAATCTCATATAACTTATCAACAGCCTCAAGACATTTCTGGTTAGTAAGAGAGATATCAAGATCATCCTCGTTAAGGGGTTCAGGCTTAACATCTTTAGGCTTGGGGGTCTTCTTAAGTAAGAACCAACCATTACAGTGGATATCTTCTTGAGAAGGCATAAAGATATATTCTCCACCCTCAAACTTAGAGATAAGTATAGGGGAATTCAGCAATTTTTGATGAGAGATTGTGGGAAGTTTATCACATATAACTACTCCCTCTTTAAAATATTTATCCCTACTAATAGCTAGATTATCAGGATCTTTGAGCATAGCATCTAATGCTGCTCCAAATGTCATGTAATTTTTCATACTTGCTTCCTTAAATAAATTAATATTCAGACTTTTCATTAACATACTTAGCAATTCCACCAAGTATTGCAAAGAGATTTACTATAGGAACTAAAGCTATAGTCCATATAAGCTTCTTCTCCATCTTACCCTCAGTAATAATTTGAGCATACTTAGGGTTATCTTCCATAAACTGAGGGAGGCATTTCTTAGCTCCCCAATAACCTCCTGCTACACATAGCAGATAAATTGTTAACCAATACATACTTATTTAGATTTAAAATTAAATTTCATAATAAAGGGAGATATTAGGAATTGCTCTCATATATCTCCCACTCGATGTGAACACGAAAACCAACCGGAGCTGGGAGGGGGAATTACGATATCCCGACCTTGAAGTTAACAGCTTCTTGCTCTGCCTCTGAGCTACCTCCCAAGAGAGGTTTTTATAGACTTTACTGAGAACTCAGTATTACTAAGGGAGAACCTTACCCGTGCCAGCAGAGAACCTGCTGCAATTACTTCTTAACCTTGCCCTTACCTTTCTTCTTGCAAGCCATATCTTTAAGTTTTAAATGTTATACAAAGATAAGTAAATTTTCTTATATTAAGAATGTTATAAGTATTATTTTAATTTATTCCCAATAAATTCACTTATATTTTCATAAATTTCTGCTGGATAGCACTCAGTCCTACCATTAAAGTAAACTAAAGGCATCTTTCTTATAGGTCTAAACTGCTTATGGATTAATTTCTCTAGGTTATATATTTTTGAAGCATCTCCTTCAAATACATCTATTACTTCTATAGAATAGATTCTAGGTATTTGAATTAATCTAGTATTAATGTTTTTATGAGAAGTGATTCCTACTTTTAAGAACTCTCCTTCTATCTCAGATTTTAACTTTACAATATATAACTTTCCTATACCATTATTTTTTGAGCACTGCTTCTTAAAAATATGTCGAGAATATCCTTTATATTCTAATGCACACTCTGGACATCCTGAGTGATTATGAACAGCGTTAGAAACACTTACTTCAAAATCACCGTGTATAGGACAAGTAATTATTACTTTATCTCTACTAGAGATGGGGTTACATTTTTCATAAGTATAGAAGTTACCTAAAGAATCTTTAATCTTTTGTAAATACTTAGATTTCTTAGTAGTAAGATTTAAGATAGTCTCTATATTAGGTGAGTACTTTTGTACTCTACAAAATTGGGCAGTTTCCTTATTTAAGACTACAATTTTAGTTCCTTCCAACTCAATAGCTTCTAAAAGGGTTTCCTTAAAAATATTGTCATTAAGATACTTTAGATAAGAACTAGAAATCATACTTTGTATTCCAAAAGTAAATTTACTAACTGAACCTTTTGCACATCTGTAAATGTAACCATCTTTCTCTATGAGAAATTCTATATCAGATTCTCCTATAACATTGAGATTGTACCTTTCTTTATATAAACTGTAATTCATAGTATATTGTATTAATTTTTTCACAATATACTAAAAATATTTGATATTTCCAAATATTTTAACAATTATTTTATAAAATCACTAAAATTATTTCTTATATAACCACCATAAGCGGCAAGTTTCCTACCATCTTTCTCGATACTAGACTTAGTGGAAGCTACATTATTAAGTAAGTGTAACAAGTACTCATCACTATAGCGATTGATTATATCAGTATCATCATACTTCTCACGCCACTTCTGGATATCATCTACAGTGTACTTCTTCTTAGGATCAAGCTTGTTTAAATACCTAAATTGCATTAAACGAGAGTAAATCTCATCAGCAGAATCTTTATAAGAATTATACTGCTTGCCCTCCTGTAACTTATTCCCTTCAAAGCCGTATCTAATAGTATTAAGTTGAGGATTAGCATTTAAAGAATGTGTCAGCTCATGAACATCAGTACCAGCATATGGACTAATATATGATATAGAATGAGTGGCTGGATTATAAGCTCCCCCAGTATGATTAGAAAGCTTCTTTATAGCCTCAAATTCTGAATCAGGAACATGAGGAAACTTTGTATTACCGAGAACATCATACTGCTTAACAGTACGTAAGTTTTCTAACTGATTCTGAAACTCATTAAAAGCAGCTTTATTAGACCAACTTTTAGGTAATACACTATAAGGAATCATTGTAGATCCACTATTCCTAAAGTTCTCCTGAAACTGCTCCTGCCTATTAGATAACCATGAAGCTACGAAATCTTGAGCGGGAGTACTATTAGTATTGTCTACTTCACCACCATCAGCAAAACTATTATAATGCTCTTTCATCTTGGACAGAGACTTAACATTATTACTCAAGTAAACCCTTATTAATCCTGCCCTATCTTTCATTGATAAATTATCCCAAGAACTTCTCATGATTACGCTTTACACCACCAAATTTATCAGCTCTCCTTTCAGTATAAAACCAATAGTAATTTAGGATTTTACTTGAGAAATTATTGTACACTCTCCTAAATAATAGCCATCCAATAGATGGTAGCCCTGTTAAAAGCAGGTATAAAGGGCCTTGCCATTTAGAGTCATGAGTATGCCCATATTCATGGTCAATTACATCTTCATATCCTTTACTCAAGTAACGACTATTAACAATAATATATTGCCCTAATGATATTCCTCCAGGCATCTTTTTAGCAAAGTAAACCCCTGCATCTTTATAAGTATATTCATACTTAGCTTTATAACATTTAGTTAAAATCCACCCTAATCCACATTGGGGAAATTCCCATACCCATCTTAAAACTTTCTTTAAAGTACTCATCTCTTCTTAGATTTAATATCTACACTAATTGCACCTAATGATGAAGTTCTGATTATAAGAATATCTCTACCTCTATTCTTAACAAATCTCTTGGTGCAGACTGTCACCTCATCACATTTAATCATACCAATTTGCTTGCTTCTTGCTCTCATAATAATAGTTATTTTGTTCTGCAATATAATAAAAATTTCTGACATTTCCAAATATTTTCGATTAAAAATGATCTATAGTTATATTATAGACCTTCCGCTATTAAAAATTTCTACAATAAAAATTTTTTAAAAAATTGGAGAATTTGGGTGAGAGTGATATATCCCACCTATGCCCCCCATCCCCTACGGGAATGTGGGTCATCCCCCCTCACTTCGTTCGGGGGCGACCCTTGCATAGCTTTGAACGGCGGTACTGCTGTTCAGCGTCGTCGATAGCTGCGCTACAATGCTATCGAATCAAATCTGTATTATTATGGCAGAAGCAACAACGACCGGTGTTAAACCGGTAGCAACTCCCTCGATTGGTGGACTCAATTGGGGTGATGTGGAGCTGCGGAACAAGCAGACCACATTTCCGGCCAAGCTCGTGGGTATCACGCAGGGCTTGCGTAAAATCGTAGATGTTGACGAGAACGGCAACCCTGGTGCTCCTCGGTTCGAAATCCAGCCCAACCGATGGCTTGCAACCTTTGCAGTCAAGGACGAGCAGGGCGTATGGCACACGAAGAAGCCGGTCAGCACGTTCAAGAACCACTGGCCGTTCGAACAGATTCCGCATTCGCCTGGTCTGATGGTTCAGGTCACGATGTACGAGAACGAAGACGGGTATCCGACCCTCATGAAGGTTGACTACGATGTCGAGCAGCTCGGTGACAAAACCATTCGGCTCATGGAGATGACGGCCAAGCTGAAGCAGGGCAGCCCTGAAGACGTGGATTAGGGCATATTGGTGTAGGGAGCAGTGATGTTCCCTACATCGCTAATGAGGATAACATGTACCATTACTGAACTTGATTGGGAGGTAATCGCGCATGTTATCCTTCACAATTTGTAATTCAAATCAAGTTAGATTACAGTCATTACTTGATTAGAATCACGAGTAAATTATCTTCACTAAATGAGGATAAATAGTCCTCTCCTCGCGTGTACGCGCACAGATCTAATATAATAATTATTCCACGACTATAACTATTATCGCGGAATAATATTACGCGCGAGGATTCACTCTCTAAATTGAAGTTATGAGTTCGTTTAAATTTCACTCTAATTTTCGTAGATGTAAGCATCATCTTATTCATGCTTTGGGAATAGCTCTCTATAAGGCAGGTATTACTAATGGAACTTACTATCCTAATCCTTTAGGTTCTGGGATACTCCATGTAGTAGTTGCAGACTCTAATGAAGACATTAAGGCTGCAGTTGTAGTAAAGCCTGGAGTCAAGGGGAAGGGCTCTATTCCTGTAGATTATCTCCAATTAGGTGATGAGGTTAAAATCTTCATCCTCTCATCATTTGAAGATATTCCTCCTCTCGTTGAGGAGATTCGTAGGTTAGTCTAATCAATTTGTTGAAGAATGAAGCTAAAGGATAAGTATTATAGCTTGGCCTTATGCATTATATATTCTCTGAGTATATCGTACATTACAACGGCCATTGTGGCCTATTTTGGGCTACTTTGAGGGTAATGTGAGAATGGGGAGTGGAGTACTATGCACAAACACCCCCTAAATCGCATTTTAAGGCCTCTAATTCCTCACCAATTATAGATATGGTATAACCTTCCCTCCCAATCATTATCTTCGATATTTGAGCCCTTTAAATGCATAATTGTATTTATCGTGGTAAGAATATATATTCACTAACTCTTATTTTTGCATATAATCGCCCTAAATTGTATACAAATTGCATTAATCTTTAGCCCAATTTAGATTAAATGCAGACCCAGCCTGGATGTGATTGAGTTCATGTCCAGGCACTAAGGTATACTCCAATGCTATACCTATCACCTGATAATACCCTAAGTTGCAGATTAAGGTCATAAACAGGTGAGCTCCTGCAAGAGTGGAGGACTATATAGCTAATCATTTGTGCAGCTATATACACCCTCGGTGGGTTAAAATCCACTTAAATTATTATCAAATCTATAGAGCATTTATCCCTGTAAAAGCCTATGGTTATCACTATGTGGAATGACAAATTGCATGTCATTTAGAGTGATAGATTGCATTAGGGAGCCTGCTAATATCATTTAGCAGGAATGCAGAGTCTTGAGATTTGGTGTGGTACTCAAGTAAATCCACACATGTAAATTCGTAAGAATCTCTATCGTACGAGGTAGAGAAACAGAGAGTTCGAGTCTCTCCCAAGACCTATTAATCAGATTTTAAACCCTCTAAACACACATGTATTATGGATACTTTACATGACATTCTCCTCAATCAATTGGGGACTGAGTTCAAGAAAGAAGCTGAGATGTGCCTCGAGATTTATGATGCACTGAAAGAAATAGGTGAAGGACATGTCTGGGAGACTTGGTGGAGCACATTAACCACACCTATGGACTCAAAGACATGGCTTAAAAGCTCTCATGCAACAAGGTACAAACCGAGTCCTATAGGGGAAATATTTCTTAAAGGATTATCCTCTATAAATGAAGAAATGGCTGACGAATTATTACTGTTCCCAAATTAATAGGCATAGAGTTAAGCAAGGACTTGCAGCGAAAATCAGGTAAGGTAACTCCTACACCATCCTGAACTTTATGAGTAGGGCATCGCGGATTATTTGAAACGGTGCCCTACATCCTATTAATCAAACAGTCTTATTTAGGGCCTTTAGCTCAGTTGGTTAGAGCAGCTGACTCATAATCAGCAGGTCATCAGTTCAAGCCTGGTAAGGCCCACATTTATAACTCAAGTAACACCCATATTTCACATGAAATATTATTCAAAAGGTGTACTCAATCAGAATGGTTGTGTACATCCGGCAGTTACACTTCTGTCGTACCGAAAAAGTGGAGTAATACGTAATCATAATGGTACAATTATAGGTCATTAACTTATCCCTCATCTATATCTATCTCTTAATAACTGTAGAAGTTATTACATAACTGATAGCTCAAGGGTACAGTCTGGTATGATGAAAGATAGAGTACAACTTCATTACATTTTAAATGTAGTAAGGCCTGCGTTATTTAGCGGATACGTAACTATTGAGTAGTTTAAGTCAGACATGAGGGATTTTTTATAATCTATAATTACAAATTTATTAACATTTAATTACAATTTCAATTATGATTACTACTATTATTCGCAATGCAACTTCTACCCTAACTCTCATCGCTTACGACAAGAATGGTAAGATGAAAGTCGATGCAAAAGGACGCCCTGTTCTGTACAAGAAATCGGGGCTTGACAAGAAGAATGATGGGTTCTTCAGACTCTCTCATATGTGCACCTTCAAGAAGGGCAATAAGACCATTTCTTATGGTGCATTCTTCAAAATCATGGAGTCCAAGACTCACAAATCTAACGTTAAATCTCTTAAAAAGTAACCACTATGTCGAAGGCAAGAGGAGCAAGTGCAGCACGCTATGCACGTCGTAACAATGGAGTCAAAGTTCACTCCAAGAACATTGGTAAGGGCAAGAAGATTAGCCACTTCCAGCACATCTACAAACGTGATGATAAGGGCAAAATTATCCTCGATTTCAGGGGTAATCCCATCATCATGAAGACCATCATTCACTACAACTATCAGCATGTCTAATGACTTGTTCTGAGGTACATATTGCATACAAGGCTCCTACTCGTAAAGTATTTATGAGGGGAGACCTTGTGTGTAATAAAAACATGGTAGCAATAGTGACTCGTCCAACATCTTCACAGGGAGATGGCTTTCAAGGAACTGTTCTCTGGGTAGATGAAAAGGGATGTGATTACCCTCTTGGGTCACACATTGTCCTTGACTCAAAGGAATTCCGCCTCTTTACTGAGAAATTAGTACTTACAATCAAATGATTACTCTCACACGTAAGCCTACTGTAACTAAGTTTCGTGCATTAAATTTAGTACAATCTAAGGTATACAAAGATGTAGTAGTACTGGTAACACAAGACTTCCGCTCAATATGTTTACCTCACCAATTTATGGGGGTTTACTTAAAACACTCTGATAAGAGTGTGATTGGGGAGGTAGCTAAATTGGATAGGAAGAATTTTGAACTATTCAATGGAACTACAACAATTACTAATTAAGCATATGGCTAAATCATCTTTAAATAGCACTAATGCACGACCCTCATTCATAATTGGAGAGCTCGTTGTTGTTGACCGTAATGTTATTATGGTTGTAAACAGAGCTAAAAACAATGATGATGATGAGTTGGGGCCTACAGAATTTCGTGGGGTTATTATGCACGCTAACAACCCTACAACATGGAATCAGAACGTAGGGATAGAGGACACTTTCTGGAAAGAAGATGCTCGTCTCTATGTTGGAACTGTAACACTTGAGAATGACTAATTATGGTCTGGATTATACTACTATTAGCAATAGTAATATCACTTATGTTCATTGAGAACATAGTGAAGACGCTCAATGCTCCTCGTGATGTATATGAGCCTGGCATATCCACTGTAGCCAATTATGAAAAGTATCGTAGACAGAAGGCAAATCTTGCCTTGGAACGTACTCTTTATATGTGGCTTACTGGATTCTTTTGGATGATATTTACTATCCTATGGAATTAAATGTCACCCATACCCTTTATTTACATAATTCTAGTACCCTTCCTACTCATACTATTAATGCATGTAGTAGGATGGGTATTTGAGTTATTATACGCAACTACATTAAGAATTATTTCACAATTTATGGACAAATGACTGATAACAAGCAGAATGAGGCAGTAAGTACAACCAAACTCTTACAGCCTATATTCACCAAAGCTGGGATGAAATTTACCAAAGATGTGGTAATGTCCAAGCTTGGTAGAATGTTTACCTTCAGAGAACTGTCGTGGCTTACTCGTCAGCAGTTAATCACCAACGATGAACTCGCATTCTATATGCGAATGAAGAGTAATACTGAATTCAATGAGCTTCAGGTTGAGAGACTTGAGCTTATTCACTCAAGGTTAACTAAGTAGTATGAAGTACAAGAATAAGATTGCTAATTTGAATGCTCGCATCAAAGAGTATGAGACTTATATGGCCCAGAAAGGCGCACGAATTACCCCTGGCACATTCACTAAACCTGGAAGTCAGAAGAAGTGAATGACCAGTTAGCTGCTTTACTACAGTCTTTCCCTGTATTATATATCAATGAGAGTGCAGACCCTGAAAATCCCACTCAATCATTTTCTATAACAAAGCCAGAGAATTATGAGTATGTGGTAGGGGTCACTCTTGACTATATACCAGAGGATAAGAAGTGGTATGCATCTTATGGAGATTTCATTGAGAGCCATCCCTTTGATTCTCCTTATGATGCAGTAAATAATCTTTGGAATGTGCTTAAAGCATTGAAGATTATATAAGATGTAGTGGGAAGTAGTTTAATGAGTGTTTGAGATAGAATGGCTTACTACTACAGAGAGTTTTTTAAACATTTTTCTCCCTGTAAGAGTTAGTAAGACGGACTGCATTTGAATGTGCAGCTTCCCACGTCTAATGAGGCTTCATGTTAGGGAACCCTCATCGCTCGAATAGCGTAATCCTTCAACCAGGTTCTTACTTGTCACGGTGAAACTCTCCTGGTGGACTTAAACTCCTACTTTAAGTTCTTTCAAAGAGTTGAGATAGTGAGTAGTTGATACAGCTATAGGATACTCCTAACAAGTTATCCTGCAATTGTATAATAACACTTCCTTTCAACGAGGGGGGGCTTCGGCTCCCCCTTTATTTAAATTTAAGTATGGAACGAAAACTTGATGAAATATTCGATTTCTTTGGGGCACCTTTAAAAGTAGTGCCATGCGAAGGTAACTGCCGTAGTAATGGCAGAGAGTGTGTCTTCCTCCTGAAAGATGGCACTACTTGTGGTAATTGCGACTGGGGTGTAACATCAAAGTGTAAGGCTGCTGATAACAGCTTGCATCGTGATATTATGTTCGTACTCGCTTCCCAAGAAGACTTAATGACTAAGTGCAAGTATATTTGCATTCAGCCATTCAATGAGTATACTACTGTAGGTAAAGTGTATACTATCCTTGATATTGAGGGTAGTACTGACATGAAGAGGTTCAAAAATGACCTTGATACCTATGAGTATATAGCTATTACAGAAATGGGAGAGTACTTCCGTGCTCAGGAAGAGGCAAAGAAATAGTCTTATGGTGAGTTAATAGCTCACCTATGCTCCCTTAGCTCAGCTGAATAGAGCAACGGATTTCTAATCCGTAGGTCGCAGGTTTGAGCCCTGCAGGGAGTACTAAATTTTACAATGGTTAAGAAAATGGAGGTTAGTAATGAAAAGAATTTTATTTGAAACTGCTAAATTAGCTGTAGAGAAAGGATATCCTATCTGTAGACAGCAATATTACAATACTCAGTATAGTTTACTAATGGCAAGACATTATCTAGATAGTAATGTTGTTCATAACTATTCGGAAGAAACTTGCAAACTCTACGATGACATCATCCCTGCTCTCTATCAAGCTGAACTTCAAGAATGGCTTCGAGACAAACATGGAGTAAGTGTATTAGTCTATTTAGATGAGACATTATCATATATTTGGACTATTACAGGATTACATCCGAGGGCTTCGATTCAGGAGTTTCATATGTCTAATGAAGTATGGTGTGGACACTATGAAGATTGCTTAGAAGCAGGTTTACAAGCAGCTTTGAGATTAATATAACATTTACAGATAATTATCGAGGTAAGAATCGGTAATAGAGGGCTCCGGTGGTGGAACGGTATACACACTCCTCTTAAAAGGGCGCGCCTATTCAGGATTGAGAGTTCGAATCTCTCCCGGAGTACATTAAATTATATATAACTTACTCACTATGAAACTATTACTTATTACTCCATCTACAGTATGGAGAGTGAAATGTCCTTATAAAGTAGTTGTGCAAACATTACTTACATTTATACCAAGATACACCCCAGCTATAGGAGATGCATTTTGTAAAGAGTGTAAGTTTTATAATGGTAATGTCAGTAGTCATCATTCATTTTATGTAAAATGTAGTTATGAGAATCATCAAGATAGAAGTATTAGGGAGTAATCATTCTAAAACTCCCTGTCCTAAAGGTAAGGAGAAGGGTGGAATGCCTATAATGGTGGGAACATATAGTTGTCACAATTGTCTTTGCTTTGATAGAATAATAGTAAATGACCCTCAATTACCACTCTCACAAGCAACTTACTATGTAAAGTGTAATGCCTACTATGGAGAGAGTAATCAATAAATTACATAATATATGAGAATCCTTAAGTGCATCACCACTAACTATAGGAGGTCAGAACCCTGCCCCTTTCGTAATGGTATTATGATAGGTGACAAGGAGTGTATTAAGTGTGAATACTTTAGAGGGAGTATAAGAAGAGATGGTACAGTTACAGGTAAGTATGGAGATGGAAAACCTCTAATGTTATTTGATGTTAGTGTAATAGGAGCTAATAGAACACCAAGGTACCCAAGAGATAGTGAGAACTTATGGTGGTATATGAGATGTGCTCACCCAACAAATTAATATATGAGAATTTACAAAGTTGAACTTAAGAATTACTGCCTCAAAGCTGTTTGTCCTCATAGACCATATATACTCATGGGGTCTACTACATGTATAAGTTGTCCTCTCTATGAAGGAATGATACATACATGTGGTACTCACAAGGATTTTGTACTGGATGAGCTATTCACTGAGAGTAATATACCACAACATGAATCAGCCTTCGTGTACTTAAAGTGTTCTCATAGATGAGGATTCTAAAAGCCAGAATGGTAAGTACACCAATGTGCCATAACTTTCGTCATCATCTTCATTATCAAGGAGAGCTAACACTAGATAACTCTAGATTCCCTGCTGCTATTGAAGGATGGAGGTGCAGATACTGTAAACATTTCAATGGAATTATTAGTAATGATAAGTATTTATATGTGAAATGTTCCTATAAAGATAACTCCAATGAGATTATATAGAAATGTATTATTCCCATTCTACTTCCTATCTGATACTAATGATACTTGCCCTCATGGATTACTTAAGAGGTATTCCTACATAACAGTACCAATAATAATTGGTGAGGATAAATGTAAGAAGTGCTCGTGGAATGCAGGTTCAGTACGCGTAATTCGTACACTTGATGATAGGGAGATAGAACTTGAGTATATAAAGTGTACACATGAGGATATTTAGAGAGAATTATCCCCGGCAAAAATGCCCTTATGGACGGTATTACCGGGACGCTCCACCAAGGCTTAGGAGAGCGAGAATTGGGTATGAGGACTGTAAGAGGTGTAGCTTCTACCAATTTCTCATATTCCATGACCATGAGATTTATATCAAATGTACCGGTGATATTAAACATAAGCATAGATTTAAAGGTAGTACTATTTAATAATTCATATATGAAAATTTATCAAAAGACGAAGTTCCACCAGAGTGGAAAAGTGGTAGTCTGTATTATGACTGCTCATGTTAAAGTCTTTGGGCTTAACCTCAATGTAGGTGCCATCCGAGGTATCGCACGGTGTGCTCCTGAGGATAAATTCGACCTTAGTAAAGGTAAGATGATTGCTGAATCGAAGGCTACCCAGAAGCTCTACAATCGTATTTCTGCAGCTCTGAATAAGACTCTTAAACAGGCTTACAGAGATATGGATACTATCAAGGATGAACTTGTTCGAATTGCAACTCTGAAGGATACAGAGGAGAAGCATTTTGACGAAATTTGTCACTAATGAAACCTAACTCTATTATACAGTATACTCCTGAGAGGGTTGCTCGTTGCGAGGAAGGGTCATTGCTAATTGCAAAGCCTCTTGATAGAGGTGTAATCCTTATATGTACTACGGTATGTTCCAGTCCTCGTAAGATTAGTGGGGTAATAATTGCCTCCCCTAATAAGCAGGATATTGGAAGAGGGGTTGAGTATCTCATTAATGGTGTAGAAATATTCAACGGGAAGGTTACTTTAGAGCAAGTCTGGTAATAAATAAACTCTTAGGGTAGGAGTATAAACTGCCCTAATGCAGGTGTGGTGGAATGGTAGACACGTTAGTTTTAGGAACTAATGGAGAAATCCGTGAAGGTTCGAGTCCTTTCACCTGTACTAATATTTTAACTATAGAGTTATGAAAAATTACTGTAAATTTAATCTAGGAGATACAGTGTATTTCGATGATTGCCACTGCTTTTGTACTCCCAAGGGTGGAATAACTAAAGCCACAGTAGTTGGCAGAAATGTGTTGGTTCATGAGTATCTTATGCCTAGCAAGTTTAAGGGTGGAGTAGCAACATGTACTACATCATCTGTAATATATAGGGTAAGATATCATCTTAATCATAATGATTTCATAGATATATCTGTAATGAAGAATCACGTATTTGGAACACGTGAAGAAGCAATTAGAGCACGTAGAAATATTAATTAAATATGTACTATACCTGCAAGATTAAAGATCCGTCTTTAAGAATCATTTATTACAGATTATTACAAGCCTTAGGATTTACCCCTACTCTAGGTCTTAGATATAATACACTTGAGTATATCTCCTTCAAAGATGATTTTATCTGTAATAATATTATAAAGGGGAGTACTTTAATTGATAATCCTCATGACTTTTTAGAGATGGCAATAAATCACAGTATTAACCATAAATTAATATGAATTTATTCTTAAGACTAACTATACTCTGGGTAGGTGCATCTGCCCTGCTGTACCTCATTTCATGGATTACATACAAAGGATGTAAATCTACACTTACCTGGGGATATTGGAAACGTACTGTATTCATACATATACTCTTCCAATTTATATGGTATGGAGGGATGATGTTGTGGGGATTATATCTCTTAATAATCTTCTTACTATGGTACTTCCCTGAACTTAACGAAATAGGAATGTAATATGAGCAAATTATATAATGACCTCCTGAGACAGTTAGAAACTGAGTATAAGGAGGAAGCTAAGGAGTGTATTAGGGTATATGATAAGCTAAAGGAGCTCAATAATGGGTCTGTTTGGCAGTCTCAATGGACTCTCTTAGTATCTACTCAATATGTTGGTAGTTATCCTAACTCACATATAATATCTAGATTAACTCCTGTGGGGAGAATATTTTTTAACGGAATTTATGCAAAACCAATTATACCGAGAAGTAAAGGATGGAGTAGGAACTAAATGTATAGAAGTTCCTGAGGAGGAGGTTAAGGCAGCTAAAGAGAAGTATGCTAAGACTGGTGAATGTGACTGTATCTACATCTATGATGAACCTGGTCATATGTATGATTTAAGATATTGTGGCATTTGTGGAAAGATCGTTGGCTTTATTTAATACAATTTAAGATGTTAGGAGTTATAATAGCAATGTTATGGTATGGCTACTTAGGTGAAGAAACCGATGAGTCTCTAGACGACGAAAGAAGAATAAATAATGAGTAATTTTCAAATCTTAGTAGAGGATATTAAGGAGAGAATGATTAGCATTCTATCAGGGATTATTATGCTAATCATTTTCTTAATCTCAGTATTTCTACTCGCAGCGTTAGCGCTATTCCCTATGTTTGTTCTCTTATGGGTTCTATAATCTATCTTATACTCGTGGGTGTACTATACACCAGCGGTGTAGTTACAGAAGTACAAGCTGCGATATTATTCGTAGTGATAATGGTACTAAAGATATCCATAAAAGTGTCTTACATATGTGAGGCTTTAACAGAAATAAGTAATAAACTTGGTGTAATAGATAGTAACATTTCTCTTACAAGAGTAATAAATGACAATCGCGTTAGTAGCTCACGACTCAAGAAAGAAGGAACTCCTAGAATGGGTGAAATTCAACAGAAAGACTCTGTTCAAGAGTAATATTGTCTGTACTGGAACTACAGGTAAATTAGTAAGAGGTATATTTGTAGACTACTTTATGGAATCTTCCAGATCCAAATATGAGAGGTCATATTGGGAAGAAGTAGCTAATCATAATATACAGTGTTTTCACTCAGGGCCTCTTGGAGGAGACTCTGAGATAGGTGCAGCTATTGCTAATGGCAAGATTGATGTACTTATATTCTTCTGCGATAATCTTATTACTCAAGGACACCAAGTAGATATATCAGCATTGAGTAGGTTAGCCTCGCTATATAATATAGCATTCGCTACTAATCGTACTACTGCTGATATGATACTTACATCTACCTTATTTAATAATAAGGAGTATAAGAGAATTAAACCTGACTTTACTAAGTACTTAACAAGAGAAGTATGTCAATACGAGGAGGCTCCGTCCAAAAGATAATTATTGCTACATTTATAAGCAATAAAGTGTCAAGTATATTCAAGCACGGTGAGAGGTATATTCTGAAAATCTTAGAGTATGGTGGAGTAATAAGAGTATTTGAGGCAGACCCTCTATGCAGGTCATCATTATCTTACTACTATCTGATGGATTTCCTCTCAGATTGGACAGATATTGTCACCTTAGTGGATGAGAATATTGTAAGTAAAGCATGGCCATCAGAATATGATATTACAAAAGCACTTGAGGATAAATCATCATCACGGCCTTTGTTGGTGTCAGGATCTGAAGATGAACTACCTTTTAAATAATTATATGTCTTTACTCAACAAATTCTTTAAGCTCGCAGCTGATGCACATCGAGCTTATTCGGAGTATTACGAAGTCATCAAGGAACACCCTGGGCTTATCGTATGTAAAGCTCTCATACCTGACCGTCCTTATATGAAGGAGTCCAGAAGAATCTGTGGCCCCTCTGAACTTGCTGAATGCCGAGAAATCAGTAGGGATGAATTTCTCGAAGCATTCATTAGAACAGTTTAAACTAGGATGCGGCATGGTGTAATGGTAACACACATCACTTTGGATGATGCATTCTAAGTTCGAATCTTAGTGTCGCAACAATTTATTAACTAATTAAATCAATTATGGGAAGGAAAAAGAAGCCCCAGGGTAAGTATCTGAAATGGACTGAAGAGTTCTGTGCAAAGGTTATGGAGGTTATGAATGAATATCCCGATAATCTTCGAGCAGGCTTTGATAGATGTGCCGCGAAGTTTGGAGGAACGCGTTATGTATACCAGTCTAGGTGGTATAATAAGTCATCTAAGCTATTCCGCTACAGGATGAAGAAAGGCTCAGTAGTATGTGCTGCAGCCTTTGGAGCTATCAAGAATTATAAGATTAACCATCGCAAGGATGGTAAATTCACAAAAGCACGTGCACAGTCTAAGAATCCCGAAGAGATAAAGAGGTTGATGATGAGTGCATTTGAACAATTTATTGACTCTTACTTGAGTTAAATATATGGGCTGCATTTGACAAGTGGTTAAGTCACCAGACCCTCAATCTGGTCATCGGGGGTTCGAATCCCCCATGCAGTACTAATTAACATTTATATTTAAACTATGATAGATTTAAAATCTTTTGAGGTATTTAGACAGTATGTTTATCAACCTTTTACTAACAATGGTAAGAAATTCTTACTGTCGTCAGAGCCTTATTTGGACATAGTATTAACAGACTTTTGTAACTCAAGATGTGGATTCTGTATAGGAAATCTATCTGGGAATAAAGCTGTTGGAGTTCTATCTGAATTCAAGAAGAAGATTAAATATGCAGTAGATTACATGAATGTAAAGGAGGTACTTCTATTAGGAGGAGAGCCTACTATTAGTGTGATGTTACTTGATATAATCAAGTACTGTAAGTCTTTAAACTTGAATAAAATCTGTATGACCACTAATGGCTACAGATTAAAAGATGAAGTATTTCGTAATTCAATCATGAAATCAGGGCTTACTCATCTTAATATCTCTTTAATGAATTTAGATGAGAAGAAGCAGCGGGAGTGGAATAACAATAGTAATTCCTTAAGTCTATCAGATATTTCTGATATCTGTATAGCAGCACAAGAAAATAATGTGTCAATTAGAATCAATGCTAACTCATTCAAGGGTAATCTTGATTCTGTAAGTGAAATAGTAGAATTCTATGAAATCCTTGATGGGTGGGTAGATTCTATTAAAATCTCTCCTCTCCTTAAGACTGATGATTTCTCAGTCTATCAAGGAGTAAATGACTGGGTTAATGCTCATATCTTACATGATAATGAGTATGATGCTTTATTTACTGCAGTAATTAAGCACTTTGAATCAGTTGAGTATGTCAATCCTATTGATAATCCTGATACATTTGGATTTGTGCGTAATACTATCATTCCTCTCTACCCAACAGTTGTAATCCTTAATTGGAATCAACATGGTAAAATGATGAAGAAAGTTACTGAGGAGCATAAGATTAACAATATCAAGTTGCTCACTAATGGAGAGCTTTCTCTATCATGGAATAAGAGAAATTCTGAGTATTTTATTAAAACTGAATAAAATGATTAGTATAAGAGATTTTACACTAAAGCTTAGTGGAATACCAGTGAGCCTGAAGTCTAAAATGAAGAAAAGACTTGTTACAGGTGTGATTACAGTAGATGGCAGATATGGTTCTGGAGTTTTTGTAGGTATAGCAAATGAGATATTAAATGGGAGAGATTTTCCTGAGCATTATGGAAAATCACGCACCTATTTTATATTTAACTCCAGTGGAGAAGTTGATAACTTTATTAAGGAGGTAACCCTTCAGGTTGGTAATTCTCAAATACAAGTAAAAGAGACATGGTAAGTACCACAGGTATATGTACTCTCCTCACCTCCCTACTAGCAGAACATGAGGAGGCAGCTATTCCAGCAACAACTTACTTTATTAAACAATGTGAAGGGGGTAAGGCGGAATTAGTTAAAACCAAAGGTCAGCTTTTTATTCAGAAGGGTGATGATGGTGAGTTTATAAAAGTATTTTTCTTTCATGATGATAGATCCAAGAATGGAGGAATGCCTGATGATTCAGGTGAAATATTAAGTAGGTATAATTATGCCTATAGTTGGTGGATGTTTTCATTCGACTCTCCAAGAGATGAGGAGCCCGGTTGCGATGGAGCATGGGCTTATGTCTGCCTTCATACAGGAGGCTCTACTATTACAATTCAAAGTCATCATGTGAGAGATAATCCTTTCGAAGATCAGTAACTTCAACTTCATTTTTTATATATAATGAGCAAAGCTCTTAAAATTGGAATAATCTTACTTTGTGGGCTTATGATTAAGCCTGCAAATGTCCTTAACAAAAGTAGCCCCAACGAGTGTATAACCACCTTAGCACCTAAGGTTGAGGTACTACAGGTACCAGAGGAGCCTACAATTGATGCTGTAAGAATAGCATGTAATCACTATGGCATCCTCTTTCCAGATATCGTAGTAGCTCAATCTATTCTTGAAACTGGGTACTATACATCAAATGTATGTAAGAATTATAATAATATTCTTGGATTGTATGATAGTCGAAAGAAAGATTACTTTAGGTTTGAGCATTGGGCTGAATCACTTCGTGGCTACAGAGAAAGTGTTGAGTATAAATATAAGGGCAATAAGTCATCTCCTTTAGATTACTACATTTTCCTTGATACACTACCCTACGCTGAAGACCCCATGTATATACATAGAGTAAAGTATCTTGTGAATAAACATAAGGTTCAAGATAGTATTAAGAGTAAGAAGAATGAGGTGGTTTATACACTACTTACGCCAAGCCTTTTGTAAACATGAATGGCTTCCTGTTCAATCAGTAGAGTTTACTAATAGTAATGGCAAAGTAGTACAGAAGTATGATTTATATTTCTGTAAAAAGTGTCTGTATAGACATAAAGTTAAGTTAAGCTGATGGCAGCTATCATAATATTACTTTTCATTGCACTACTATTCTTATGGAGTGTAGTTGATTCGTGGCTACAGAGAAAGCCCCCTAATGAGGAGAAGTTAAATAAGTGGTATATGAATGCCCCTTATCATGTAATGGAAAAGGTTACGAGGATTTATCGAGGTAGATTTAGTCCAGATAACAATTATGAAGAGTTCATAGAAGCATGTGATATCGAATGGTTTCATATGACATATGAGCAGAAACTTGATGCCTTTAGGCTAATAAATCTACCATATAACAATTATTATTCAAATGGCAAGAAAGTTAACCACACAAGAAGTACGAGCTATCGCAACAGCGATTGTTTCGGAAGTGAATAAGCATTTAGAACCTAAGAAGAATGAGTTAAAGAAGAGATTACTTAAAGAAGGTAGTGCTAAGAGATTTAAGGAGCTTTATACTGAGTACAAAAGCTTCGTTGATAAGGTGACTCCTGAAGTTGTGAAAATACAGGGTGTAGTAAAGGAATTAAACTCAATGTTTACTCCTATAGTAAAATACTATGCTCCCTCAATAGCTACATTTCCTTATAACTTCGAAAAAGATTTAGAGATCATCTTAGAGGAGGAAGCATCAAAGCAAATTCAATCCCCTTCTTTAGAGACCGTAATGGGTGAGATTCTTCTCGCTAATTTACGTGATGATGTAGATATTGACAAAACTATTGATTCTATTGTTAGTAAGTATATTTAATACTGAATGAATGATTTACAAAAACGATTAGTGGAGTTCAGAGGTGCTCTGCTAATACCCCTCAATTATCAGACTTATCAATCGTCTAGAATTGAGAGAATTCCTTCTGAGGGATACATGTATGTAATTGCTGAAGTAAATACTACTCATGTGCACATCCCCGCAGTAGATCGCAGCTTTGAAAAGGGTGAGCTGCTTTCGAAATGTAAGGAACCTAAATTACCTATTGCCATATTTTTGGCCAAACTTATCCAAAGTGATCTTGAGCTTCTCAAGGAATGTAAACTAAATCGACTGGGATTTGATAAGGAGAAGTATCCCCCTACAGGGAAACCTATCAATGCCCAGCCGTGGGTTGATAAGAAACGTGAGGAAGCGTTTGTTATTAAAGTTCTAAAGAGTAAGAAAGATTTCACTAATCTTGCAGCGTTTACTAAACGATCTGCAAGGAGTAACAAGACTTCTAAAAGAAAGTAGGAATGCGAGTTATTGTAACAACTTACTTACCTGGAGTATTCAAGGGTAGTGTCAAGAGTGGCGAAAGGGAACGAACCATCTGCTTCCGTAAAACTGTTATTATGGATTCAGTAGTTAGTTACCAGATGGGTAGGGACAAGGACGATATGCCTTCATGGATTCGTGACCCTAAACTCTGGAGAAAGATGACCCCAGATGACAAATTAAAGGCGTTTATACAGCGTTTTGATGAAGGCATGGGGGTTGAGTACTCAATTGTTGATTAATGACACGAGAAGAGCTCCAAAATGAAGTATCAGGGTGAATTAATAGTGTCGATAGGATACTATTATCATGGCCTACATCTGTAGGTAAGTCAAGAGGTTTTATCTCAATTCAGGATAGGTATCAACCTAATTCTACCTATATTGTGGTCTCTGAGAGAGCACATATAGATAACTGGATTGAAGAGTATTATAAGATAGGTAAAGAACACCTATTGGAGAATACTCAAATCTTTTGCTATGCATCACTAAAAAATTATGTATCTACTAAAGTAGGTCTGTTGGGTCTAGATGAGGTACACCATAGTTCTGAGCTAAGGCTAAACTATTTAGAGACAATTAAGGCTGAAAAGGTGGTAGGTATGACTGCAACGATCAACCTAGACGTTGAACTTGCGTTAAAGAGAACATTTGGTGCTTTTAAGAAGAGTGTCATTACTCTAACTAATGCAATTGAAAATGGCTGGGTACAAGATCCAAGAATTATCTTAATTCCACTGTCACTGAGGACAGAGATACGAACTCAAGTACACCCCTTTAAAAGAGGGAAGTACAAGGGAGCAAAGACTATACGGTGTATATATCCAGATAGATTTAGATATATGAAATTCCCTAATGTTAACCTTGAAATAGAATGCTCAGAAAGAGAGAGATATGAACTCCTCTCAAGTACAGTTGACTATTACTCAGGAAAATATAGGGATGATCCTTCAGCTGCAAATGCTTTGAAATTGAAGCGTGCTGGGCTAATTAGGAAGAACTATTTATCTGAATTAAAGACAGAGTATGTTCATCAATTTATTAATTCTGATGAGTTAATAGATAAGAAATACATCTGCTTCTGTGGTAGTATTACTCAAGCCGAGATGTTGGGAGGTGAGTACGTATTGCACTCAAAACTATCCAACCCTGAACGAATTCTGGCACAATTTAAGGAAGGGGTTATCAATAAGTTATTTACAGTAAAGATGCTTAAGGAAGGTGTAAATATTCCTAATATTCATAGCTGTATTATAACTCAATTAGATAGCAAAGAGAGAGATTTTATTCAGAAAGTTGGTAGAGCATTACGTAATCCTAATGACCCAATGGTCTACGTATTTTTCTTCAAAGATACGAAGGATGAAGATTATTTGGCGACTGCGTTGCAGGCCATAGATGGTAAGTACGTTCAATGGATTTAGTTATAAAAGAGAGCGCCTACACTGAAGTAGGGTTAAGCTTTGAACAATTCCTCTACTTATTATCGTTGAAGAATAGAGTTAACGACGAAGAATTTAAGTCATTGATGGATAGAAAATTCATCAAAATCGACGAGGATAATAGGCTCTGCATTGATACTAAAGGGTATAATGCGGTGATTGAAGTCCAACGCCTTTCCTCGATCAAAAAGACCGACTTGGAAATCCTCGAAGATCTAGCTAAAAGCATGGCGGAACTATTTCCGCGAGGCCGTAAAGCTGGGACTAATAAATACTGGCGTGGTAACTCTGCTCTTGTAGTTAAGAAGCTTAATGGTTTCTTGAGGAAATATGGCTCATTTAGAGCTGATGTTATATTACAAGCAACTGACAATTATGTTAAGAGCTTTGGATATGACACTAGTTTGATGAGAATATTGCCTTACTTTATCGAGAAAGACGGTGAGTCTGACCTACTAACATTCATAGAGAATCTTGACGAAGAAGGTGATGACGCCGTCTTTGAGGAAACGATTCTTTAATGGATACTTTTAGTAGAATTTATGAAGACTTAGTTGCTCGAAAGAAACGAATTTCAGAGGGTTTACTGAACTGTATACCTTCTCCTTTCCCGAGGTTTCGTGAGGTATATCCTGGGTTAGAAAAGGCTAAGTATCTCCTCTTCTCAGCTAATAGTAAAATTGGTAAGACTCAAATTGCTGATGATATGTGTCTCTATGAGCCACTATTTACAGCAATAGAGAGGGAAGATCTAAGGATCAAGTGGTTTTACTTTACTTGGGAGATGAGTGCGGATCAGAAATACAGACAATTCTTGTGTCATCTATTGTACAGACTTTATAGAGTCCGTATAGATGTAAAACAGCTGAGGTCGGTGGATGCGCAGAAACCCTTGCCTGATGATGCTCTTGAATTATTGAAGAGCAAAGAAGCTCAGAGATATATCAAGTATCTCGAAGAGAATGTAACATTTGTCGAGAATATACGACACCCTACTGGGATAAACATATTTCTTGAAGAGTATGCGTTGAAAGTTGGTAAGAAACACTTTACGCAGAAAGACTTCTACGATACGAAAGGTAATGTAGTAGAAACCAAGAAGGTGTTTAGTCACTATGAACCCAACGATCCAGAACTCTATAACATAGTTATCTTTGACCACCTATCGTTAATGACTAACGAGAGAGGGCTAGACAAACGTGGTACTATAGAGCTCTTTTCTAAGGAATTTATGGTACAACTTAGAAATCGCTACGGATTCACTTTAGTTGCAATTCAGCAGCAAGCTGCTTCTCAGGAATCAACTGAGAACTTTAAGCTTGATAGATTAAAACCTACAGCTGATGGACTAGGTGACTGTAAGACGACATTTCAAGATGTAGATTTATTCTTCGGACTCTACTCGCCATATAGGTATGGCATAGGGAATTACCAGGGATATGACATCAAGTTGTTTAAAGATAACATAAGGTTCTTAGAGCTCGTTGGGGGACGAGAAGGAGGAGGAGGTAATATCTGTCCATTATATTTTGATGGAGCAGTGAATTTCTTCAAAGAGCTTCCTAGAGCAGATAATGCGAAGGAAATGGGAAAAGTTTATGAGCAACTGACGTCAATAAGACAAAGTTCTCAACCTGCAAGTCTTGGAGCAATTTGCTTAGGCTTGCTTAATTTACGAAATTGTAGTAGTAATGGCCAAAGTAGTAGGCATTTTTGGCTTCTCCGGAGATGGAAAGACAAGTAGCACTATCATTAATCCTGATGGTTCTATTGACCTCTCCCCAGAAGGTTATCATGGGATCAATCCTGAGAGTCATGGTATTCTCAATATTGACCAAAAGTCACTTCCTTTTCCCTCACTATTGAGCAAACAATGGTGTGCGGAGAATAAAAACTATCGGGAGACTTCTGATATTGACGTAATCGGAAGGACTCTTAAAGTATGGGCAGCAGATCCCAAAATCAAATCTGTATCTGTAGATACTCTCAATAGTTATTTAACCTTTAAAGAGCTCAAGGATCGTCGTAAGATGAGCTTTGACCAATGGAGGGACTTAGCTATAGATGTAGTAGACTTAGTCACTATAGCTAATACTGTGTTGCGAGAAGATCAAATCTGTTATATAATGGGTCATGTAGAAATGATTACTGATATTGATGGAAATGAGAGAAAAGCTCTTGCAACAAGTGGTAGAAAGCTAAAGAAGATATTTGTTGAATCATTACTACCTATTGTACTCTTTACTAGAGTAGAACCGGGAGCTGATGGTAATAACAAGTATTATTTTGAAACTAAGGCGAACCGCAGTTCTGCAAAGACACCAATTGGAATGTTCAAGGATTTCTTAATCCCTAATTCATTGGCATTAGTAGATCAATCTGTTCGAGAGTATTACGGAATTTAATCATGGATAAGAACACATTATCAATCGTCAAAAGACTGGAGATATCTAAGCAACCTATTGACAAAAAGGTTCAGGCTCTCCAGAAGAAAAAGGATGATTTTTGTGCTAAAATTGATACTGATATTGCTAATTGTATTGCTCAACTTGAGAATATTGATAGTGCAATTGAAGTGTTAACAAGAGGCATGAATGTCTCCAACCAAGTATCTACACCTGAAGTTGAGGAGATCCATCCTACTCAGAGTGTTAGTGAAGAAGTCGGGCAAACTCCTATGGAGATTGACCCATTTGTACGTTAATTTGTATTGAGATGAAGAAAACAAGTCTTTCGCTTATGGCCCTTGCATCGGGCAAGGAAGTTGTAGAAGGTGGTATGAGTTTCCCCGTGTATACAGGTATCTTCCCTATCAAAGTTATTGCAGTAAATCCTACCAAGAAAGAATTGGAGGATATTTATGGCAGACCTTTTAAAGAAGATCCCGTGTATCATGTGGTAGATCCTACTACATCTACTCAACGTACCTTAGTATCGTTTGTTGTGCGAACTATCCCTGAGAAATGCGGGGGTAAGGACATCATATTCTCCCCGATTAGAATTTGGGTAAATGATGCCTTCCGCTATAAGACTGACAAGACTAAGGTACAAGTATGTAATCCGTATGGTGAGTTTACTTGGTTAACCAAGGAGGAGCTTGACACTAATACTAAGCCCACTGATACTATCTTCCTCATGGAAGATGTAAGGCGTGCTTATATTGGAGAGGAACGCCTGCTTAGCTTCTTGCGAGCAGCATTGAACATTCCTCGTGTTGAAAATCCTATGACAGGTGAAGTCATTGCTGATAAGATGACAGCAGTATGTCGTCTTGATACAATGGAGAAGCTTGTTAAGACTGGAGATGTGACTGAAATCAAGAAGGCTCTTGTTGCGATGAAGATGTTCAAGATGGGAGCTGGTGCACGCACAACTGATGACAATCGCACATACCAAGACTGGTTCATTGACTATCCTATGAAGGGTGGAGTTACGGATTATAAGTGGTATGACAATCGAGTCAGAGATGCAAAAGAACGTGGTGGGTATGCTAATACCGACTTCGGAATGATGCCCTATGACATTCAAGAGTATAAGGTCAAGCCTACAGAGATGACAACAGCACCTACGCCTGTTGCTGCTCCGGCAGGGCCTATGGATGCTGACGAATGGTAGTAGATGCTAGCTACAGGGAAGGTTGTTGACCTAGATGTAGATGTACTATCTAAAGTTACTCAAGAGGATATAATATATTTTTATTTAGGAGTTCAACATCTTCCAATGAGAATACCGAGTCCCCTACGGAAGGATAGTAATCCTTCCATGGGGCTCTTTTACTCAAGAGATGGTAAGATATGTTATCACGATTTTGCAACTCATGAAACTGGTACTTATATAACGCTATTAGCTAAAATATATGGTATCCCATGGGAAGAGATGGTGAATAATATCTATGAAAACCTTGTATTAAATGGTAATCCTCTTTCTACAACTATACAGGTTGGTTCATCTCATTCATTCTCAAGGAAACCTAAGAATTTGACTAGAGATTTAAAGGTTCGAATACGAGAGTGGAAAGCTTGGGATAAAGAGTATTGGCTATCTTATGGGATAGGCAAACGAACCCTGAAGCTATGCAATGTATATCCTATCAGTCACATCTTCTTTCTTAAGGAGGATGGTACTGAGTCTGTTATGGAAGCTGACAAATATGCCTATGCTTATGTAGAATATAAAGATGGTAATCCATCTATAAAAGTCTATCAGCCATTTAATACAAAGTTTAAGTGGATTAGCAAGCATAAATCTGATGTCTGGGATCTATGGCAGCAATTACCTGATTCAGGAGATATCTTAATCATCACCAGTTCACGGAAAGATGCAATGTGCATTTGGGAAAATACTGGAATTCCTGCTTGTGGACTACAAGCCGAATCATACTTACCCAAAGAACATGTTGTTGAAGAGTTGAAGAACAGATTCAAGAGAATATACGTTCTCTATGATAATGACTTTACTCAAGAAGTGAATAGAGGCCATGAATATGGTAAGCTCTTTGCTGAAACATTTGGTCTTACTCAAATAGAATTACCTATTAGACTAGGATCGAAGGATAGCTCTGACCTCTGTAAGTCTAGAGGACGAGAGGTATTAAGAGAAACAATTTTTAAGTTAATTTATGATGAAGAAGATAAAGAATGTCCCTTTTAAGCTAGCTAACTTTAAAGACCCTAAGTGGGCTTATGCACAGTTAGTACAGTATGCTCGCAAGTATCGTAAAATACTTGCTAATATGAAAAAGAAGCCTATTTCTGATGGAAAGAAGCTTGACATTATTGCAATGGAACACAAGCTGTATGCTTATAATTCCATTATGCGCGATGTACTAATCGAGAGATTAGAGATGGTACAGAAGTTCCTGTACAAAAAGTGATAGTATGTATACGTTAAAGATTCGTTCCAAGAATCACACTGCTAATGAACTTAGACGTGCGATACGGAGTAATAAGAGAGCTGTTCTAAGATTGGGTAGCTCCACTCCTCTGGTTGATATTTTTCCAGGTGTAAGAGACCTGAGTAATGTTATGGAAATTAATTCCATACAAGCTTGTAAAGTCTCTGGGAATAAAACTCTGATGAAGCAAGCTTTCGACAGAGCCGAGGTAAGAACTGCTGAGTGGGGTGAAGTAACTGCTGAGTGGGATACGTTCCCTGCAATTATTAAGCATAACCACTCAAGTAAAGGTAATGGTATTTACTACATTACTAATGCTGAGGAGTTACGTGAATGGTTGAGCACCCATAATGCAGCTAATCATATCATTGAGAAGTACTATACTTATAGCAAGGAGTACCGCCTCCATGTTACTAAGGATGGTTGCTTCTATACCTGTCGCAAGATGTTACGTAATGATGCTCAAGAACGCTGGCATCGTCATGACAGTAACAGTGTATGGATTGTTGAGGAGAATCCTCAATTTGCTAAACCTGCTAACTGGGATCATATTGTTGCAGAGTGTGTAAAAGCTCTTAACGCAGTTGGACTTGACATCGCAGCAGTGGATATCAAGGTTCAGAGTCGAGAAGCAACTCCTAAGTTTATTATCTTAGAAACTAATAGCGCCCCTTCCCTTGGCGAAAGAACTGTAAGGGAGTATAAGACAAAGTTAACTGCAATGTTAAATGAATAAGTATCTTGGTCTAAGTCTCTTTTGTGAGGCTAATATTAATCTTCCCGACCTTGGAAAAAGTTGGAAGATTCAAGCTGGGCCCTGTTTTGGAAGGTTCTTCCACGATGGGAGAGTATCTGATTGTGGCAATAATTATGTTCATACACGCTTCAAGGCTACTATTTATCAGTTAAATGATAGTGAAATAGCTATTGATAAGTGTAGGAAGAATAATTTTTGCTCCTTAACAGAATCCCAATTGGCTGAATGGCATAAAGAGATTATGAAGATCACTAATACTAGGATTGAGTATGGTGGTGAGATGGTAGACACTAACGTAAAGATTACTTTTAAGCAGAGTGATTCTTATGTTGAATTACCTACGAATGATGGGGAGAGTAATTGTCCTGCATGGGAGATTCAGGTTACAGCTGATTACCTTACATTCTACCAGATTAAGGTACTTTGTACTCTTATCAGACTTTCAAGTGAGGCTCCTAACTCTATTGCTCTTCGTGAGGCGTTTAACCTCCACGAGCATGGAATGTTCACTAACCTCTCAGTATTCTCACTGTATGTAATGCTTTGTAATAGGCTTCAGTATGGGTACGATCAGTCTTTATATTGTACTTCAACTGACCAGATGATCCACACCAAGTTCTACAAGCCTATTTCTCTGAATAAATTCAAGGAGAGGTACACGCTTGGCACTGGTGCTTACAAGGAGTGTAATGGAAGAGTACAGAATTTCATTCCAGTAGTAGAAAGAAGTGTGAATAACAAGGAGAAGTTTAAGTTCCTTACGTACTATCAGAGTGGAGCTTTAGATAAGTATAACTCTAATTCTAGACTGTATTCTCAGGATGAAGTAGTGAAAGGAATCTTATTTGAAGGTAAGATTCACTTAGCCAATGTTATTCGGCAGTATCAGCAAATTTATGATGCTATCTTCACTCAGTTTAATAAGTTGGAAGTAGATAACCCATGTAATTAAGGGGGGGTATGGCAGGAAGGTTATACGGATATAGCACTATGATGAATCTTATGCAACTCTATGAGTGTACTTACTCATTAGAGAGTGCTGATGATACTCCAATAGAGGTTATATCCAACGACTATGATGCTGCATGCTTTGGTCGGTTATATGAAAGTAGGCCTATGGGGTGTACTGATTTCTACCAAATCCCCATATTCTCATTCTCACTTGCAGTATGTACATCTAACTCCGCTTCAGAATTCAACTTTAACAACAAGTGTTTGCTTACTGATGATGAGATTGTGGAGTACTTAGAGGATTTGAAGAGGTTATTCAAAGGGCCATCAGAATTTACTTATAAGATTTCTGATGCTCAAGATATGCTTAATAAATCTAAATACTTTAAAGATGTTAAATCTTGTATTAAGATTACAGTAACTTTGACGAAGACTTCATGGTTCTTCATCAAGTTTATAAGCCATGCTCTAAGGTTCTTAGAAGAGTACCCTTCTAATATGGTATTAAGAGAGGCTATGACTCTTAGACGAAAAGTTTCTCAGTACCAATCTTATCCTATACTAAGTATATTTGGATTTGTATACTCGGCATATGGCCATAACTCTCATTCCTTTACTCCTTTCACAAATCTTAGGACTAATAGAGCAATTGTAATTCCCTATTCGTACAAAGAATTTGCACTCATATGTAACAGGCATGACCTTAAAAATCATGAAGTGGGCACAATATGGAAGGCAAAGCTCGTAAGTTCAAGTCCATTTGACTCAAGTAATACATGGGCATTCCTATATGTTAGGGATTATATTGACAAGAGAGATATCCCTGAAGAGAGGCTAAAGGAATATAACTATGCATTTAACTTAGTTACATGAAAAAAATCTACAACGTTTATATTGTTGGTGCTGATTGGTGCCACATTACCAACTTTCTGACCTTTGGTGAGTTCAGAATAGTTGAGAATATTAAAGATGCTGATATTGTAATGTACACTGGAGGTGCGGATATTAATCCTGCACTATATAGTGAGAAAGTTCATCCTACTACATCCTACTACTCATCAAGAGATGATATGGAAGTAGAGGCATTTAAGCAGATTCCCAAAGGTGCTCTAATTATTGGAGTATGTAGAGGGGCTCAGCTCTTAACTGCTCTCAATGGAGGTAAGCTTATTCAGCATGTTACAAACCACACTGGTGGGAGTCATGACATTACTACTATCGAAGGTGAAGTTATGAGTGTAACTTCATGTCATCATCAAATGATGTGGCTTAAAGACCTTCCTGAGGATTCATATGAATTACTCGCGTGGTCTACTGAGCCGAGAAGCACAATCTACTGTATGGGAGAAGGGCCTATTAAAGTTCCTGATGATTTCAAGGAACCTGAAATAGTGTACTATCCTAATATCAATGCATTATGCATTCAAGGACACCCTGAGTGGATGAATAAAAATCAACCTACTGTTCAATATGTAAACAAGCTTATCAGTAAGTATCTCAATGACTAAAATTCAGAATTATCTCGTGGGTGCTGACCCCGAACTCTTTATTTGCGATGCATCTAAAGATAAAATAATCTCTTCTATAGGTCTTATTCCTGGAGTTAAAGGCAAGGCATATCGTCCTGCTGAACTTCCTGAGGGATTTGGCCTTCAGATAGATAATATCTTAGCGGAGTTCAATGTTCCACCTACACGAGATAAGAATGACTTCGTGAATAACATGGAAGTCATGAAGAATTATATTCGTGATTATGTAGCCACAGTTAATCCTCATTATACCATCTGCTGTAAAGCATCTGCTATGATTGACGATGACCAGCTTGATAGTCCTGAAGCAAAAGAATTCGGATGTTCTCCGGATTATAATGCATGGACTGAGGATGTTAATCCTAAACCTCAAGGTGAATCAACGAACCTTCGTACTACAGGATGTCACTTCCATATTGGATATGACGACCATAACACGGAGACTTCACTAGAGATTGTGAAAACTCTGGATTTATTCCTCGGAGTACCCTCTATTCTCATTGACCCTGACGACCGTCGTCGTGAGTTGTATGGTAAAGCAGGGTGCTTTAGATTCACATCCTATGGTGTGGAATATCGAGTAATGTCAGGATTCTTCATCAGCTCTCCTGAGTTAGTAGAGTGGTGCTTCAATCAAATTACTGAAGCAATTAACTTTATTAATAAAGGTAAGTCTGTAACTCAGGATTTCAGAAAGATCATCCAAGCAATTGATGAGAATGATAAGAAAACTGCTAAGTACTTAATTGACAAATATAATATTAAGTTAATCTAATGTGTGGATTATTTGGATTTGCCGGTAAATTAGGCAATCATGAATTTAATGTACTTAAATTCTCAATCCTCGGAGCAATGAATGATACTAGAGGAGGTGACTCCGCTGGAGCTTTCATTGATGGGGAAGAAGCCTATGGCATTGATGACCAGAAATTATTCTTAGATTTCGTTCAGAAGAATGAATTCGTAAAGAATTATGATGGTAAAGAAGTTCAATATGCTTTAGGGCATTGTCGAAAAGCATCTGTAGGTGCAAAGACTATCAAGCAAGCTCAACCTGTTGTAATTCGTAATAGAGAGACAGATAAGGTAGAGTTTGTGATGATTCATAACGGCACGCTCTTGAATCATGATGAGCTTAAAGATAAGTATTTGAAGGATTGCCCGGATCACTATACTGACTCCCAAATATTTGCATACATTGTATACTTTCATGGGTTCAGAGTCCTTGAGGAATATGATGGAGCAGGTGCTTTCATCTTCATAGATTATCGAAAGAAAGTACCTACTATGTATGTATTTAAGGGAGGGTCCCATCAATACGCCTCTAGTACAGTAATAACTGAGGAGAGGCCTTTGTATATGATGCAGAGAAATGGTGCTATCTGGTTCTCTTCAATCAAGGAAAGCCTATCATTTATCACCTTTGGAGAAGAAAGAGTAGTTGATTTGTTGATGAATACACTCTACATTATCCAAGATGGTAGGATAATCTCTAAGAGACAGTATGACCGAAGTGCACGGCATCAATTAGGTTATGCTGTTAAGCCCTCTACCTATGGTTATGGTAGTGGGTACTACAATCATGATGTTGGTGGTACTAAACCTGTACGCAAGGGAACCGAATATGGTTCCTATTGTGGAGGCAAGGTTGAGAAAACTATCCATGAGTGTTCTGGGTTAGTAACATCAACAGCTGATCTTTATGACACCCAAACTAAGAAGTTAGTGTTTAAGGATGGCATATATTTGTTCATGGGTAATCCTGCTAATGGCAAGATGACTATCTCTGAATATGGATTTGCTAACCTTACTGCAACAGGTTCCCCCTCTTTCTTCAAAGAGTTCTATTTCTATAAAGGATTCCTATTGAAGGATGCACTCAGCTATGCTACCGTACTTAAGATGGTAGAAATTGCTGGTGATAAAGTTGAGGATCATATGCTTCGTAAGTTTGTGATGCAAGCTTGGTATGATCCTAAGCTGGAGAAATTCTATACTCGTAAGGGCAAAGCCTTTACTGGTAGATATGATGTATACTTCACTAACTCTAACCGCAGTTACAACATTCTGAATGGTAGACCTGTATCGTATACAGATGATTTCTCCCAAAGAGGATCACTAGTTTGGGCTGAATATAAGCCAACCTATCCCACCGAGGAAAGCATTAAGAATATGGATGCCCATATCATTAAAGCTGCATATAAAGTACTCGATTCCTTTTCAGTAGAAATTTAATTATGCTTCAACGAACTATAAAAGTTCTTACAGCCTCTGGGAGACGAGCTCTCAAGGCTGACTGCTGTCTTATTGGTGAACAGTACTATATCAAGAATGAGGAGGCTGTCAAGATTGGTATGACATGGTACTCAAAAGACAGTTCTGACATATTCTTTGACCATGGTACAGCTTCATGGAGGAGACGTCGAGGTGTTAACATTCTTAAAGGAGTTGTAGGTTATGATGGCCGGATTCCTAAGATAGGAATGTTTGCTGCTAATCCTACAGAAAATATCACTGTATATGAAGTAGGAACTGATGGTATGCACAAGAAATCTACGATTTATATGAATAGAGGCCTTATTAAGAATAAGGATATTCATTATAATCGGAGTCTTGCTGTATATGAGGATATCTCTAAGATTACTGATCCTTCTATCCGTAAGGCTGAGGAGATGATTTGTAAGACTATGGGAAGGGGAATCTACAACTATAGTTTCCCTCAAGAATACTCTTCTAGCCATCACATGGAGATGTTTACTAAATACACTAGAGATATGCGGATTAACAATCCTATTAATACCTCTGATGTAAGTGAATTTGGTAAATATTCATTTGGCTTGGAGTTTGAGACCAGTAAAGGCAAATTATCTCAGGATGATTGCTTTAAATTAGGTCTCATTCCTCTAAGGGATGGGTCTATTGGTGGAATCGAGTATACTACTATTCCTATGAAGGGAGCTGAGGGATTCAACCTTCTGATTAATCAGATCAAGGCCCTTCAGGAGAATACTGCATTCGATAAGGAGTGTTCTCTCCACCTTCATCTTGGGGGACTTCCTATTGACTACAAACAGATCTGGGCTCTTTATAAGCTCTTACTTATCATTGAAGGTGATGTAACACGAATCTTTCCTCCCCTTGCATTTCAAACCTCTCGGTTTAAATCTTCTAAGAAAGATTATTGTACATTCCTTCGAAAATGCTCTACGTTCGAAGATCTGTACTCTTATGCCTCTGGTGGTAACCTGCGGTTTACTGGGTGCCTAACTTCTCCCCACCCTCAGGATCGTGAAGATAGACAGAAGTGGAACATTCATGCTCGATATCATTGGGCAAACTTAATTAACCTGATGTTCAAGGGAACAGGCAAGACTACTGAGTTCAGAGTTCATGCTCCTACCTTTAACATTCAGAAGATTATTAACTGGATGTTTATATGTGCTGCTATTCTTCAGTATGCTGAGAAGAAGAAAGACTTTCTTCTAAGGTGTACTCCTTCTACTACATGTATTACCCTGAAAGAAGTTGTTTCAGAGGTATATTCTAACAGGATTAGCTCTCAGCTTATTAAGTATATGGATGATCGTGCAGCTTTCTTCTACTTACTTAATAATAAGTATCAAGATCCAGCAGGTCTATTGGACATGGACTTGGATAATAGCCAGGATTTTGGTACTAACCTGATTACTAATGTTCGGTAGTTGGAGTAAAATACTTAGTGTTGAAGATGTATCTCCTATACTTGGTGTACTTGATTTAGAGTACAAGAAGTATAACATATTTCCACAAAAGAAGCAGGTATTTGAGGCATTTAGACAATGCCCATATGATGCAACTAGAGTGATTATTATAGGGCAAGATCCCTATCCTCAGGCTGGTTTTGCAACAGGTATAGCCTTTGCCAATCCACCTGGGATAAGGGATATTAGTCCTTCCTTAGATTTGCTTCGTGAGAGGCTATTTAAGGATTATGGAGTGAGATATAGTGAGTTTGACCAAACTCTTTTGTCATGGGAGAAACAAGGAGTTCTACTCTTAAATTCTTCACTAACAGTAAGAGAAGGCAGACCTGGTAGTCATACTCATCTTTGGGCCCCCTTCATACAGTTACTTATTAAGAAGCTGAATGAATATAACTCAGGGATAATTTATGTACTATTAGGCAATGTAGCTGCAGGTTTCGCTCGATTTATCGGGCCAAATAACTACATCCTAAAGTACCCACATCCTGCATATTTCGCAAGACTAGGATGTGGATTTAACTGCACCATGTTTACAGATATCAACCATAAGTTGAAGGAGTTAAATGGTGATGAAATTAACTTTTGATGTCAGTTAACAAGAAAGTAAGGAATACCCGAGCTATTGTGTATGACAATATTAGCTTTAAGAGTACTCTTGAGTGCAATTGTTATAAAAAGCTTAAGGCTGCAGGCTTTGACGCTGTATATGAGAAGTGTACTTATGTATTACTCCCTTCCTCAAAGCTAAAGTTTGTCAAGTTATTTACACCAAATAAGAAGAAGTCGTTATCTCTACATGGTTCGTATAGAGCTATGACGTACACCCCTGACTTCGAGTTTGAATATAAAGGAGTAACAGTCCTTTATGATGCGAAGGGTAAGCCAAATGACACGTATCCTCTCAAGAAGAAATTATTTCTTCATTATCTTGAATCTATAGGTAAGCCCTATATGTTCTTTGAGCCTCACAACCTCAAGCAAGTTGAGGAATCAATTCAAATTATATTGGATGAACTATCTACAGAAGATGACGAGGCTAGCAGAAGTATGCCTGAGCCCCGAAGATTTGAGTAGAACTCTATCATTTATGCACGATAGAGATTTCTTATCAATCAAAGAAATAGTTTCTTCTGCCTTCATTAAGTATAAGCGCAAGGGTAAGGATGATAAGAGTATTGTAGAGTCAGAAGAATTCTGCGCTTTTACAGAACTTTTGAGCGTCCTTACTGAATATATGCAGTTAAATGCTTATGAAGAGGAGGAGCTAGCAACAACATTAGGTGAAGAGTATTAGTGAACTTTCCCTGCCAATTAGTGAGCCGGAGTACAGAGTCCTTGGTGGATTCTCGTACTCCCTGCTTGCTACTTTTCTTAGAGAAGATGATCCTAAAGTATTAGTTGAATCTACTAAGAAAGAATCTGGTGCCCTTAGATTTGGGTCTCTAGTAGACTGTCTGATGACAGAACCAGAGACGATCCCTGAAAGATTTTGTATAAGAAACTTTACAAGTCCTTCAGATCAGATTATATCTGCGATGTTATACATATATGATACAATGCCTGATGCAAGAACATTCATGTATGTACCAGATGATCTTAAATTAGAAGGAGCAGCTCATGCTGAGTATGGTAAAACATGGCTCAACACTACTGTTCTTAAGAAGTTAAATGATAATGCAAGTTATTACACATATCTGCAAGAAGCAGAAGGTAAGACTCTTGTATCTCATACTGACTTTAAGACAGCTGAGGAGTGTGTGCACATTCTTAAAACACACCCATTTACTGAGAAGTATATGAGTGATGGAGACCCTTTTGAAGAGGGTATTGAACGAATCAACCAACTTAAGTTTAAATCTGCCTATGACAATACCTTAATAAGGTGCATGTTTGATAGGATAATTGTTAATCATAAGGATAAGACAATTCAACCTATTGACTTGAAGACCACTGGCAAGGCAGAGAAGAAATTTGAGGGATCTGTACTTGATTGGGATTACTATATCCAAGCTGGAATGTATTCTCAAATCTTGCTGGATGTTATATCACAAGATGACTACTTCAAGGACTTTACCATCCTACCTTTTAAATTCGTAGTTATTAATAGGTATAGAAGGAAGCCACAAGTATGGACTTACAAGCTAGTCAAGGAAGGTAATGATCTAATTGATCCTAATGAAGAAGTGCTTTTACAGCATGGATTCAAACCATGGAGGAGATTAGTAATTGAAGCCAATTGGCATCTTCAGACTGGCAAGTTTGATTATCCTTACGAGACATATGTGTCTGGAGGAGATCAAGAAATTAACATAATTAGATGCTTGAATGTTAGAAAGTAAAGCACTCCTAGATTATTTTAAAGGTGATGAATTAGCAGCTAAAGTGTGGCTGGATAAGTATGCTCTACGCTCTAAAAGTGGGGAGTTACTTGAACAGACACCTGATGATATGCATCACCGATTAGCAAAAGAATTTGCTCGTATAGAGGCTCAATATGGGGGCTCTGATATGCTCAGTGAACCTTATATTTATAATCTATTCAAAGATTTTAAATATATCATACCCGGAGGATCTGTAATGGCAGGCCTGGGAAGTGATTTTATAGGGTCACTCTCTAATTGCTTTGTAATTGGGCAACCTGAAGATTCATACTCAGGTATTATGAAAATTAGGGAAGAGCAATGTCATCTCATGAAGAGACGAGGTGGGGTTGGCAAAGATCTCTCAACTCTAAGACCAGCAGGTTCTGCTGTTAATAATGCTGCTAAAAGCTCTACTGGTGCAGCTTCATTTATGGATGTAGATTCAGCCATTACTAATGAAGTAGCTCAGAGAGGAAGACGAGGGGCGCTAATGCTCACCTTGGATGTACGCCATCCTGATATTGAAGAATTTGTTACTAAGAAGCAAGACTTATCTAAAGTTACAGGCGCTAACATTAGTGTTAAGGTCACAGATGACTTTATGAAAGCTGTTCATAAGAATGAAGACTTTATATTAAGATGGCCTATACATGTTATACCTGCTAAAGATTTTGCAAATAGTGATTCAGTTCCCTATAATACTCTACTAGAGTCCTATACTTCTAAGGTAGATAAGTTCTATTTTAAGAAGGTAAAAGCTCGTGAGTTATGGGAGAAGATTATTCACTGTGCATGGAATACTGCAGAACCAGGAATTATGTTTGAAGATAGACATCTCAACTATAGTCCTGATGGAGTATATCCCCAATACGCAGGTGTATCAACCAATCCATGTGGTGAGATATTTATGCAACCTTATGACAGTTGTAGACTACTGCATATCAACTTGACAGCTTTTGTAAAAGATCCATTCAGCGTTACAGCTAAGATTGATTATAATAAGTTGAAAGAAGTTGCACATGCAGCACTCAGGCTGGGTGATGATTTAGTGGATTTAGAGATAGAAGCTATAGATAGAATCTTAGGGCATATCAAGTCTTCGAAAGGAGATAATGATAGAGAGTATATACTATGGCAGACTATCAAGGAAACAGCCATAAATAGTAGGAGATGTGGAGTAGGGTTTACTGGCCTCTCTGACATGCTTGCTATGCTTGGTACTTCCATCGATCATTCTGGTATCTTTGAGGTAGTAGAAGAAGTAATGAAGTGTCTCTGTAGAGAGGAGCTTTGTGAATCTATGCTATTAGCTCAAAGAAGAGGTACATTTGCAGGATGGGATCCGAGTTTAGAGCATAATGACTGGTATGATATGGTAGCAGAAGAGTTCCCTGACTTGTATAAAAATATGCAAGTTACTGGTAGGAGAAATGTAAGTTTCTCTACTGTAGCTCCGACTGGTACTGTTAGTATCTTAGCTCAATGTTCCTCTGGGATTGAACCTGTATTCTCCATATATTATACTAGAAGGAAGAAATGCTCTACTGATGCAGATAGAGTAGATTTTATTGACCAAAATGGGGAGAAATTCACTGAATTTAGAGTCTTTCACCCTACATTCATTAAATGGTATCAAGCTGTTTCAGGTAAATCCTGGCAGGATGCAAAGGTGGTACTTGAGAATGAAAGCAAGGAAGGATTAGATTCTATAATTAAGGGTTCTCCTTGGTATGAACAAACTGCTTCTGAGATAGATTGGAAGGTAAGAGTCTTACTACAATCAGTAGTGCAGAAATTTACTACCCATAGTATCTCAAGTACAGTGAATCTACCTAATACCGTAACTGAATCAGAGGTTAATGATATCTACAAATATGCTTGGGAAGCCAAGCTAAAAGGTATTACAGTGTACCGAGATGGATGTAGAAGTGGAGTATTAGTAACAGATGCAACAAGTGGTACTAAGTTTGAACAACATAGTGCCCCGAAACGACCTAAATCTCTTAATGCAGACTTACATGTTGTAAAGGTTAAAGGTATCAAGTATGCAGTAATTGTAGGCTTGATGGAATCTAAACCATATGAAGTATTTGCATTCGAATTAGGTAATGGAAACTTCTTACCTCAGAAGGGTAAGATTGTGAAAGTCAAGCGTGGTTATTATAATTTTATAGGTGATGAAGATCTCATAATTGAGAGCATTCATTTAGCTAATGATAAGGTTGAGGAGAGAGCTAGTTCTATCTATATCTCAATGCTTCTTCGTCATGGTGCTCCTATAGAATATGTAGTAGCTACTGCAAAGAAGGTTAATGACAATATTGCTTCATTTACATCAGCAGTATGTAGAGTTTTACTCAAGTACACCACTAAGGATACTAGTGAAGAAACGTGTCCTGAATGTGGCTCTAAGATAATTAGAGAAGCTGGATGTAAGAAGTGCAGTAATTGTGGTTATTCCCTCTGTTTATTAATGTTAGGTAAGCTATGAAACTAAAGATTTATTATAAGTCAATTGATGAAAATATACATCCTGTTGTATTAAAAGATGGAGAGTGGTTTGATTTAATGGCTGCTGAAGACCATACATTCTCAGCTCCTCATAATGCATATAACACTCGTATTACTCAATATGATAGCTATAAGATTTCTTTAGGAATTGCTATGTCTTTACCAGTGGGTATTGAGGCAATCTTAGCTCCTAGAAGTAGCCTTTTTGAGAAGAAGGGCTTAGAATTAGTAAATAGTATTGGAGTAATTGATTCAACCTATAGTGGTAATAGTGATATCTGGAATGCTTATCTAAAAGCAAGTAGAGATTGCGTTGTTACTAAAGGTGAAAGAATCGTACAGTTTAGACTGCAACCTTCCCAAAAGGCATCTGTTTGGACTAAGTTAAAGTGGCTATTTACTTCAAAGATTGAGTTTATCAACGTCGATGATCTTGGTAGACCTAATCGTGGAGGAAATGGTTCTACTGGTGGATATAAAGAAGTATAGTAAATGGGAATTATCAATGTAATATGTATCATATTATTCTGCGCATTAGTAGTTGGGGCAATCCTCAAAGGAGCTCTAATGATCTATAAAGATATTCGTAGACATAATATGGCTCAGGAGAAGTTTAAAGTATCCTTTAAGAAGCATTTCAGTAAGGTAAACGTACCGTTAATTAAGATGAAAATTAATGGTCAACTACGATATTTCCTCGTAGATACTGGATCTGAGATGAGCATTCTTAGTAGTGAAGTATTTGAAACTTTGCCAAAAGAAAGCTATTCGAAAGTAATGGGTCAATCTGTAAGTGTTACTGGATTTACTGGTAAGACTGATGAAAAGCCTGTAATTCTTACAAATCTATCTTTCAAGAATGATAAGTATGAGGATATATCCTTTATAGTCTCAGATATTAGCTATGTATTTAATTATATCAAAGATAATTCTAAGATTGAAATTGCGGGTATATTAGGCTCATACTTCTTCAATAAGTATCGGTGGTCTATTGACTTCGATGAAAGATGTATTTGGATTAAACCATCTAAGAATGCCTAAGTATAAGTATGGTAGAAATGGTCAACGTACCTTTACTATACTTACTCCAGTGGATTCTAAAAAATCTGCTAATTGGGTAGCTAAATTACATTATAATGTAAATGTCTCAGTTAGTTATAAAGATGGAATGAGACTCTGTATCTCTTGTGATAGAGGCCCAGAGTTATGTGAAGGTGAAGAGATCATTGCTACTAAAATGGATGATAACATTAGTCAACTGTTCATGATTAAACAAATCTTGCATCAGAATGATGAATGGTATCTAATATTTGAGTAGTGAAGTATTTAGTAACTAACCAACCAGAATTATTTGACTCTGAACTCTATCAGAGAATTTCTGTAGAGAAAGCTTTAGAGTTATTAGAGTCATTTGAAGTGTGTCAGTTAGATACTGAAACTAGAGGATTAGATGTACACTCAGGTGAACTATGGCTGACTCAATTTGGCAATAGGAGACTTGATATACAAATTGCTGTTGATTGTGCTACAATAAGCATAAAATGCTTCAAGAGTTTTCTTGAACGTAAAGATATATTATTCATAATCCATAATGCTAAGTTTGACTTAAGATGGTTCTTCAAGGAACATATAGTCATAACTAATGTATATGATACTTTCCTGGCGGAGAAAATCCTATATTTAGGATATCCGCCAGGTATTATCAGCTTAAGCTTGCAAGCATGTTGTAAGAGATACTTAGGTGTGGAAATGGATAAAAGCGTACGAGGGGAGATCTATAAAGGATTGACCGAGCGAGTTGTAATCTATGGCTGTACAGATGTCATGTATCTTGAAGATATAAGAGATAGGCAGTTAGAAGAGATTACTAAGAGAGGGCAACTTCGGGCTCTTAAGATTGAGAATCAATTCGTAGTCGTATTAGCATACATTGAGTATTGTGGTATTAAGCTCGACCCTGTTAGGTGGAGGGCTAAGATGCAGAAGGATCAAGATAGGTTAGAGAAAGCTCAGGCTGCTCTTGACCAATGGGTTATTGAATATGGGGATCCTGAATTCCTATTCACTGACCTACAAGGTGATTTATTTAGTGGCTATGCAGGCCCTAGATGTGCTATTAATTGGAACTCTCCTTCTCAAGTAATCCCATTATTTGAGAAATTAGGGTTTAATTTATGGGCAAAGAATAAGAAGACTGGCAAGATGGGCAAGTCTACTGACTCTAAGCTTATAAGGATACAAGAGCATATTAGTAGCATCTCTAAACCTTATCTTGAATACTCAGCAGCATTTAAAGTAGTAAGTGCATTTGGTCAGAACTTTATTGATGCCATAAACCCTAATACTAAGCGTATTCACCCCACATTCTCACAGATGATGGACACGGGCAGATTAAGTTGTGGTAAAGGAGGTAAAAAGGCATCTAAAGGAAAGGATAGTGATGTAGCTGAGGAGAGTATTCCTACTACACAAGATGAAGATAAGAGTGTTAATATTCAGCAAATACCAGCTGATGATGATACACGAGCTGCATTTGTCCCTGAAGAGGGATATCTTCTGATTGACTCTGATTATGGGGATCAAGAAGGACACGTATTCACTGAATTATCACAAGATGAGAAGTGGATTGAGTTCTATAATGACCCTAATCCTAGAGATGGTCATGGATTTGTAGCTAAGATGTGCTTCCCTGACATTCTTAAAGATGTAGATGAACTTAAAGTTAAAGAAGAGCGTAAGGATTTAAGAGCTCATGCTAAATCTGCTCGATTCTGCTTTAACTATAATGGATCTGCTGAAACTGCAGCAAAGAGTATTAATATTCCAGTAGAGTTTGCTAGAGAAATCTATAAGAACTACTTCCAGAATTTTAGTGGAATTGCTCAGTATTTTAAGAAGCAGAAGAAGGACATGTGGGATAGAGGATATATCCTCATCTCTGAATTCACTGGCTTAAGAGCTCATATATATGATTGGAGTACCCTAAAAGGCATTGAGCGAAGGATTAATTCTGAAGGTCAAGATTTTTGGGCCAATTATAGAGCAGCTAAAGCTTCTGGTGAAATACAGGAGAATATTCCTGCATCTGTACTTCAAGAAGTATATAAACGATTTGCTGATAATTATACCATTGAGGAAATTGCTACTTCCTATACATATCAAGTAAAGGAAGGCAAAGAGGTGAAGACTAAGATGTGTGTAGTTAATTCAGCAACAGTGTATACTCAAGTTTATAAGCATCTGAATAAAAGACGTTCTTCGTCTGAGAATCAGTCTTGTAACTATCCAAGTCAAGGTACTGCTGCCGCTATGAGTAAGATAGCAGGTATTAGATACTTTAGACATCTAGTGGAAGATGGTCTAATTTTCACAGTTAAAATCCCCAATATGGTTCATGATGAATATTTGGTTGAAGCTCCTATAGAGATGGCTGAGCAGGAAGCACAAGTCCTTAAAGAGCATATGGAGTATGCCGCTAAGATCTTCTGTAAGAGTGTAACCATTCATGCAGAGCCTCAAATTGGAATTTGTTGGATACATTAATGAGTAGTATCAAACAATTGTCACAGATAACCTCCTGGCAGCGTGCATTAAATGCTGCTAGGAGGACTATCGGTAAGCCACCAATTGATAAGATACCATCTCAATCATGGGAAGCTAAGATGATATTGGCAGAACATAGCCCTATCAGGTTAGTAGAATATGATTGGACATGGGAAGATATTAAGCAGTGGGTTACAACACACTTAGTTCGTCACCATAATGGCTGCGAGAAATTCGTGCATAGTCAGAGAGGTGATAGAAGAAAGTTAGATGTTCCTAGAGATGAACTACCTCAAGGGTCTTTAAATGATATGGATATGACAGCTAATGTTCAAGCTATTATAAATATATCAAGGAAGAGACTCTGTAGTTGTGCATCTCCAGAGACTAGAGAAGCTTGGAGGCAAGTAATTGAGGAGATCCGCAAGGTTGATCCTGTACTTGCTGATAAGTGTGTACCAGAGTGTCTCTATAGAGGGTTTTGCCCTGAATTTATGAGTCCTTGTGGTTACTCGAAATCTAAGAAATTTGAGGAAGATTTAGCTAAATATAGGAGTACTAATTATGATAGCTAAAATTATTAAGTTCGGGGCACCTTGGTGTCAAGGATGCATCTCAGCAGATATAGCTTTAGATCAACTCAGTGCTATTAATCCAGATATTGAGATTACTAAGGTGAATATTGAAGAGGATGAAGAAACTCCTGCTAAGTACAAAGTAAGAGGATTACCTACACTTGTGTACTTAAATAGTAAGGATAAGGAGATGGCTCGACACACAGGCAAGATCAGTATCCAAGAGATATTAAATACAATTAATGATGATGGACTATAACAAGGTACATACTGAAATTAAAGATACTTTTGTGGCTAAGAACCATGACTATGGCAACTCTTTCGAAAAATCATTAGATAAGTTTGGATTAGTTGCAGGTGTAGTACGTATTGGAGATAAGTATGAGAGATTAGTTAAACTAACCTCATTACAATCACAACCTACTACACCTAAACCCTCTTTTGGTGAGGCAAAAGGGATGAAAGCTGCAGCTGCAAGAGTAGATGAATCCTTATCAGATACACTAAAAGATATGGCTAATTATTGTATTATGGCAGCAGCCTGGCTAGAATCTAAAGCTTAATAGATATGGATATATTTTATAAAGCAGTTTCTAAGAGTACTATGGAAGCTATATTCCATTCATATGTAGCACTACTTAGTACACAGTTTGGTAATACAAGGTACCTCAAGGATAAGGATGCTGGATTTATGGATTCTCATCCTCGAATTCTTGATATTTATGGAGAGCATAGTTGGGAAGAGATATCTATAGAGGGCCGTGGTACTTCTACATACTTCATATGTAAAGTTATGCTGAAGATGAGGAATAACACACGTATGGAGTGTCAAAAATATGCTTATAGGATGCTCAATACTCCTTCAGGCAAGCCAAGATGTGAGGGAAGGCATGCTATGGATTTACTAAGTAACCTTAAAAGATTTGAAGACAGTCCGGTGTTTAAATCTGTACTTGAGGATACTTTTGGAATGATGTAAGCTATATGATTATATGTGCTTTATCAGACCTACATGGGTATCTTCCTAAAGATATACCCAAATGTGAAGTTGTGTGTATCGCAGGGGACATTGTTCCCCTCGATATACAGAACGATATTGCTAAAAGTTTTATATGGTTCGGGCATGATTTCCTTCCATGGTGTGAGAGTCTCCCTTGTGAGAAAGTATTACTAGTAGCCGGTAATCATGACTTCTTCCTTGAGGTATTCTCAAATACTCATCAGGCAGGTAAGAGCTATAAATTTGGAGATAATTCTAAAGTTATCTACTTATGTAATAGCATATACAAGTTTAATCATATGAAATTTTATGGAACTCCTAATGTTACAGACTTATCTGGATGGGCATTTAACGTAGAGTTCCCAGAGTCCAAGGAGGTATTTGGAAGAATACCTGATTGTGATGTATTAATTACTCACACTCCACCTTTTGATGCTAATAACACTGGTAATGTCTTTGCTTCTCCTACTAAGCCTGACTATGGCTCATGGGAGTTGAGAGATGCTATTAGTGAAAGAAAGATTAAGTATATATTCTGTGGGCATGTCCATACTGGTAATCATAAATTATCTGATTGGGAAGGTCACTATATTGCTAATGTTAGTATCAAGAAGGAAGATTATTCACCAGCTTTTGAGCCACTTTTAATTAATACTAATGAGAATAGAGAAGATAGGATGTAGAACAATTCCTATGGATATTCCTAGGATACTGGATACAGCTATGAGGATTCTTCAGTATGAGGATGAACTTACACCTTCAAGATTGGACAGAAAGGCTATTATTGATATCGTAGGTGAAAATACTAAGGGTTCAAGAATGATGGAGTTTCTTCGTGGTATCAAGGTATACATCGAATACCCAACTGCACGAGTACACCAGATTCAACAATCAGACATAGAGAGAATTCTAAGTAAGAGTGATGATGGATATTATAAGGGTGAAACAACTCTTTATGAGTTGAATCACTTTGATAGTGACATTATCCCTGCTATTCTACACAATAAGGAGAATAAGATTGGATTCTCATGGAGACCAGTTGAGAAAACATTTGCTTTCTTACTGACTATCCCACATTATGAGTATTTGAGAGCAGCTAGGACTATTACTGAGTCAGGGTGTACTTACATTGGAACTGATACATTCGTAGCCTCTACAACCGTAGCCCTCGATAAGTATCATGGTAATACAAGGGTAGTGATTCCTAATGATATGTTAGGATGTATTCCTTGGGGCAACGAAGGCTCTCCTAAATTAAAGGTTGACTTTGTGAATGATAAATGGACTGTTGAGCAGAAGGATGGATGTTTTGAGATGGACTTTCTTGAAATGGGAAAGGTAGGGGCGAAACTTGACAGTCTCCTTCATATTCATAGGGTAATGGAAGGAGCTCTTAAGAAGTATGGAGAAATGTGTATACCCCCTTTATTTGGAGTAGATATACTCTTTATAGGTAATGAAGATCAATTATCTTCTCTTCTAAGTATGCCTGGCCCATGTCAAGATCGAGCACTTAGAGGCCCAATCCAGGAAGTTGTCTACCACTACAGGATGTCTAAATCTTTACGTTTATGAAACACTTCTAATGATTACTAATTCTACAACTCCAGCATTATGTTTAGATGACTTAACGCTGATACCAGCTCCCTACAGTCTTATCACGAGTAGGAAGGAGTGCAATCCATATATAAATACAAAGGGTGCACTCCCGTTGTTCACCGCTCCCATGTCATCAATTATTGATGAAACTAATTGGGTTACCTTTGCTAATGAAGGTATTTCTACTATTATTCCAAGAACTGTTCCTATTGAAATAAGACTTGAGTTGATGACTCAAACCTTTATAGCAGTTTCAGTTGAAGAATTCATAAAGTTTTTCTGCACTCCTGAGAATCAAAAGAGCCTTCATAAGACTCTTACTGAAAATAATCAGAAGGCTTATATTTGCTTAGACATTGCTAATGGGCATGTTAAAGCATTTATAGACCTCTGTGAGGGTGTTAAGAAAGAATTTAGGGATAAGGTTCAGATAATGGCTGGAAATATTGCTAATCCTGCTGCTTATATGCTCTATGTCCAAGCTGGTATAGATTATGTCAGAGTAGGTATTGGTACTGGATCTCAATGTACTACATCAGCTAACACAGGTGTTCATTTCCCAATGGCTACTTTACTGGAGTACATTAACAATATTAAGTCAGCTATTAAAGATGTGCCGAAGCCTAAGATAGTAGCAGATGGTGGATTCAAAAATTATGATGATATCATCAAAGCACTCGCTTTAGGTGCAGATTATGTGATGCTTGGAAAAGTATTTGCTGAATGCCAGGAAGCATGTGGCCCAATTAAGTCTATATGGAAGAATGGTGAGGAAGTATTCATGAGGGAGTACTTCGGGATGTCTACTAAGAAAGCACAGTCTCTTATGGGTAAGAGTGAGCTCAAAACATCTGAGGGAATATCCTCGATGGTTGAGGTTAAATACCCACTTAAGAAGTATGTGACTAACTTTAAAGACTATCTTAGAAGTGCCCTTAGTTATGCAAATTGTAGAGATGTTAGTGAGTTCAGACGTAAAGCTGTTCTTACTGTAATCTCTCCTCTTGCGAGAAACACATACTTTAAGTAATGACATACCAAGAATTTGTAGAGACTTATAAGCCTATGAAGAATAGGCTGAATCCTGCTGCGGACTTTGATGGAACATTATTTGCTACAACAGAGTTCTGTAAAATTGGCCCAGAAGTTATGCGGTACAGAAAACTTTGGTCAGTATACAAACAGGAAGTACTTAACCCTGAAACTGGCTTGGATGAGTGGAGAACCTTCATCATCCCTGGCACTTTCAATGGTCAGGTAATGATAGGCTATATGGTAACAGAAGTACCATACGAGTACGGACGTAGTATAGTGGTATTACTTGAATAAAAAATCCCCGGTAGAGCTTATGGGCCCTATCGGGGAATTTTTTTTAGACTTCAGACTATCTCATATTAGTTGTAAATGTATCATACAAGTTGAAGAAGTCTTGTGCAGCATTAGCACCTGGGAGTAATCTTGTTGTAAAGTAGAAGGGCCCTCTCTTATCACGAGAGTCCTTATCCCATATCAAGAATCCTTTATAATCCTCACCAGTAATTAAATCTCTAGTCTCATCAACAATATTATTAAAAAACCCAGTAATATTATTGATATGTCCTATCATAGCTGTAGGAGAAGTAATAATATCTTGTGCACTTGCAAAGTTTACGAAGAAGGACGCCTCAAGGAAAGATCCATACAAAGATCTATATAAGTTCTGAGTAGCTAATGTCATGAAGTAGTTATCATCCTTATCTTCAGGCTCTGGAATTAATCCTTTAGATGCCATAGCTAATAAGAATAGTATTACAATACTTTGAAATTCATAAGCAAGAGCTTTCAATTTATTGAGTCTTAATTGAAGAAAATCATCGAATGTAAACTCTGTCTTAGAGGCGGTAGGATGAGCTGCAAAATACTCATCATACTGCTTCCTAGCAGCTACCTCATTTTGACCTAAATTTCTACCAGCTATAACTCCTATAATGGGCAATGATCTTACAAATAGTCTTACAAAAGCCTTACCAATTTCAGCACCACTTGAAGAGAATTCTTTAAATCCTACTAAGAACCTACCAACGTCGTATTCTTGAGTTACAGGATCATAATCAAATGATTTCCATCTAGTCTGTAATAGACCTGGCATCCAGTTTCTATAAAGCATTACTAAAGAACCTGCAACTGTAGTACCAGCTAAATAAGAGTCTTCTGCAGGCATAATACCTTTTACAGAAGTTGCAGCTGCTTGAGCCATAGCTCTAAACCTAATAGCTTCATCTTTAGTAACCTCATTAAGCTTATATTCTCCAGTAATATTATCTACCTCAAATAAATCTGCTAACCTCTTGGCCCCCTCTACCTTACTAACTCGAACAATTCTCTGCTTATTAGAGTCCCAACCCCACTCATACATCATTGAAGTAAGAACTCTTCTATCAATCATATTATCAGTCTTCTCAAGTAAGATGAACATATTCTCTAGATTGATAATTTTATTAATCTTATTAGCAGATAGTTCCATAGCCTTTTCCTTCCATAGATCTTTATTACCAATATGGAAGTGCTCTATGATCGCTTGATACTTCAAGGGATCAGATTTTTTTAAGACTTCAGCCGCTTTAAAATCTCCAACAGTGAAGTATTTTCCTTCAGCAGCTTGAAGGTAGAAGTTAAGAACATTCTGAACATAGTTTCGCACTCCAAGTACAGGCTTTAAACCAAGGGTAGATGCAGCTGCCCACTGAATATTCTTTCTTAGAACTAAGTTCCATGAAAACTCTCTTCCTCCTACTGTAAAGGTCTTTCCCCCATCTTGGGAGGTCTTACCATATACATACAAATCTATATATTTCTCAAGAGTAGCAATATCATCACTCTGTAAGCCAATAGCTGATAGAACTTTATCCTTAAATCTATTCATATATGGTGTATTATCATCAATAGATGTATTAACCATATTAGTCTTAGCAGAAGCTAATAGATTCTGAGCAGCAGCTTCTATAGTCTTCATATGCTTATAGGTGTATACTGACTTGGTAAGTGTGATAAGAACCCTAGATAAGTCATATGATTTCTCAGTAACACCCTTAGCTAATTGAAGCTTACGAATAGCTTGAGATCTAGCTCTTTTCCAATCATCAGTATCTTTAGGAATACTAGGATCTATTATATCCTCAGCTGCTTTAATTTCCTTCTTGGTTAAAGAACTACGTAGTGGATCTATATAGAAGACAGGTACATGCTTAATAGGATTACCTTGATAGTCAACCTCCATAGCATCTTCCTTACTCTTATAGACTATATCAGATTCATCACGAGTCTCAAAGGATTGCAAAAGTATATTTCCTAATTTACCTAAAGCAGCTGGGCCACTTTGAAATAGAGAATCTATTAGATCTTGACGAACATTAGCAATAAATTTACTACCAATCTCCCTACCAGTTATATCAGCGAACTCCCTATTGAAATCAATATACATATTATAGTAATCAAAGAGAGGTTTATTCTCTGCAATGTACTTATATTCATCAGTATAATAATCACTAATAGTATCTTTCTTTACATACTTGGTAGAGATAAACCTATTCTTTGGATTATACAATGCATCTTTATTAAAGGATACATCATGAGTAGACCTCCAATCAAAGTATAATTTGTTGTAAAAATCCTCATCATGTAATCCCTCATGCTTAGCAAGAGTATCTTGCCACTTCTTATTAGCTGCTTCAAAATCCTCAAGAGCTTTACCAGTGTACTTAAAGGCAGTCTTTTTATCTCGTGCTACTTCAAAGTGATGTAGTATCCAATTAGCATTAAGAGTCCCCTTCTCTCTAGAGGCATTAAAATCATCGTAAAAACTCTTCTTAATCTTATTAATTAAAGTACCCTTCTCCTTATTGACAAGTTTATTAAAAGCATCTTGAAGAGTCATATTATTCTTCTCTGCCCATTCTCTAAGAGCTATTGTTCTATCAGATATAATCTTAGTAGAAGATACCATATCATTATAAAACTTATCTTGGGCACCTTTTACAAGTTTAGAAAATGCTTGAAAGACTGGGTGACTTTGCTCACTTAACTTCCTAAACCATCTCTGAAAGAATCCTAATTTAGGGCCAGGTTCAGTAATATCTACACCAGTATTTTCACGGAGTAGGTCTTGTATAGCTTGGCTAAAATCAGTCTTTAACCTAGCTCCCACACCAATAGCCTGATTAAGTCTATTTGTTAAATCATCATCTCCAATCTCATCAATAGTACTAGCTACTTGATCTAAGAAATTACTAAGCACGCTTAATCTGTCATTTAGCTCCTTAAGTTCAACATGGTCTAAGGCTCCCTCAGTTCCATTAGGGATACTCTTACGAGTGTTAAAGATCTTTTGAATCTCAAACATTTCATCTAGAGCATAGCTAAAGTCTTGGTTAACAAGTATGGCATCTATTAGCTTCTCAGTTCGAGCTAATCTAGCTTTATTCTCCTTAGTAGGCTTATCATGAGCAGCCTTTCTCTGAGAATCCCTAGTAGCCATAAGAGCTACTAAACTCTTATTTAACTTAGGGTTGTGGGTCTCTTCATTAGTGCTAGGAAGTGGCATAAGATAGTCCTTACTAGGATTCATCATCTCAATCTTTCTGAATCCGAAGGGAGAAGGAGCTCCAGCAGCTTTATTCCAATTAAGCTGCATATTAATAGGAATAACGCGTGCTTCTGCAAAATTAATAGAGGTATCCTTACCATTCTTAATAGCTTCCCTGCGAAGAGATGCAGCTACAATATTCTTATATTGAGTAAGCTGAACATCATATGCTTGCCTAAGATTTTCCGAAACAGCTCTTACTACCTTACCCTTAACAGTCTTCATTGATATACCTTTATAGTCATATATACCAATAGTTCCATTGGAGTACACCACAAGTAAATCACAAGTACCTGCTAGATCTCTTTCTTCATCATATATAATCTGCTCAGTAATAATAGTAGGGGTTCCTTGAGTACCAGTCTGCTTATTAATATAAGCTTGGTTGCTCATAATATTATCATAGACCTTCTTAACTCCCCTTCTTAGAGTATCATATTGATTCTCATCTTCATCTAACTTAATAATATTAGATAATTGGCCAGGAGTATATCCTGCAAAATCAGGGATGTTTTTAAGAGCCCTAAATACTTCTCCATGTAGTTCATAATAATCACTATCTTTCCCCTCAAGGATATCCTTCATAATTATTTCATTCCACTTGTGAAGTACAGTACCCTTTAAAGCATAAGCTGGATTTCCTACACTTTGCTCTCCCCATATATTAAAGATTCTCTTCTTAGCATTATGTACTAAGTCTGAAACACGTCTCCCCACTGGGGTTCCATCAGCCTTAACATACTTCCCAAGGTTTGTATCATAATGTATAGGAATAGTATTAAAATAATTTACTATATCTCTCTGAGTAGCTTGCATTCTACTATCAAGTTCATAATAGTAATCATTCTTATCAGCATTAGTTAATCTAGTAAGACCAGTTGTTTGCTTATTTAGTAACATCAATGCTGACTCTGTAAAGGGTGCCATATCCTCCGAGATAACCTCAGAGCTGAAGTTGACCATTCCAAATAGATCTTTTATAAACTTAATTAATCTATCAAAGAATTTCTTAAAAGCATTAACATTTCCAGCAGACTCCTCAGTATATTCATTAGAGCTTTTATCCCATATTCTAATAACTTCCTGAGCTATAAGCTTACCAACAGTTTCGTTAATAATCTTATTCTCATCATTATTATATACTTCAGAGTACTCAGCCTTAACTTTACTATACATTTGAGTCTTTACAGCTACATTACGCATTCTCTCTACAAGAGGATTATCCCCCATCATATGCACAAGCATATGAGCACATTCCTCACTTAGTGTAGAGATATCTGCCTTACCCTCAACTACACTTACTATCTTCCTAAACATGTCAGCCTTAGCTACAGCACTAATAGGGTTCCCATCTACATCATAGATTACATCAGTTGGATTATAAGTAAGACCTACTTTATTCATCCACCCTACTATAATCTTAGTTAGAGCAGCTTCAGGATCTCTATCATATTCTCTAGTTAGCTGATACTCATCTGTAACAGTAGGAGTATACATTGTCTTTACTGGAGCTTTAGCCTCTGGTAATACATATCTAGTGACAGTAATGTTATTCAAAACCTTACCCCCTGTAGATCGCTCAGAAACGCCTATTTGAGCCCTTAACTCTGGGACTTGAGAGTTTATACGATTAGCAACTGCTAATGCCTTAGAATAGTCTGAAAATACCGTAGGACGACCATATTTATCAGCTACTCCAAGTGCCTGTCTCTCTTGTAAAGAAATAGGCTCATATTTTATACCTAAGGAATCAACTATTCTTAGGGCCTCCCGAAGGCTAGGGATATTATCCCCAGCCCTCGTATATACAGCCCATGCAACTTTAGTCCCAAACCTATTTACTAGGTCTTTCCATTCCTTAGAATTTTTATTAGGACATACTATACTCATAATTATCTACATTGTTTTTCACGCTCTTCTCCTTCATTAATGGCCTCTCTTGCTTCCTCAGCCTGATTAGTAGGAGTAGTATCTTCATCAAGAGCTTCTTTAACTAAGTCTCTCGTTGGGTCACTCTTAGTGAGGAGATCATCATTAATCTCTGCTGCTTCTACAACTCCTTTAATATTTAAGGTCTCCTCATATCTATAAGGACTTCGCTCAAATACCTCTACTATAGCTTTATGTAACTTACTATTAGGAGTCATATTGTAGAAAGAATATTGATGATTATCAGAGAAATCTTGATGATGCATACCTCTTAAATTCTCTACAATGAAAGTTAGTAAATTTCCACCTTGATGAACTCTTTGTATAACATTAAACCTATTTGTAATTTCATTAGTCTCCGGATCCTTAATATACCTTTTAAAGAACTCCAATTCTGAGAATCTATTCCCCTCAGGAAGTATATCCTTATTATTGTAATTAGCGAACTGGAAAGCTGCAGGAAATACATCATATGCTTCAGTTGTTCCTAACTCATCATATCTTTTAAGAATATCATTAATATACTCCTTGTACATTTGTGCAGGGATTAAGTCAATGAAATTCAAAGGAGACTGCTGTAAGCCCGACTGAGCAAGTGCAAACTTCATTAAGCTTACTGCAAAATCTCTATCAGATTGATATAGTTCAGTCCAAGCTTCAGTAATAGCATTGAGAGCAAGAGCATCTTTATCAGCAAAAGATTTAATGTTATATCCCCTACTAGCATTCCTAGTATTTATGATAGGTACTAGAGCTCTAAATAAAGGATTATCCTTATATTGAGGAAGCCCCTTATACCTAGCTAATTGTACAGGCACACTTTCATCCCCTACCATTAATTCTACTTGCTGACTAGCTAATGTTTGACCATTACTGTCAGGAGTATTCATAATCATATAGGTGATAAAATCAGTTCTAAACTTATCAAGGATAGACACTAAATCTCTTTGACTTATACCAGTAGGAGAGTCAAAGTAATTCCTCATTACTTCATCAAAAATACCATCTTTACCATTGTAAAAACTTCTATCTTGTAATAGTAAGAAGAATGGAGAGTACATATCTCTCAACTGACTAACAGCATTATAGTACCCAGATATAAATCCATTATCTACAAGCTCTGAGAAGTTAACTATATCATACTTAACCTTCTTAGTTACGAATAACTTATATAATAGCTCAGATATATTCTTACCACCGTCTTTGGTGTCATAAGTAATAGATTGAATAGAATCAGCTACTTGTCTACCAAACTGTTGATATCTTAAGAAAGATATTAATATATCACACTGGAATTTAGGATCATTAGTCTCAATAAAATTCTTCAGTTCAGAGGTTGAATAAGTCCCAAGTTTCGTAGGATACTCCCATGATACTTTCTTCATAGGAGATATTTTCTTAATACCTCCATATTTAAGAAGTAAGCTCTCCTCAATACTCTTCTTGTGGAGCCTAATAACATCCTTAGTAGTCTTAGAATACCCAACGAAGTTCTCTTGGGCCATTTGAGATTCATGAATACTTTGAAGCTTCATATAATCTCTAATGATAGGTTGGGCCACAAAGAATCCTAAAGTATCAGGGTCTACACCTGCCATAGTTAGGAACTCTATAGTTCCTAGAGTAGAAGGAGTAGCTCCTAAGTTAACCCCAAAGGGTTTCTTAGCAGCATCCACCATAGCACTAATCCACTGATTTAATAGCTCAGGAATGTATATATGACTACCCTTAGTATATAATCCACCTAGCTTAATAATTCCCTTCTCCTCATTATGAGGAAGCTTAAGATCTACCTCATCAGCTATTAAGCCGAGGTCATACATCTGAGCATATACATGGAACTTACCACCATTAGCAGATATACCTACACCAGCTTTACCAGCCATATAGTTCTCACTAACCTTAGTTACATATACAGGATTAATAAGATTCTCTATATCTGCCTTAGACTCATAGTACTCAGGATTAGTCTTATATTCTTCACCAAATCTAGCCTTCATTACCTCCTTTGCACAATTCTCAAGAATTTCTGTAGCAACAGGTGCAAGGAAGTTATTAGCATTCTGCTCCAATTGGGCCAACTCTCTTTGAATCTCAGTAATTCTATTCTCAATAGCTTTCTTATGAAACTCTTCTTTAGATATCTTAGGCTCAGGTTCAGCAGCCATAATCTCAGTCATAGCCGCACTATTACCAAATAACTTACTAAGCTCTTCAATAATATCTTCCTTACTCTTATCCTTAAAAGAATCTATAAGTTCATTATATTGCTCTTCCCATTTACTATAATCTATGTACTTAATCTGACCTTTAACTCTAAATGAGTTAGGTGAGTATAAATACATCTTATCAATATCATACAATAATCTCTTATACTCTCATATAAGTTTAGACTATATCTTCACTACTAATAGTAGTGTACCGCATTCTAGAGACTTTACCATCCTCAATATTATTTGTAGGACTCCATGTCTTAGTCGTTGAACCTTACTCTTATTACTAAGAGCCTTGGCTGCGGATTGCCCAATTCTTAAACTTTTTACTATTCTATAATCATTACATTACAGTATCTAATTACATCACTGTATTAGAGTAGTATTTAAGACTCTAAGGGTGTTCCCGCAATTAACGGTATTTTACTCGAACCATGATATTAATCCGAGCCTGCTTTAGCTACAATTTCAGTTGGTAATACTATAATATCACCAGCTTCTTCTGGTAAGAATCCTTTGATTCTGATAGTCTCAATAGAGCTAAGACCCTGAGTTGGGATACGGAATCCAATTAGCTCAAGTAACCTCTCATCACTAATTTTGGATACATCTCTTATTCCCTTATATATAGAGGGTAGATACACCTCCATAGAGGTAATAACCGTCTTACCATCTCTAACAGCTATCTCAAAGTCTAGGTCAGAAGATCTGTACTTGCCATATTTGAATGTACGACTTGCAGATGCCTCCCACATAGTTGAAGGAACCTGGAATGCTGCAGTACCATTACGCTTCTGAGAAGTGGTGCGACTAGCAGCTTTACTCATTAGGATATTCTCAATCTTTTCATGAGTAGGAAGTGATTCAACAGTAACCTTACTTGTATTAATTTCCTTGAGAAGTTCAATAGCATTTAAATAATTATCTGCCATTCCTCTCTCAATAGCTTCATTCCGTAGAGTATTAACCAACTCTTCGATTTGACTCTGCTCTACACTCCAACCATTCTCTTTACTATAAATTAAGCCAAGCTCCTTAATAAGCTGTTGTCTACCCAACTCTATTCTATGGCTATTAAGAGATACATATTCATCTACTAATCCCTTAACTCTAGGAGCATTCTCACCCCATTTCTCAGCTATATTACCCCTATCAAATATACCATTAAGAATCTGTACCATCATCTGAGTACCAGTGACAACGCTATGATGACGATGCTCACCAGTATCCATCTGTAAGCCCCAGTTTTCAAAGAATGTGTCCTGAGTTAATAAAGGAAGCTCGCCATTGTACTGACCATCTTCATTAATAGTAAACTCTCCATTATCATTGTAGAATCTATTTAATGGATTACTTGAGTCTGTAACTATATAGCCATCTTTCTCTACTGAATTAGTCTTAGTAGTTACACCTTTATTAGCAGAGTAGTGTACTGCTACACCTACTTGGTTGCCAATCATCATCTTATGTAACTTCTCAAGATTAGTACCTTTAATAACCGACGGAATTAGAGGCATTAAAGATAACTTATAGAATGAGGGTTTAAATCCCACTTCAGCTAATGGGCCATAATGTTGAGGTTTAAGAGAGTTAAATACTTGATGCCCCCACATTCCATACTTCATAGGAATCTTAGTACCATCATCCTTAGTAAAGAATCTTTCCTCAATAGGAGTATTATTATATTCATATACTTCCCATTGATATAGCATCTCAGAGTCTTCACCCCAATCACCAGCTCTAAATTTCATTTCACGATAGGCATCAAGTGAGATCATTCCAAAACCATCACCTTCAGTCATATCAGCATATGGAGTTACATTCAGCCCAAGTTTACCAGACTCATTAATAAGGAGCTCAGTTAGTGTATCCTCAGGATTATCACTCTTATTAGCCTTATCAACTAACTTCTGATATTTAGGATTACTACCATCAAGCTTCTCAGCTATTTGAAGTAGTACTTTAGAGTAAGAGGGTACATCAGAGAAGACTGCAGTCTTGATAATAGGCTTACCATATTTAGTAAGACCTTGAGCATTATCAATTCTCTTCATATGATTCTTAATCCACTCATTAATTTGAGGAGATGTAATCATCTGCTTCTTAGTACCAACAGCACCATTATGTCTCTTAAACTCATCACCTAATGACTTAAAGTATGCATTATCACCATACAGTAGCTTATTCTGTTCAACATTACCAACTACATAGTTAATAATTGCATATCTAAGCCATGAAGTAAAGTCTGCCTGACTAAATACTCTAAATTTGCCATTAGATATATCAAGTCCATAATTTCTAATAGTACCATCCTCAGAAATAACTATAGCTTTATTATCAGCTAAATAATCCCAAGCATCCTTAGTTAGAGACTCAATTAGCTTATTAATTCTAGCATCAAGTATATCCTGGGTAATAGTTTCCTTAATTATTCTAGTAGCATATGCTGCTGGATCCTCTCCCTCTCTGATTAAGAAATCGTTACTCTTAAATGCATCTGACCCAATCAAAGAATTAATGAATATTCCCTTATTATAATTCTTAGAGAAGTTAGTCCAAGCTCTATCAGATTCTTGAGAACGAGCTAATTCATCCCATAAGTAATTTGTAAATATATCATATACCTTCCTACGGGAAGTATTCAACGGGACTATAGGACTATTACCTATATCAATAAATCTTTCCTGGCCATTATCAGCAGGCCTCATAAGACTTATTTTTCCCCTCATTCCCATATTAAGGAACGTTACAAATTTATCAATAGGCTTTAACTTCTTAAAATCAATCGCTGTTCCAGAAGTAGCTTCTTTATTACCTTCAAGATTTATAATCCTAGCATATGGAACCTCCTTGGTATTAAAGATTTTATCCATCAATACAGAGTGAGTACCAAAGCTATAGTTAGTAGGATTTAGATGAGGTAATACCTTATAAACTTCATCAATTCCTAGGTTCTTTCTAGCAATTCTACTTAAAGTATTTAGAGTATTATTAATATAACTCGGAAGAGCTACATCATAAATTCTCTTACCCTCTAAGGATAAGTGAGAGTTCTCTACATCTACAACTCCGTATTCAAGCTCTGCATTAATAAAGACATCAAGAGTTTCATTAGTTTCATCCTTAGTAGGTCTAAGAATTGACATACTAATGCCAGTTTTACCCTTCTTAATCTGAGCTAGTATACTATTAGCTTTAGTTAAGATCTCTCTATCCCTAAGGATTCTATCTAATGCTGTAGGATCTTGTATAGAGAAGTCAATTCCAAGTACATGTAAGAATCTAAATAAATTAGATTGGTCTACTCTAGGAAAGTCAGATGTAAACTTCTTGAAATTATATCTAGGAACTTTGCCTTTAGTATCATAATATCCAATAATATCAGAATCTTTCTCAAGTAATTTCTTAACTAAACTTTGATTCCATTCTTCTCGAATCTTACGTCTAATTCCACTAAGAGATGCATCAAATGCTAAGTACTTACCATTCTGTCCAACAGTCCCTATATAATATATATTCTTATTCTTAGCAAATGACTGAATAAACTGTATAGCCTGTAAAGCTTCTAGTCTAGTCCAAGTATCACTATCATCTAATTTCAGCCAGGACTTTACTACAGTACCACCTCTATTCACATCAGCAATAAGTTGTTCTATCGCAGGAAACTCTATGGAAAGTTCTTTAAGAGTATTCTTAAGCTCACCAAGAGATATAGTTGCTGGCATACCTGCTAACCTATTAGCTAAGGAATTAAATACCTGCCCAAATGGCACCACTTCATTAAGTCCTAAACTATTTAAGTAAGGGGTTACTTTACCAGTAGCCCTATCAAGGTCTTTCTTAGTAAGACTACTAAGTAGTAATTTGATAGCTTTATTAGCATTAATCTTAGAGCTAAAAGTAATAGATTCAGCAAATGTAGCTGCACTATCTCTACCTACTTCAGATTCAGATTCAGCTAATTCAGTAGCTGTCTCTTGAGATAATAAGACCTCTTTAACATCAAGTCTATACTGAGGAAGCTTATCACTCATATGAAGAGCTCTAACTCCCATAGGAGTATCCCATTGACTAAGAGCTTTAAGTATATTACTATATCTACTCAAGTAATCATGATACTCATCCTCTCTACCTTCTCTCCTAGCTTTCTCAGCTAAGTTGCTGTAACTCTTACCAGCAGATAAGAACATATTTCTAGCAAAGGTATAAGCATTAGATAAGATTTCAGAATTATTAGTTTGAAGAATCTCTAATAAATTACCGTGACTCTTAAAGTATTGTAAGAAGTAGAAGTGACAGCTATTGACTGCATCCTTAGTAGTGAGTTCATCCATACCAGGAATCACTCTATATACCTTTCTTGAGAAGTTATTTAACTTATCATTATTAGTAAAATTAGTAGTCCTAATATGATTATAAAGGGTAGCAGTATCCTTAGCCCATTCTCTATTAAGCTTGCCATATTTATTAAGAATTCTATTAAAGAATTGCTTAATAGTATCAAGTAACTTCTTAAATAAAGATCTTTTCTCAGCTGAGGGAGTTACATCAAACTCTCCTTGAGTAATCATATATTCTCTAAACTCCTCAGCTAATACCTCCTCAGCTTGTTCAGCAAGTGTATTAGCAGGATATAACTTAGCAGCTTCATCTAATTGACTTGTATACTTACCAGATGTAAGAACCTCATTTATTAGATTATCTCTCTCAGATTTAGATAGTATAGTTGAGAATACTACGTGGAATGCTTCATGATAAGTAGTACCTACCTCAGCATTATTGTAAATAGTTACTACAGAATCACTGAACTTACCATAGACATTAGCACCAAAAGTTCTCTCAAGCACTCTAAAATCTATATCTGGGAACTTCTGAGTGAACCATTTCTTAGCTTCTTCAAACTTCTCAATACCCTTAAATGGTCTAAGAGGATTAGCCCTCCTAAATGCTGCAGCATCGAAGGCTCCTGCTTGTTCCATCTCTTGCTTTAGTATATCAATGTCAGAAAGTTCAGGGGTAGTTTGCTCTAAAGGAGTAACCTCAGGAGTAATATCATTCCATGTAACAACAGGAGTAAATGTACCTTGAGGAACACTATAAGTCATCTCAAGTGCATACTTTAATCCCTCACCTATCTGATTTTGGGTAGAATCAGGTCTTGCATCATTAATAAGATTAGCTATAATAGCAGCTGTCTTAGATGTGGATGAAGTCCCCAGTCTACCATCATCATTAATTAAATCAAATGTAATCTGCTTATGCTCACCTCTAAGTATATACTCAGCCTCAACGGTTATTTGATGCCCATGATTTACTACTGCATCAATTACACCTTCTACAGTATTAGTAGATATATTAGCAGACGTAGCTTCAGTAGGGATTACTGGAGTATCAACCTGATGCTCAGTTCCAATAGGGTGAAATATAACATACCTATTAACATCTCCTCTCCAATCACCAATAGTTCTATAACTATCTACTAAGTTTCTTCTAACAAAGTCATGGTAATTAGGATATTCCTTAGTCACTATATACCCATCTTCAGTAACATCTACTATGTCAGTAAATGGCTCAGCACTATCAGCATCCATCTCACTATTCTTAACATTGTACCAATGTGTAGAAAGGTACAGTTTTAGGGCATCAAAGAAGGCCTGATTAAGTTGAGGAGTGCTATCGTATCGCTCAAAAATAAGCTTCCCCTCATCATCCCTTGCATACATGTCATAATTCTTACCCCCAATATTGAAAGTAGAAGTCGGATGAGAGGCATCATTTGATACATTATATATTGTACGACTAGCCCTACCTATACGCTTCTCTTCACCAGAATATCTAAGAATTCTTCTGAAGTAAGCGTACATATTTATCTTCTTTCCATCTCTAGTAGAGAATACAGATCTACTCTTAAACTCTCCAGTAAGATCATCCATTGATCTTAGGGCATAGAATCTAAGCATCCTATCAATTATCCTAATCTTATCCTCCTGTACAAGAGTAGTATTACCAGGGTAGAAGTTATTATACTTTGTATCATGAATAGCTATAGAGCCTTTAGGAACATTAAATACTCTACCATCCTTTAAGACAATAGCTCCAGATGTAGATACATATACATTAAGATCGGAGATATTAATATTATCTAATAACCTATCATTATCATTAACTTGATCCTTTAAAGGTATCAGATTATCATCATCCTTAGCTGCTAAGGCTTTACCCTTATTAGGGCCAGTAGTTGGAATGTCAGGTACACCAACACTCTTACCATCAATCGTAGCATATATAGTTTCTCCCTTCTGCAGTCTGTCCCATATTTCGTAGCGATACTGGGCTTTCAGAGTCTCCATAGTAGGATCATCAGATGACACCTTACCCTCCCAAGGAGTATTTATATCTGCTACATAAGAGTAAATGGCTCTATTAGGGTCAAATTGAGTACCTATAGAATTACCATCTTTATCAATATACTCATTATTCTCATTAACTAATGCAAATAATCCAGCATCTTTACCATTAACTACAGTGGGTGAGATTCTACCACGTAATCCACTTAAGTCATGATGTCTTAAGAAATCATACCATCTTACTTGAGCAGGATCTGTAGTTCTATCACCATCAGTATTAGCTTCACTTCCTTTAGTACCATACCACCAAGTGTGAGCCTTACGCTTAGGCCCCTGCCACAAGTTATCATCAGGAGCCCCTGTAGTATCTATAGACTCTTCAGTATCATCAATTTCAGATAAAGTACGTCTCTCAAACTCATCATTATCAAGTGACTCTTGGGCACTAGGTTCTGGAGCTATAGGAGCATCAGTAGGTCTAAGTTCCTGAGCTCTCTTATTATATATAGAATTAATAAATTTAATAGACTCAGGAGTTAAATCCTCCTTAGGAATAGAGTTATACCAGCTTTCAAGATCCTCATTATTTGAAGCCTTATTAGCTGCTTCTGATAAAGACTTTTTATCAGCACTATTTAAAGATCTAAGCTGAGGCTCTTGAGGTACAGCAGACTGCTCTTGAGGAGGAGTTGTTACCTCTTCCTGCTCAGTCTGATACTCAGCTAAGTCAGATGCTTTAGCTGGAATCTCATCACCTTTATCATTAATTAGTATAGGCTTACTATAGGATTGAGCCTCTTCATCATATCCACGGAGATAATAGTTATCACCATCTTGTATAAGCTTAGCTTTAGCATTCTCAGAAGCTACTACACCAGAGTCATCAATCTTAAGTAAAGGCTTATCAGCATACCTCTCAAGAGTCTCTCTATCCTGCTCACGAATAACCTTCTCTATCTCTTTCTGTATCTTCTCAGGGTACTCAAGTTGATATTCTTTACTAGTAATCTTAGAGAGTTCTTCATCAGATTTATTAAGCTGAGTTCTTACTTCTCCAAGCTGCTTAAGTTGCTGTTTAATCTGCTTATATGAATCAAGTCTATTAACTCTAGGGTCTCTACTAACCTCCTTCAGGTTATGAGATAGGTCAGATAAATTAACTGTTACAGTCTTATCCACTCCTCTAGTAGATATCTCTTTATTTAGCTGCTCAACTTTCTGATTAAGAGCTTCACCTAGATTATTAGTCCATCTCTCTAATAAAGCACCCCGAAGTCTATTATCGTATACCTCATGAGAATTAATAAACTTGTTAGAATAGACATACTCTTCCTCAGCTAATTTTAATAACTCAAGTACACTCTCAGCTCTACGAGTATATTCTTGGTCATCCTGATGATTCTTGGCCTCATCCTTAATCATATTCTCAACATGCTCGGCTGTTCCCAACTCAAAGGCTTGTTCAAACATCTTAAGAGCTTGAGACTCTCTCACCATTTCACCAGTTATATCATCCCCTAGTGTAGATGCTTCTGCAGCTAATACTTCACCTTTAATAGCATTTCTTAACTTCTCATCAGTAAGGTTTTGTATAAACTGCCGTTGCTTATCATAAGCTTCTTTATAGGCAGCTCTTCTCTTAGTACCAAGTATATTATCTCCACCAGCTACATCATACGCTGCTTGAGTCATTACACGTTGCATACCTCCAGTAAAGAATCCCATTAAGCCCTCTACAATAGCTTGCTTCGAAGTACCAAACTTTAGAGCTCTGTGAAAGAAGTCATCTGCAAGGGCTTCATCATCTTCAGTCTGCATATCAAGTGCTTTTCTTACTTGATACTCGCCCTCCATCTGATATATATTCTGCCCAATTTCTTCAGCTCCTTCTTTTAAACCTTGTAGAAGGAGATTATCAGCTTCTAGCTTGCCTAACCTCTTAATAGAGTTCTTAAACCCAGGAGCCTTTAACATATTACGGGTGAAGCCCTCAGTACCTTTTAATAAACCATGTACTCCAAATATATCACCTATAGCAAATAATCTATTAGCGAGTACAAAGTCACGTTGAGCTTTACCAATCTCTGACTGAGCATTCTTATCGTTATTAAAGATATCTTGGGCTGTAGCTCTAGCTTCATCTATAGATAGATATTCACCTCTAGAAGTGGCAGCTTCCATTAATTGAGATGCTATATTATCTACATAATCTCTCTCAGCATTCTCTCCAAGTTCTATAGCCATCATCTGACCTTCAGCGTAATTACTAATAAGACCAGTAGCTACAGAATTAGACATGCTAGCTATACCATCAGCTAATACTTTAGCTCTAGTAGCAGTACGTTCTGCACTAGTTAATTTTGCTAATCCAGTACTAGCCCAATTAGCAACTTTACCTAATCTAGAGATTTTCCCTAGAGTTCCAAGTCCTTTAGATACTAGACCACCAGGGATTGCAAATCCTACTATAGAATCTAAAACACCCCTCATCGTACTGAACTTGAAGAATTGACCTAGAGCAGAATTACTCTCTCTTTCATATATGGGCATGGCTTCATAGAGACCTTCTTTAAAGTCTCTCATAGCCTTAGATACAAAGTTATCACGAGCATCATCAAACCCCTGAAGAGATTTGACATGATTCTCAAAGTCTAAGATATATCCTATATCCTCTACTGCTGTAGCTAATCCACTAACAACACCTCCAAGTACAGCATTAGTAGCCTTTAAAAGGCCACTTTGCTTATTAGCCCTAAAGGCATTTACATCTTCAAGACTTGCAGGATTAAGAAGATCTTTATCATATGAGCTATAGTTACCACCTACTTGCTGGTCATATTCAAGTCCCCTCTCCTGTACAATAGGTGTAGCCCTATCTATTGCATTAAAATGAGCTGCAAATTCTTGAGGCTTAGCAAAGGGTACCTCTGCTCCTGATTGATTTAAACCCTTCAGTGGATCCGTAGAATCCACCGAAAGGTTTTGGTCTCTATAAGCCTGCATTATTTGACTAATCTCATCTACACTATATTTAGCCATATTTATTGCTTCTTATTAGGATCCCATTCAGATCCTTTGTTCTGCCACGAAATTAGGTGGTGATACGTAGTAGGATCTAAATAAGGATTCCCTATTTTATAATATTCTTCAAGTTGTTGAGCTTCATCAAACTTACCTTGATTAATTAAGTTATTCATCTCACTCACATATTCATCTTCAGTAAGTTCTGGATAGGTGTCAATCATTCTTTGAAGATTCTGATTAATACCAGCATTTTTTATAAAGAAGTCATTTCCTTTATAATTAATAATTAGTGCTTTATCATAAGGAGATAATCTAATAGTAGCCTCTCCAGTATCTTTCTTTATAGCCTCCCTAATAGCTCTAAGATCTATAGCTAATGCTGGTTTACCATTGACAGAGTTCATAGTAACTGATTCAGTTCTATCTCTAGTAAATCTTCCAGACTTAGCTAGTGAAACTGCTGGGTCTAATACTCTAGATATAAACCCTTCTCTGAAATCCTTATCAGCTCCCATATTATAAGATGTATACTCCTTTATAGTACCATTGATTGCATCATCAATTCTACTTCTCATATCACTCCAGGAGTTAACGTTAGAGAAGTTAAGAGGAGAGTTAGATAGATCTGAGATATCATTAGTACGTGCCATATTCCAATATTTTCTCCATTCAGATGGATTACCACCTGCCTGAGAAATTATCTGGGGGATAACTTCAAATCCAGGAAGTCTTTGAATCTCACTATCTGAAACACTTCCTCTTAAGATTTCAGTAGTTAAAGCAAAATCTCTAGCTAATACATCTAAAAATGCTCCCTTAGTTTTAGCAGCAATAGCTACATCTTTAGGAGTCCATCCCTTACTCTGATACTTATCAATATTCTTCTTAATAAAAGATAGCCCAGCATATTCTGGACTAGCACCAGATAGCCTACCTTGAGGTTGAAAATAGCCCTGGCTTCCTAATGAACCCTTACTCTTATTCTTTAAAGATTGTACAGCTAACTGACGTCTAAGAGTTTGCTCTTCAAGGGCTGATCTTAGTCCATATTCATCAGTCATATTGCCAAACTTCTTCTGACCTAAAGCACTATAGAGCCCTTCATTAGCATACCCAATAATCTGTTCAATAGTATCGGGGTTATCACCAAAATATTCTCTAGCTCTAGAGGAAGTAACTACATCGTCTGCTAGTGTTCGTAACATATTAGACATCTGAGATGCCTGCTGTACAGAAGCTCCATCTTTTACCATAGCATTCATTACATCATCAAGACTAGCTCCTGACATAACAGCTGTGAAGTACTGATAGGGTAATCCACTCTTAGCTAATTGAGGAAGATTCTGATTAATATAAGTTGAGAATTGTTTGGCAGCATTAGATACTCTCTGTGTGATTTGAGTACCACTAACCATTCCAGGTATCCTTGAATTAGGATCTGACATCCACTTACCTATAGATACTGCATAAGGATCTTGTGCAAATAGAGTAGGATCTTTCATCCTAGCTTCTCTAACCATATTAGCTACTTGCTCCCTTTCAAGAGCAGCTCTTTGTATAGGACTTACTTTCTGCAAGTAATTACGCTTAGCTTGAATAAGCTGTTGCCTAACATTAGGGCTTACTCCTTTCTTACTCAAGTCCTGCAGACTCTGAGAAATAAGGTTATTCTGTTCATTAATAACAGCCATAGCCTCATCATCAATACCTGGGATAAGTCTACTATTAGCATCAGCATTAAGAGCCTCTTGCTCAAGATAACTCTGCTCGGCTAGGTTATGTTGCTCTCTCTGATAAGCAGGGGCTATCATAAGCTCTTGAAGTGAGGGTAATTTAAACTCCCCATACTCTAATTTGTCATATGCATTTATAGCCATTATTTACCCCCTTTCTTTACTTCAGTGAGAAACTTCTTAATCTTAGGATCAAATAAGAATCCACCCTCAGCACGAACATAATTACCTTGAGTATCATATCCATAAATCTTCTCAAGCATCTCATTATTTAATCCATATCTAGTAGCCTCTGCAATATTTCCAGCAACAGTATTGACACCTTGTCTAATACCAGACCGACGAGCTGCTCTATTACGAGCATTCATATCATATTCTTGCATATCAAGCCCTAAATTAAACTGCTGCTCTCTAGAAGCTAGATCAGCTAATTGCCTATCCTGAGCAGAGTCAAACATAATGGATTCTTTCCTACGCTGACGATTAGTCTCATCAGCCTTAATGTACATATCACCTAAAGCTCCAAGAGTATTATAATTATGTGCTACTAAAGCTGAACGAGCTGCAGAAGCATTTCCAGCAGAATTATCAACTATCTGACGAGCAGTTGCCCCAGCTTGAGCCCTATACTTATTAGCTAAATACTCCCTATCAATTGGTTCATAAGGTAAGTATCTCCTCTGTCTATAATCAGACAAGTCCATCCTACCAAACTTAGCTACTTCAGGCTTACTAATTATATCAGAGATCAGTTGTCCAAAGTTAGCAGCTGCAGGAGCAAATAAACCTGCATTACCTATACCAGATCTATTGGAATTATCATTCTTGATTCCACCATTCTTTGTGGTAGGTATTTGAGCCAGCTTCTGAGTCTTAATCTCATTAGGTCTATTTAATCCATTTGTAATAGTACCGAGCATCTCGGGTGATATGATAGAATCATAATTAACTTTATTAATAGGTGTACTATTACCAAGTGAAGTATTTACATTAAATCTCACTCTTCCTATAGGACTATAATCTACCTTAGGCCCTATTCCATCTCTAGTACCAGCAGAGTATCTAGTACCATCAACACCAACCATCCAATTAGTCTTAATCTCATCTCCTAATGCAAATAAGTTACCACCAAGTGCATGATGCCACTTAGATGCATTCTTAGCAAAGTTAGCTTTCTTAACCATTACAGGAGAATAATTACTCTTATTAGCTAGTACTTGACTAGCAAATCCTTGGACGCTCTTACCATGCTTCTTAGCAGCTGCAGTAAACGTACCACGTTTTGACGGCTTAATATGTATGCCACCACCCTCAGCGTATATGACGTCTCCAAGCTCATTTAATTCAAATATTTCGTTCATAGCTGCATCTGCACTATCAATCAGTTTCTGATCCTCCTGGGCACCTCTTAATCTACCAAGCATAGCATCTCTGCCATTCTTACTAATAGTATCAAAGGGTCTCTCTTTACTCTCCTTAGAGAGCAACTTTGAAGCATCAGCATAAGTCTTATTCTTAAGATTCCCAATAAGATATTCCTTATCAAATCCTTTAGGAATCTTTAATCTATCTGAGAATACATAGTCATCCCATCTAGTCTCACCTTGTTCTACAAGGTTCTGCTTACCATTAGGCCCTATTCCTTGAGGAACTCCACCATTAGGATTAGCTTCATGAGAATTACCAGTATTAAAGGACACTAGTCCATTAGAGTAATCCCCACCATTACCAGGTACCCAGCCACCAAAGGCTGCATAATTTGAAAGTGCACTCATAGCTTCTCGTTGAGAGAGTACATTATTCTGAGCAATGGCAGCATCAACTACTGCTTTGTTAGCTGCATCACGCTCAGCATTTCTACTGGAAGCACCAAATAACCCAGTGGCTAGTCCGCCTACTGCTCCAGCTAAGGCTCCCCACGGGCCGGCTGCTGCACCTGCCGCTGCTCCACTAAGAGCTCCAGAAAGTCCAGTAAGCCCCATACTCTCATTACTTTGGGGAGTCCAATCTGCTAACCAGCTAGAGAGAGCACTCTTTGAAGAGGCTCCCCTAGCTTGATTAACTTGAGCATCACCTACCTGTTCAATCTCATCTCCTCCAGATAGGTTACCAACAATACTTGTAAGTCCTCCAACTACACCAGATGCTATTCCAGCACCCTTCTGCATCTTAGAACCTTTAGTTGTATTAGTATCTGCCATATTAAACTGTATAATGTACTATCATATCATGTAGTACTAATTTATTATCTTCTTCCTCCTTAGGAGTATAAGATAGTTTCATCTTAATCCATGGATTTCTTATCCTATTCAATGTGTAGTGACTAGCATCTCTAGGAATAAAAGCTCTCCAAGTTCTAAACTTCTTCTGCATATTATGATACTGGCGAAGTTCTACATCCTTAGTATCTTGGAACTCATTTCGAACATGTATATGATCTAATGTTCTATTAGGTACATAAGTAATATATTCATCACCATTAAATGCGTCAGCTCTAAATTCAATATTATTAAATATCTTATCTCTAGGCATCTCAGGATTAACTATATAATCCACATAAGAAGTTACCTTAGGATTGTCAAAGAACTTATTATATTCACCAGAGTTCTGCTCATACAATGAAGTAGTATCATCTTTAGAGTGTGTACTCAAGAACTTATCTAAAGTATTAAACATCCAAGGTGTATCTTTGTAATCAAAGAAACTTGTGAAATTCTGTAACCTCTCAGCTAATGTTAAGCAGTCAGATTTATCATGGAAGTAAACATCATCATTAATCTTATCTACACTAATAATATAATTAGACATTCCATTAGTAAGAGAAGTTGTATCACTACTATACCCTAGATTATTTAATCCCCACTTAGAGAATCCTAGCTTACTAGTAATATTCATTATACCATCATTAGAGAATAGATTAATAGATTTATTTAAATTATCTATATAATAAATACCTACTCTTGATGAGTCAACTGCCCATTTATTCTGAGCACCTGAGGAGGTTGTTAAATATCTAACTCCATCAACCTTATTACTATTAGCAAGTTCAATAGGATATCCATCTGATACTGGTACTTGAACTCTAGTATTGAATAATATATTAGAGATAGCTTTATCTTGGAATGCGTAAAGAAGATTATTATGAGTAATTAACTTAGTAAGCTTCCCATACTCACCTTCAAGATTATAAGTAGAGCTAAACACTAAGTTAGCCCAATTATCAACTACACTATTAGGAGTCTTTGCTAGAGTCCAAGAGAATTGATTAGGGAATCTACCAGTCTCTTCCTTAGTCCTAATATCATCCTTATTATAAGTAAAATAATTATTAGGCTGACTATACACTTGATTCATGAGATTGAAGTTATCAAAATTCAAAGCTCGTGTATCAGTAATATACCTATTAACATCTGACCTACCATCAGGATTAGTATAAGACTCACATATAAAAGATACTATATCATTTAGACGTTGGGACTTCTCAGCATCAGAAGCTACTCTAAGACAGTCATACCTACCTACATATACATCTCCCTCAGTTGCTTCTACAAGGCATGTTTCAGTAGATTCTGGTAGAGGAAGGATAGCAGGTTTACCACATGGTATCCATACTTGTTGATATAAACTTATATCATTCCAATCACTATATATAAATGCATCAGACCTTACTAAGTCTACAAGTAGGAAATAAGGTAAGTTCCTTTGGAAGATATGATTCTGAATAGCTACATTGTCATATACATGGTCTAAGATTTCACCCTGTAAAGGATCTATCATATCAGTAGTATAGATACCATATGATCCTAAATAATAAGGGTCTGACCCTGAATTAGGAGCTACAGATTCCTCAGAAATATGAGTTCTCTTATCAAGTAAAGTCACTACTTGACTTGAATTAACTGCACTCATACTATCAGAAGTTACACTATATCCCGAAGCAGATTTAATCTTCCACCATTCTAGAGTAATTGTAGACCAATCTCTTAGAGTACTCCAGTCTTGCCAGAACTTAATTATAGCATTCATAGTACCCTTCTTAATAGTAATAGTCTTACGAGCACTCTTAGAAGACTTCTTCCCGGATTTCCAGAACCCTAATCTATATCTAAACTCTACTGTTATATCTCCGCTAACAGGTCTATTAGCTTGTAAAGCAACCTTCCATGGTGCACTCCAATCCCTTCCTAAAGACTCATTTACACTATAAGCTTCATTCTTATAGATATCAGGCCTCATAGAGTTCTTAGATGGCCACCAGAATATATTAAGAAGAATAAGGTCTTTCCCTGTATCTCCAATAATCTTCTGATTATTATGGAATTTAGCCCATGCACTTAGCTCAGGCATTGTAGGTAAAGCCCTTACATTCCTATCTTCCTGAGTAGGATTATTAACAGTATTAGCCTTTAAATTGATTATCTTACCAGGTGAGAATGCAAAGGATAAGTGAGTATTGGCCTTATAAGCTATAGGAATATTGCCCTTAATAGTGGCACCAGCATCTCTTAAAAGAAGCTCATCCATGCCAGGATTATATGTAACATCCTCTCCAGAATAAGCAGTCTTATATAAGTTTATAGACTTAATAGGATCATTCTTTATAAATAATGTAGGTTGATTTACATCATATGATAATGTTAGTAAATCCTGAAACATTACTGTATCCATACAATATTTCTTGAATGAGTAAGCCTTATCACTATAGTCTTGAGATTCATCAACTGTATCATCCTTTAAAGCAATAGGAGACCAAGGGATATTAGATGTTAATACAACATCTCTATTAGAATTCTCTATATCCCACTTACCAGCCTCTGTTAATATAAGCCTATGTACTCCAGAGCTTACATCTATTACTTCATTCTTATCACCAGTATAAGCAGTATTTAATGACTTACCTTCTAAGGTCTTAATCTTATGGAAGGGTGAGTAATTTGAAGCATCACTAAATCCAAGTACACCTAATTGAGATCCATCCTTTCTAGTAATATAATTACTATTAGTAGTACTTGTTACTAGAGACATTCCCCTAATCTGAATAGACTCTACTGTATGTTCTAAGTAGTTCTTGTCAGCTTCTTGGAACTCAACATCTGGGCTCCAGAAGTCAACTATACTATCATCAAATACTAAGAGATCTTTAGAGGTTTGAGGACTTACAAGACGTGGCTTATATGCTTGCACTTCTGGGTAATATTTCATATCACCATCAGAGTGTTTATCATTCAAGAAGTTATTAACAAGTTCTCCAGCTCCTTCCCATGAATCACCCCATACATAAGCTTTAGTAAAATCATTATAAGGTTGCTCAAATCTAGTAAACATTAGGTGACCATAATTAGGTCTAATGTTCCAAGTAAGGAAAGCATTCTCAGCCCAATTCTTATCAGCAATATCATCTGTATAGTTATGAAGCATTGGATAAGAGTAAGGATTAGCTAACCAATGCATAACGGTAGTATCCTCAACTAATGAGTCACCACTTCTAGATGTAATATATCCAGACTTCTTACCCCAGCCTTTAAAGAACTTAGACTTCTCATTCATTACTCGATAGATATCTCTAGGTCTAGAGAGATAATCAGTGTATGCCCAACATGAATTGGTAGAACGAAGGCCAGGATAAAATATAGTATTAGTTAGGATTCCTTGAGCAGGATACTTTCTATTAGCTTTAGTAGGCTCTACATAAAGTAATCTTACTCTCCTATATCCATCATTATATAACTTTCTACAGATCTTATTAGAGAGGTTAACTGTAAGTTTATTAAGATATAAAGCAGTATAGCCACTCTTATATTCTAATCCTTCTAACTCAGTAACCTCATGTCCCTCTATAGGTAGAGGAGGTTGTAAAGATGAGCTACTTAGAAATCTACCTAAAGCTGCATTTCTACGAAGGTCTCCATTCCACATTGACTGAGTAGGCTTACCCTCAGTATAATTGTATTGTCGATACTCTTGGTAAGATTGAGATAACCCAGCTACCCCTTCAGTGTTATAAATATACTTAGAGTAATTACCATAAGTAGCAGGATTGAAATTAGATTTATCCCCCTTATATATTAGCGAGGGAAAATAGGTGTATGCTCCTTTAAAGTATTTATCAGTAGATAAAGGTCTAAAGTTTTTATCAAATACGTAACTTTGAGTATCCTCATCCCAATATCTATATGTTTGGTCATCCACACCCATAGTCCCTAATACTGAATCTTCAGCTGCTCTAACAGGATCAAGTATGAAGGGTTTACTACAGATATTATCTAACTCGTATATAATAGTTTCATCATCTTCACCCTCATCTTTAAGTACTAAATATCCATCAGATAGGTTCTTTATTATAATAGGATTACCCCATCTACCATTAGAATACTGTCCTTGAATTGCAAATCTATAAGGCTGACCCCTCTTAAATTGCTTACAGTAAGAACCATTCTTTAGTAAGTATGGAGAATAGGTATATGTACTAATATTCTGAGAATCTTCTATCTCTACATAATCTCTATATCCCCAAGTATAAGATCCATCCGTATCTTCAACTACTACAGAACTAGGAGGAACTTCTCTATCAGTGAAGTAAACATATGTCTCATCACTATAGTAATCCTGCCCAGACCTTTTAAGAATGTAGTAAGACTTTATATTAGTATCATTTGAGATACGTATATTCTCAGAATTAGAATAATTTATAGGAATTGTGGCTTGACGTACAGTATCATCACCTAGAGTGACCATAATGGTTACTGATGAAGCTACCTTGTATTGAGATGTAAATCTCCAAATAGAAGTATCTTCAACTCCACTTACATACTCTAACGATACCATATTAGTACCCTCACGAAACTCCTGATATAAATTAATTGATTCTATAGTCTCAATATCACTTGGGATAGTATATCCACCTACAAAGAGAGTTGAGTCTTTAGCTGCCATAGTTGAAACTATAGCTTCTGCATTATTCTTATATAGTAAGGCTGTAGGATCCTCATTGGTTCCAACTAAACCAGTGTCTACCATCTCTACATAGTAAGACATGCTTTTCCATACAAATTCTAAGATATCAGAGATAGAGAATGTTCCATTATTTAATGAGCTAATATTTACATGATAAACATTACTTATATACTCTGAGAGCTCATTAAACTCATTAACTAGCTTAGGATATACTTTAGCATAAGTTGCATCTTGATAAGCTGGAATTGAGCGAATTTGACCTAGTAAATCCTCACGCAACTGATGATAGGACTTGTACTCTGCTGCAGGTTCATTAACCAAATACTCAGGTTTCTGAATCTCATACTCACCTACAATTTTAACAGTAGGAGTAGTATTTAAAGAAGTCCTATGAATTGAGTAAAGCCTCACATACTTATACCTAGGATCTAAGCCTGTCATTCGCACATTGAAGCTATTGTAGCATGTCTCATCAGGCTTAGCTCCCCTATCATTATAAGATATATAATTAAGACTACTAGTATTAGCTATATTAGATTCTATACCATGCCAATCAGTAATGTAAGTAAAGGCATATTGAATAGTACCAGGAGCGAACTCTCCACCAGTATCATTCTTAGTAATATCTATAAAGTTGAATGGTTCAATCTCAGGGGAGAAGTCAAAGTAAGTAGATTCATTCCATTTCTCTACTTCAGGATCATTAGTAAGAATAATCATTCTAGGTTGATTCTTACCATCTGTCCAATATACCTTCTGAGTACTCTCAGATTCATATGAGGGAAGAGTATCTATAAGGTGATCTAAATCAAAGTTTAGATTACCCTCATACATTAGAGTAACAGTCTTTAAATCTCTAATTCTATAGATTCTATCAACTCCTTCATTATCATGAGTAAATAACGCTATTAAATTATTTAAAGATGCATATCCTATACAAGTCCCTTTGAAGGAATCAATAGTATCATTCTCATTAAATTTATCAGAGTAGTATTGGTACTTAATATCATACTTAGGATTTATTTGAGTAATCCCAAGAGGAACTGTTCCTAATCTGTCAATATCTGCAGTAGTATATCCTTTAGGTATTACAGCTGTACTATACTTAGGATCTTGTCCTACATTACCCCAACCACATGTTACCTCTATTTTTGAGAATACTGGATGTTCAGCAATTATCTTATAAGTACCACCTGGTTTAGAATCTCCCTCTAAAGTTAATTTATTAAGTAATCTTTCAACAGTAAAGCTTAACTTCTTATTACCTCTCTCATTAGTAATGGAGAGTAATGCACTATCTTCTCTAGCAGTAATTCGTATATTTCTATTCTCATAAGCAAAGTCAGGATTAAACTTAGATATGCTTAAATCCTGAGCCATTCCACGAGGAATTAACTGAGTTTGTTTAATCTCCATAATTAATGTCTAATAAGATGCTCTTGAGCACCATCATTTCTCCATCTATTCTTAAACTCAGTATCTCTTGGAATAAGTACCCTAAAGGAATTAAATAAGGACTCTGCCTTAGATAGATTGAGCTTACGAGAAGAAGTCTCCCATTGTCCAACTGCCCAATAATAATCCTGCTCAACTTTAGAAAATCTTTGAGCATCTAGCTTCTCATTCAAGTAAAGAATCCTACAATGCTCTTTCTCAATAAACATTCGTAGAGCTCTTTGAAATACGGGATCATCTGGTATTAAAGGAAACCCATCATTCTCATCTACCGGAATAGCTTTATAAGATAATTCTATCTTACCCTTCTCTCTAGATAAATAGATGTAACTATTATTTACTGTAAAAGTGTAGTCAGCAGATCTTTGTAAATCATGATTACAGATATCATAATTACCAGTAGTTTTTAAATCTCTATAGGCTTCATGAAATGTATCTGTAGCCCATCGTGCAGGTCTACCATTTAAGATTAGTTGATTACATTCAACATAATCTTCAGGTAACTTAGCTCTATATTGGTCGTATTCTATAACTGCTAACTTATCAATGAAGTTGGCTGGAACACCAACTATTTGTAGGAAATCAATTGTATAATCTATTATAGCTTCAAATGCTATTCCATTAATTAATGGATTTCGATGTAATTGATCTGCAACTACTTTTAAACTAACGTAGCGTTCTGCTGCCATTCTTATAATTATTATATTCAAACGCATCCAACTTTCCTTCAGATGCAGCCTTACTTACTCTTTGTCGTAAAGCTCTATTAGGTTGGAATAAGAAGTAAGATCTATGTTTAAATACAGCCTTAGTCTTTACATACTCAATCTTATAATTGTCGTGCTTCTCTACCTTAATAGTAATCTTCTTCTCTCTAGCTTCTGGACATTCATACCAGAATTTAAGAGTAGCTCCCCAATTAACAGGAGCCTTATATATAAGTTTGCCATTCTCATCAAGCTTAGGTTCTACATAGTATTTCCTAATCTCAAGTAAGCCCATCCTTGAAGGAAACTTTATCTCATCTCCTCTTACTAGAGCTTCTGCTAACTTATCATTTACCTTCCGAACAATGGCATAGAATTGACAATCATTTAATACATACTTCTTTCCTTGAGGTCTATGCTGTCGGTACCAAGCATACGCTTTCTTTATACTAAAGGAGTTAGTAACCCTAAATGTTCTAGATCCTTTAACCTTCTTAATCTCCTTCAAAAATTCACTATATTCCATTATTGTTCTACAGTAGTATTAGGTCTAGACTTAGGAGCTCTATAAGAACTCATAGGAATTGAAATATCATCAGCGGAGTTATTAGTATCATCAGAGGGAAGATATAGTACAGTAGAGAGTTCCTTGAGAATAAGGTCTATAATAGGCTGTATTAGAGCCTGCTCAACTGGGAAGTACATATCTAATTTGCCCTCGGTTGATTCTTGAAGGTCAGTAGGATTCTCAAATACCCCCTGAATTCTAAAGTATTTGCCTTTAAGAAAGTCAGCAGTAGAGCTTATATACAACTTATGGTCATAACCAATAGTTGCATAAGGGATCTTAGATAACCATTTATTATGACCAAGATATTTGAATCTATCTGGATTGATAAAAGCTACATCAATATTATCTTCAAAGATTGTTTCGTGAGGATCAGGTACTATAGGAGTATCACAGATAATATCTTCTTTGACCATGGAGTTATAGATAGGAATAGGTACTCCACATATCATACAGTCCTCAAATGTTACTTTAGAACTATAAGAGACTGAGGTCTCAAGTATGACCCCATGTAAGTTCATTACTGAAGGAATTATAGTATCAAAGGAGAATGTTCTCCTTACATCAGTATTATTATAGGGTAGCTTTAACTGACCTAGCTGTAGTATTTGATAATACTCAAGTGGAACATCTTTCTTTAGCCCACCATAGCGTTGCTTAGTTAATATAGCTCGGTATTTATTTAATAAGAAAATGATGTGCTCAACCTCATATTTAGAATCATCAGAATCTAATTTCAATTCATCAAATATCATGTAAACGCATTCTCTGTAGGTTTGCATATTTAATTATTATAAATTATTTTATATCCTTTAACATTAGTAGAGATTCCCTTTAAATGTTCTGAAATTCTACTAGGATTAACCCCTATAAATCTAGCTGCTGCAGCAATTGATGGAAAGGCTAACCTCTTATCTTCAGAAGAAATTACTAAGACTTCTCTAAACTTTCTATTTATAAACGGAGTAATCTTAGGTAGTTTCTTATAGGAAAACTGATACCCTTTACAGGTACCAGTCTCCCTATGGTTTAATAAATCTCTTAATGTAGAATCATGAACTTTTAATGATCTAGCAGCCTCACAGATAGATGTATATGATTGAATATAATTTCCATCTATGGAGTATTGATGAATTGCTTTTCCAATAAAAGCATTGCACTTATTAACTTCTTTAACTACATTATACTCAGGATTTAATAAATTGATAAAGTCTTGCTCCTTACTCCTTATTAGATCTTTTGAATACGTACTGTCCTTAAATAGTATAATTAACTTAAAGTTATTAATGCCATACTTTTTTACTGCTCTAAGTAGTATTGGGCAGGCACTCTCTTTTACATCTTTGCTAGTAGTAAAGGTGAACAAGTGCTTCCTAATTCGACTCTTTAAATTAATACTACTACCTATATATCTATGCTGATTAATTTTATTAAAAAACATATACACTGCAGGAAGTCTTGGCAGTATTTTATAAGTAGATCTTAGATTAGTAAAAGCTAGATCAAATTCTCTCATTACTGTAAATTATTATTTAGAATTGAACCTTTAGTATCAGGGTGTACTGCAGAGAATCTTACTCTAGAAATAGCACCACATTCACATTGATATACTTGGTACTTATTAGTAGAGGTATAGTAGAATCCTTTAGCAGTAAGATGAGGAGAACCACAGTTAGGACATATAGGTTCATCACATTCATAGTAAAGAGATAGATTAGGATGGTTCTTAATCCAAGGTCTTAATCTAAGATATACTGCTTCAAGAACTTCTACATCCCAGTTATTATACTTGTACATATAATCTAGGGCTTCCTGCTTACCTTCCATACAGTCTGACCATAATTGAAAGTCAGTCTTTAGCTTAGTATCCATCCCAAGTACACGAGCTAGGAAGTCTAGTTTATTAGAGCTAAATCCAAATTGTCTCTTAGCAACCTCACAAGTATCAATATTTTGATAAGGAGTTACAGGTCTAAGCTGATGAATCAACATACGAGCATTAATTCTAGGTAGATCAAATCTCTTACCATTATGAGTAATTACTATATCTGCTTCATCAAGTAATTTGGAAAGAGAGAGAGTTATTCTCCTATCATCTTGAGATTTAGCCTCATCACTATTCAGAACATCCCCTAGTACCTTATTATCAAATAACCACTTAGCTGACCAACATATCATATACCAGTCATCAATAAGCTTCTCAATTCCTACATCTTGCTTCCATAGGTTAAATACGTAAGCTTTCATAGGAGCTGTTTCAATATCAAGTACTAAGATACGAGGTTCTCTCTTAGTAGGTTTACTACGATTATAAAACTCTTTCTTAGCCTTTAAGATATCAGATGTAGTAGCTTTAAGTCTCTTACTGAGTGAGCCTTTACCCATTCTAATTAAATAAGGTTTAGCTTCAAACTCATTAATAATTTCTTTAATATTCATGCTAATTTAAATTAAGTTATTTTATGCAATAAAAAATGGTTAGGCTAACCGGATGTCAACCTAACCATTTGATTAAATTTAAATCCTATCAACAAATATACGAAAAAATTTCCATATTTGCAAGGATTTTTATTGAAAAATAACAATTTCTTATTATTTTAGTAATTATCTATCATCACTCAGATAAATATACTTATTAAGAGCTTGTGCTAAATCATCTAGTACGTTGACTAGACCAGCATATCTCCCAGCTACTAAGTAGCTTTTTAGATACTCATTCTTATTAGCTAAGACTTGAAGTATAGCTTTAGTATCAGAGGAATTTGGAATATTCGGATGTAAGATACCATAACCAGGCCTATTATCATTTATTCCTAGAATATTCTCAGTGATGTCATCAATATACTCTAGTAAGTCATCATTAATCTCATCTATTAATAGATGTAGAGACTTACTATATGTATTCCAATGAATTTCCTTTAATTTAAGATATGAGCCGTAAAGTTCATTTACAAAGGTTATTACCCTATCGAAATCCGTACTTTCCATACTTGATATATAATTACTTCCGACTTTTGTCAACTAGGACTTCTAGAGTGTCATCGTCCATATCTCTAGCATCAAAATAAGCTTCAATGAGTTCTTGTAAGTCAAGGAAGTGGCATTCTACAGTACCATGTAGATTCTCCTTAACTTTCTCATGTAGCTCATGAGAAGGAGCATGTAAGATCTCTCTATACTCTTCCTCAGAGAGGAAGTGTCCCTCTTCAGCTCTTATCAGTGCTTTATGTGCGACTTCTGCTATCATCCCAACTATCGACTCAGCGGATAGCTTAACGTGCATTGGTTTCTTCATCATAACTGTTCTTCTTTAAAGATTTACGCTTACAATCTCTACAGCTATGACTTCTCTTAAGGCTCAGGATATCCCCTTTCATTTCCATCAAAGTAGTTAGAACTTCTCTCTGAGTAGACTCAATAATATCAAAACTATCTTTAATAGTAATTGATAATTCAGCTATCTCTACACGAAGTCCCTCAAGCTCTGATTTATTAGAGGAAAAGGCTTCCTTTATCTTCTGAATAATCTTCATATTAGATATTCTTACTTCTAATATTTAAGAACTCTCGTTTAAGCAAATCTATATCTTCAGTCCCAAGAGAAATACCAAGCAGGGTCGGCTTATTAGGCATTGACCTTATGGTGTCCTTAAGGACATTGGATAATGATTCGATGTCAATATTACCATTGCCATCTGTCAAAGCATCCAACATAATTTTATACTTAGGTTTATTAAGCATATTATTAGCACCATATATTGCCATAGGTGCAAAGTATGGAACTCCAAGATTGGAAGCAATGGTTCTAATCGACGAATTTAATGCGGCTTTAAGAATCTCAATATCATTCATGGTTATTTAATCTTATCTAGTAATTCAGGATGTTGCTCCAAAAGTTCTGCAACTTTCTGAAGCTTCTCAGTCTTATTAGCAATCTCTTGCTTAGCCTTAGCTTTAACATCCTTTAACACTTCTAGTAGCTTTTCTCCAGCTACCTTTCCTTGAGGAGTAAGTATGTATTCACCACTAAACTTACTGCCTAGGAAAGCCATAAACCCTGATTCAAAAAGATTCTTAGCCTCTGTATATTCAGGAGATTTCTCTATTAATTTCTTCTCGTCATCCGTCAGGTTAGATGAGTTGATATTGATCTCCTCAAGTAACGAATACTGAGGAGAACCACTTCCCATAGACCTTAGTGCCTCTATTTGCCCCTCAAGCATTTTCAATTGGTTCTCCTTAGTTAGTGGACTTTGAAAGCCATTGCCATAAGGAGACCCTGCTTGGTAATTAAACATAATTGTAAAGATTAATTAATACTACGCAGATGGAGTGGAAGTCCCTTTGGTAGAGACTGCATATACAAAGTAACCTCTATTAGAGGCTAACATCGCAGCAGTAGGAGTAGAATTAATCACATTCTCTGTAACCTTGCATACACAAGGAGGAATTATCATACCAACAATCTTAGTTGAAGTAATATCTTCTACAGTAGGAACTGTAGAACTTTGTACAACAGCTGCATTGCTAGAGTGAACTGTAAATGATCTATTCCTATTAGCTACGTCTGTATAGTTGACCTGTAACGCTAAGTCTACTTTCGTTAAGTAATAAGTTGTCGAATCTAACGTGAACTCACTAGTATAACGAATAGTAGGAATTAATGTAGTCGTAGGAGCTACATCAGTCCTAGCGGGGGTAGGAAGACATACATTGAACTCAACTACTTGGTTCAACGTAGTTCCTTCACCAAAGTTAGTTATTACCGTTCGTTCCATAATTGTCTCAGATTAGATTCAATTACTGAACAGTAGTACTACCACAACCAAAGCCTACATAGGGGCTAGGAGCAGGAACAGCTACCTGCGGATAAGGCGGATAGCAAATTTCCTTGTAGGGAAGTCGGATCTCACCCTCGACCTTATTCCAGGTGCGAGCATCCGTGTATCTCTCAGACTTCAGCATAGCAATCTCTGCAAGCAGAGGCTGCGTAGCTTCAATAGCTGAAACCTTCTTATCAAGATTGATAAGACCCTGAGCTAGCTTGTCACTATACTCACCAAGTCTCTGGTCAGCTCTATTCGACTGAGTGATAATTTCTTTGTATAACTCTATGCCAACATTGTCAGCATATTTTTCAGCTGCTAGATTAGCAGCAGCGGCTTGGTATGCAGATACCAATTCAGCCTGCCCGTTGCAGTTTCCTCTTCCACCGAAGAGTCCACCAAACAACCCATTTCCACAACCGCCGTTACCAAGTAACCAGCCTGCGGTACCTATAATGCCGAGAGTTAAACCAGCATTACCAACGCCTTTAGAAGCAAATTCTGCCATAATTAGTGAAAGTTTTAAAAGTTAATTGAACTAAATATATTATTTGCGCAAATATATGTAATAGGACTACTGCCTGTAGACAGTAGCCCAATATTACCTTAATCAACTTTCACTAACTCTTATATATAGACGACTATAGTAAAATTGCCCTAATTACTATAATCTAATTAAGCCAGAAATAGATCTAGCTTACCCTTTAGAGCGGTAAGGATTGCCCCATCCGTGCCATGCTCACAAAGGATTAACAGCTGTTTCTCCGAAGCCTGCGGAGAGGTAGCCTCACCACGATAGAAGAACGCCAAGTCAACCGTATCATACGTCGAAGCAGGATTAACCATATACTCCGTAGTAATGTTATACGGATAGTTATTCATGCGGTAGAAGTCACCAATCTCACCATGATAGAAGTATTCGAGATCAGCTGCAACTTTACCATATCCATGGCCAAGGCTACCACCTGTTACCTCTACATAACTACCCTGAGCATTAGGAACAAGCCAATCAAAGCTTTCCCCATATACATTACCAGTAGACGTAATATCTACAGTAGGCTTCGGTATAATATCGAAGTTATAATTACGAAGCTGTACTTTACCTACAATCCAAGGTTTGAGGTTAAAGTCTACTTCCTTAATCGAAATTACATTAGCAGTACCACCAGTTTCACCAACTGCCTCAAGTACCGGCCAATCAATATGATTAAATTTCTTACCAGCTACACCATACATCTTATTGATCTGAGCAGCCAGCCCATCAGTAACCTCTTTCGAAAGAGTTTCAGCTTCAGTTGCAGAGCTCGTAGTTACCGATACAATACCAGTCATCTGATCCTCCTGCGAGCCAGACATTACTTCTCGAATCATTACAATCATCGAGTACTCCGTATTAGGAGCCAAGGCAGCAGGGTCTACAGTAACCTTTACAGTACGTCTCGTAGGAGCTTCATAAGCAGCCGTTCGATAATCACGTACTCTACCTTTCTTAATATAATCAGATTTAACTATCTGCCCCTCAGCATTCTTATATTGAATATAAAAATCTTCAGTATCAGCAGTAGCAACTGCATTAGTCTTTACATCAATTACCTTGATATCAGCAGCATTAGCTACAGGTGCAACGATAACCTGACGTACAGCATTTTCACTAAAATTTGCCATATTTATAAAATGTTAAAATTATTCAGCTCTTTGGTTCATAGTAACCTGAGTGCTTAAACTATTCTCCTTATAATCACGAGTAGCCAACTCAACGGCTCTATTTATGATTAGTTCCCATAAAGAGGGAGATATCTGCTCTCCTATACCTTCTTCACCATCTACATTATTGGACTTAACTCCCATTATAGAGAGGTCTAGTTCTTTATATACAGAACCTTCTTCATCCAAATTTACTAATACTACAGGTTCTGGTTCTTTTAGATAGGTAATTACGTAATGATCTAATCTCTCTTTAGAGTTCATTACTAGAGTGATATGTCTATCATGAGAAGCAGCATCATTTATGAGAGTTCTATCAATTCTCCAAACTCGTGTATCTGAAGGTCTCCTAAATGGATTACCACTTAATCGAGTCCATTCATCTAAATTAATTGGCTTTACTTGACAAAAAGTATTGCCATTATCAGAAGTTTTGTAAGCATACTCAGATAAAGTTTCTAGAACTGCTGCAGGTACTTTAAAACTATATTGAATAAAGTTCCCAAAGAAGGGAATAGATACCTCAGCTCCAGTAACAGATAAATCCTCAGTTATAATATATCTAGTAATAAGTGACTTTACAGATTCTTCACTATCTATAGAAGCTCCTCCTACTGATCCTTTATAAATACCCGAGATTATTTCTCTATGAGCCTGAGTAAAGAATAATGATATTTCGTATGGATTGAGACCGGGAGCAGCCGCACTTAATATATTATCATAGTGTAGATTAAACTTTTGAATTAATTCAGCTGCGGTCATATTCATTATTTTTTAGAAGCCTTAATCTTAGCCTCAAGCATAAGCTTATACTCCTGGTTTTTGACAGCGTTGATGTACCTAGCTGCATTTGTAAAAGTCGGATCCTCTAGCCCATCAGCAAGAGGTGTATTATCTGCCTTAAAGTAAAGATCACCTCTCTTCTTAATTAAGCCATATACAATAGCCTCCTTAATCATTACCTTAGTATCAAGGTAGGGATCCTGTAGAATGCTAATAAACGTCTTAGGATTAGCCTGCATTTCCTTGAATGCCTGAGCTTGTAGCCAAGATTCAGTGCTATTCTCAGATACAGGTTTACCAGTAAGTGTCTCAACTACCATTCTCAATACGGGCTTATTATTAAGCACTTTACCAAGTTCAAATGAAGCCTGCATAGCAGCATTCATCTCATTATTGATCGTCTTAATCTCTTCACCTTCTCTAATTAATACATACCTGTAAGTCTCCTTCGGATGAGATTTCATCTCCTCGATGCTAGGAGCTATAGTTTCTGAATTAGCTAAGAGGATCTTATACTTGATATACTCTTCAGGATGAGATAAATCTAGCCGAGTATCTGACTTAGTAAGTCGAACAGTAGCATTGTCTGATTCCCAATAGTTATTATCTTTAAGGTATATAGAAAGTGCATTGTCTTCGAGGCCCATTGCCTTCTCTAAGAACCGCTTTTCAGCCTTAGTTAGGGCATTCTTATAAGAACCTGATTTAAGAAGTGGTAGCGTATATACTTTTACTGCTGTCTCAGCCATGCCTCCATATAGAGCATGATTGGGCTTATCAATATTACCCGACGGTTTTAATATACATCTTACAATAACTTTCTCGTTACGTAAGCAATTAATCAAAGGTTCATCCTCTACTACTGACGGTGTAACAACTTTCTTACCCTTACTTGTCCTATCTACTTTAGGAACTTCAACTTTCTCAACTTCTACAGCTGACGTGTCAACATCAACCTCACCAATATTTGCAAAATCTTCCATAAAAACTTCTCCTTAATTTTTATATATAGGTAGGGGAATTACCCCCTACCTATTAATTATTTATTCCTCAGTTAGAATATTCGGAATGATACTCATCGTACGAGTCGGGTCAAGGATGAATACACCCAGGACAGCCATCTTATGAATCTGAGCCGAGTCTTCAGCAAACGACATGTACGGGTTATTCATCTGACCCGTGAACGGGTTACGCAGACCCCACATGTAGCCACGATACTCTTCCTTACCACGAACCTTTGCAAGCTGAATATTAGGCTCCTCAGTCGTACCAATGCTCAGGATATCGTAACGATACGATTCAGCAACACCACCCATCGGGTGCAGAATCTTGTTACGTACCGGATCATCATACAGAGGATCTACATCAATCTTAACAATAACACCATTCGGTGCTTTATACTCCGTGAACTGGAAGCCAGCCGACAGGGCATTCTCATGCAGCTTACTCGTAGTCTTCGATATAATAGCAGGATTAGCTGCATTACCACCGAGATACTGGAATACCGACCAGCCGGATACTACATCAAGTACAGCCTTATGGAACTGAACAGCACCACGCGAGCCAGTCTTGATGATAAACGTACGATCTGCATAGTCAAGCTTCGATTCCGAAAGTTCGAACAGTGCATCCTCAAGAGTCTTAAGACTAAACTTCGTGTAATAACGCGTATTACCAACCGACATCTGAGCACGAATACCATCACCCATCTTGATGACATTACCCGACTTACCAAAGTTCAGATATTCACCATTCTTATTACGGTTCGAGCGACCAAACA